ACTTCTGCTTTTGCTCGCACTACAGAAGGCACATTCGAAGCTCCTACAAACACCAAGTTTGTTGGTACCTTGAACGGCGCAATGCGTGTGTTCGTCGACAGCTATGCTAGCGACACAACACCTGTGTTGGTTGGTTACAAAGGTTCTTCGGAAGCTGACGCTCCAGCATTCTACTGCCCATACATTCCATTGATGAGCAGCGGTGTTGTTCTGGACCCAACAACATTCGAACCAGTCGTGAGCTTCATGACTCGTTACGGATACATCGAACTTACCAACACTGCTAGCAGCTTTGGTAACGCTGGTGACTACGTTGGTGAGATCGCCGTGTCTAACTTGTCTTTCTCCTAATCAGAGATTGCACCCAAACAAAAAACCCGCTTCGGCGGGTTTTTTGTTGACAACAATATCATAAGTAAAGTATGGCCAATCCACCACCACCATACGACAACATCACAGGCATTTCACGTGCCGCAATGAAGGACAATGCTCAAGAGACATTGGCAAACTACAACGGCAATGCTAGACCTGGGGAACTTGTGGTAGATCAAGCCACAACTATTTTGTACATAGGCAATGCACTGGGCGAACTCACAGCAGTTGCTACACCCAGTGGCGCAACAACCTGGGCACTGTTAAGCAACAAAACAGGTGCCGCAGGTCCCAATACCATAGCCCTGGGCCAAAATGCCGGACTTGACGGCCAGGCCAATGCAGCCATAGCCCTAGGTCAATATGCTGGTCAAGGCGGACAAGGCGCCGCATCCATTTCAATCGGTCTGAATACTGGTGGCAACACATTTCAAGGCTCGGGAGCCATAGCCGTTGGTTCATCGGCTGGTTATGATGCACAAGGTGTTAACGCAGTGGCCATTGGATTAAGTGCTGGGCTGAGTTTTCAGGGAGAAGTTGCAGTTGCTATTGGGGACTCAGCTGGAGAAAACAATCAAGGTAATGCCGCAGTGGCCGTTGGTGCTGGTGCTGGTACTAACACACAAGGCATCCAGGCCGTGGCTATTGGTACAGATGCTGGTGCTACTTCACAAGCAAATCGTGCAGTGGCCATTGGTTACTTGGCTGGCAGTACCGCACAAGGCAACTCAGCAGTGGCCATTGGTTACTATGCTGGTGAATTGAATCAGGGCAACAACTCAATCATCATCAATGCCACAGGCACAGACCTACAACAAACCACAGCCAACACATTCACAGTGAAACCTGTGCGCAACGGTGGATCCAGTGGATTACCTGCGGGCTTTTATCAAATGGCATACAATCCCACAACAGGTGAGATTGTTTATTACACCTAAATTGTCTATGTGAAAACCCCAACATCCAGGCGGGTCATGCCAGGAGTAGTTGGGGTCAATAATATAGTTTAACGACCTTGCTAGTATTGTATCTTATATTGGATACATGTGTATTGTACTAGATTATACCTTGAACCACGACAGATACTGGCCAACCTTGCGAGTCACACTTACCCAGTCTCCCATAGCAGGTTGTCTAAACACACGCATAGTCGAGTACCAAGGACTATCTTCCCGTTTGGTTAACCAACGCCAATCAACCCCAAACCAATTCAACATTAGCCAGGTAGGACGACCCAGGGCCGCAGCCAAATGGGCCACAGCAGTATCGACGCTGACAATTACATCCATGCTCATCATCTGAGCAGCGGTGTCAGCCCACATGTTTGGATTAGGCGGCAAACAATGTGCGCCTGCTTGTTTGAGCTGCATCTCTTCTTCTGGAGTACAGTCTGCCTGCAAGTTAATCCATTCGTATTGAGGATTTGATTTGATCAATTCCATCATTTGATCAAATGGCATGCCTTTGTGACGATTCAACCAGTTGTCTCGACGACCACTCCAACTGAATCCTACTCGCATTTTTGTTTTTGGACCAAAGTAAGCAAGCCACTGTTTTTGTAGCCCAGCATCTGCGTTGAGATAGTTCACAGGACGAGGTAAGTTAGACAAGTCCACCCCTAGCAGTCCGGGAATACTCATTATGGGAGTCCAAACATCAAAATCGTCAATGCTGTAATCGTATCCTGTGACTCGTTTTAGTATGGCACTGGATTTCAATAACGGAATCAGCCCGTCAGTTACTTGCAGTATAATCTCTGCACCCATCACATGCAGGTTGTATAAAAACCTCACAAACTGAATATTGTCCCCATGGCCTTGTTCGCCTACAACTAGAATAGTTTTACCTCGAAGATCTTCTCCACGCCATCTTGGTTTAGTAAATGGCGGCATGGTTCCTGCTAGGTGCTCGTAGTCCCAGCGATGTTCATAGGCGGGCCATCCTTGTTTGTAATCTCCAGCCAACAAATAAGCAATGGCTAGATTAAATTTGGCAGTGATGTTATTAGGATCCAACTGTATTGCACGTTGTAAAAACGGAACGGCATTTTCTGGTTCTCCAACTTCTCGCAGTACATTGCCGTAGTTGTTGAATGCAGCGGCATAGTGTCGATCTTGAACAAAGGCCTGCGCATAGCAACTTAATGCTTGTTCGGGTTGGTTTTTGGATCTAAATTGGTTTCCAGTTTCAATAAGTTCGTTGGGGTTCATGTGGATATTTAATGGCAACTTGAGGTATATCTGCTATTTCTATAAATACTTGTCAACACAATACGGTGTTTTATGCGGTACTTTAAACCCACCGCGTAGTGGCTAGAACCCACATCGGACTTCTTTAAGGAGAAAACAAATGGGACGTCCTCTAAAAATACAAAAAATTTCCACTGGTTCAGGCAACGGCGGCGCTAGCGTCAGTGTTGACCTTGGTTTTCCAAATTTCGCAAGCCTGACCAATCCTGTGGTCAATTCATCCGACACACTGAATTCTACCCAATTCTTGGGCGTGGTCGGCGGAGCAACACCTACAGACACCCCTAGTGCTACATTTCCTCGTGTTGATGTAATTGTTAACATTGCTGATCCTTCGGGCTCAGGTATAGGTGTAGCTCAAGGCTACGTCATTCGTCAGAAAGGTTCCCGCAAATATCTAGTTGGCGATGTCACAGGCGTTAACGACGGCAGTTTTGTGGTTGGACAAGCATATCAAGTTGCTGCGTTAGGCACCACCAATTGGCAATCAATTGGTGCAGAAGCTGACCTTGCAGTAGGCGGAATTTTCACAGCAACTGGTGCCGACGGTGGCGGCAATGGTTCTGCCTACAGTGTTGGGGTCTGTGTACTGGACAATGACACAACACCAGCAGCTGGTCTAATGTGCATTACATTCACAGAAGCCACAGGTGACTCTACTGCTACCCCAATCAGCAAGCTAACCAACAAATTCTTGTTGGACTTCACTGGCGGTTCAGGATTTACTCAATCTGAAGTTACTAACGATGTTCGTTACGTTGCCAACTTCTTCACAGACGAAGGCACAGTAATCAAGTCTGGTACTGCTCAAACCACTGTCAATCTGGCTTTGGTAGACAACGTTACCTCCTAATTTGGTGTAACTCCAGGATCCTCCTAGATAACTACTAGGAGGATTTTTTATGACCGCAGCATTTGTATTAGGTAATGGAGTAAGTAGACAGCAGGTAGATCTCAACAACCTGCGTCACATGGGCAATATCTATGGCTGCAACGCTCTCTATAGGGACTTTGTGCCCACAGTACTAGTCAGCACTGACCGTCCTATTAGCGAAAGAATACAAACCGAAGGCTATGCTAAAAATCATAGATTTTATACCCGGCGGCCAATAGCAAATCTAGGAGCGTTGAGTGTGCCGCAAAAGTACTATGGCTTCAGTTCGGGTCCTATTGCTGCCAGCATTGCCTGCTTTGATCGAGCTAAAATTGTCTATCTTGTGGGCTTTGATATGGGTCCTGTAAACAATAAATTCAACAATGTGTATGCTGATTCAGAATTTTACAAAAAAAGTTCTGCTGTGCCCACCTATACTGGCAACTGGGCTAGACAACTGGCCACGGTCATGCGCGATCACGCTAAAACACCGTTTGTAAGGGTCATAGGCGATACCACTGTGCACGTGAAAGAATTTGAAAGTGTCACTAACTACACAACCATGCCAATGACAGAGTTCTTGAACAGAATAAATAACACAAAGGATCTGTAAATGGCCACTTATAAAATTGTCAACGGTGACTACACCATTCAAACGCTGGGAGTAGGGGACAGCATTACCCTTTCTAGCGGTCTAGGAAATGCACAAGCTGACGTTGTAGTCGATGGCAATTTAACTGTTACTGGAAATACCAGTTTAACTGGTAATCTTTCAGTAAGTCAAATTTTCTCAGGTAACTCCAACGTTCAAGTATTATCGTCGGGGCTAGGCGGTAATGTGACCATTGGTGTTTACGGCACCAGCAACGTGGCTGTTTTTGCTAATACTGGTGCTTTCATTAGTGGAGTGTTATCGGCTACAGGTAACGTCACTGGAGCAAACATCAACACCGGCGGGCTTGTTAGTGCTACCGGCAACGTTCGCAGCGGCAACGTAGTTTCTTTGGGCAATATTACAATTCAACGAGACGCCAGCGCAGCTCAGCCCACTATGAGATTCCAGGACACAGATACTACAGCTACGGCCAACACAGTAGTAGGTGCAATTGAATGGTTTACTGCTGACGTTACTACTCCAGGTGCTCGTGTAGCCACGGCGTTACGTTCAACATATACTGATGCAACAGGAAACGCTAAACTAGAAATTTTAACAGGAACGACCGTTACTCCATCTGTGGTGGTAACTGTTTTACCAAATGGCAATGTTGGTATTGCTAATGCAGAACCTACTACAACATTTGGTGTTACTGGCACGGGTTATTTTAGTAGCACACTACAAGCAGTTGGCAACCTAACAGGCGGAAATATAATTACCGCAGGATTGATAACCTCTACAGGTAATATCACTGGCGGCAACCTTGTCACTGCCGGACTAGTTACTGTTACAGGTAATATCAATGGTGGTAACCTTATTACCGCAGGATCAATCACCGCAGGTGCAGGGGGTATACTGGCCACAGGCAACGTTCGAGGCGGTAACATAGTCAGTGATGCTCAAATCACTGCCGTAGGCAATATCACTGGCACAAATTTAATTACTCAAGGCATTGTCACTGCACAAGGCAACGTGATTGCCAATAATATAAATGCTGGAAATGTGGTCAGCACTGGCATGCTCACAGCCACAGGCAACGTCACAGCCACAGGCAACGTCACTGGCGCTAATCTAGTCACTGGTGGTCTAGTATCTGCCACAGGCAACGTCAACGCTGGCGCAGTTTATTCTGCTGGACAAGTTTATTCAGTTGGAAATATTACTGCTCAAGGCGGTGCCTTCTTCATCGGCGACGGCGGGTTCTTGTCAAACGTAACTGCGGTATCTAATCTTGCAGTCAGCCAAATCTCTAGCGGTACAACACTTTTGGCAGTATCTAGTCCTAATGGAAACATTTTTGCCACTGTCAACGCTATTGGTAACATTATGGTGTTATGGCCAGGCGGCGCAAATTTCATTGGAGCGGTAAGTGTCACTGGCAACGTTTCTGCTGCCAACGTAAATGCTTCTGCTAACGTCAGTGTCACTGGCAATGTAAACGCAGCCAACATTCTTGTAACTGGTACAGCTAATATTGGTACGTTGTTGACCAATAACATCAATGCCAACGCACTAACATCAGGAACTGTAAGTTCAGATCGTTTGAGTGGAAGTTACACCATTAACGTCACAGGCAACGTGTCAGGTACCGCAGCCACAGTGACCAATGCAGCCCAGGCCAACATTACATCGGTAGGCAACTTAACATCTGTGATTGTTGTTGGAAATGCCACAGTTGGCAACTTGAGCACAGCAGGGTTAGTTACAGCCACTGGTAATATCTCTGGTGGAAATGTCAACACTGGCGGGCTAGTATCAGCAGTTGGCAACGTGCGCGGCGGCAATATCACCACAGGTGGATTGGTATCGGCCACTGGTAATTTGATAGGTGGTAATCTACAAGCCACTGGATTGAGTTTGAGCGGCAACGTGGTCAGTGCAATCAATACCGCAGCCAATATCACTACAACTGCAAATATTTCAGGTGGTAATTTATTAGGTACGCATGTAGGAAGTGTTGCGTTTGGGTCTGGTTCTGTTAGCGGAACTGGTAACATCACTGGGGGCAACTTAATTGGCACCATTGTTGGCTCTGCAATCACTGGTTCATCTATTTCTGTCAGTGGCAACGTCACTGGGGGCAACATCAACACAGGCGGGCTAGTATCAGCCACTGGTAATTTGATAGGCGGCAATCTACAAGCTACCGGATTGAGTTTGAGTGGCAACGTGGTCAGCGCAATCAATACCGCAGCCAATATCACTACAACCGCAAACATTTCGGGTGGTAATTTATTAGGTACCATCGCAACAGCAGCACAAAACAACATCACCAGCGTAGGCACATTGAGCAGTTTAACTGTCACTGCCAACATCACCAGCGGCAACCTAATAACCAGCGGCACCGCAGGTATCCTGAGTGTCAACAGTATCACTCACACAGGTACCAATGCTGTGGGCAACATTGGTAGTGCCTCAAGTTATTTCAACCAAGTTTTTGCCACAGCAACCACAGCACTGTACGCTGACTTGGCAGAAAAGTACACAGCAGATCAGTTCTATCTGCCGGGCACAGTGGTCAGCTTTGGCGGCACAGCTGAAGTCACAGCAAGCACAACTGCTAACGATCGCAGAATAGCCGGAGTAGTTTCTGCCAAACCCAGCTATCTCATGAATGCCGGACTGGAAGCAGAGCACACTGCTGTGGTTGCGCTGCAAGGTCGTGTGCCTTGTTTGGTACAAGGCCCTGTTGCCAAAGGTGACATGATGGTCAGCGCAGGCAACGGCCGAGCACAGGCCTGTGACAATCCGTCAGTAGGCGCAGTGATAGGCAAAGCCCTGGAAAACTTTGACGGTGATCAAGGCACCATTGAAGTGGTAGTGGGCAGAATCTAATTAAAAAACGCCAACTGCGGTATTACTAACGCAGTTTTCCACAAAACAGCAGTCTAAACCTTTTGGTAAATACAACCAAAGGACTTGGATTGTAATGTCTCAACAGATAATCGATATTGGTGCAAATGCTAACGATGGCACTGGCGAACCGTTGCGCAATGCGTTTGAAGCGGTCAATAGTAATTTCACTGAAATTTATACAGCTGGACCGGTTGGTAGCAATATACAAATTGCCAACAACACCATCACAACCACTACTACAAATACCAACATTGTTCTCAAACCCAATGGCATTGGTGTAATACAAGCCAACGCCAGTATACTACCTAATATCAGCAATGTGCATGATATTGGCAGCAACAGTTTGCGATTTGACACAATCTATGCTGGTTATTTTGTTGGTAACGGTAGTTTGCTAACTGGTATTTCTGGCGGGTCTGGCAACGGTCAGGCCATTGTAAACGGTACCTCCAATGTGTCTATTGGCACGGCCAACGGCAATGTGACCATTGGCATTTCTGGCACAGGCAATGTAGTCACTGTGAGTCAAACATCATTGTTTGTCAACGGTGTAATCGCAACTCCTCGTACACTTTCAGCTAACATTACAGTACAGGCCAATGTATCTGCAATGATGGTAAGCCCCTTGACAATCCCTAGCGGATTGTCTATTACTGTACCCAGCTCATCGACATTCAATGTGGTACCATAAATATAAGATTAAAGGACTGAATAAATGGCAATTCAACTAGACGGCACCACAGGCATAAGCGCATCGGGTAATATCCAATCGGCTGGAAATGTTTTGGCCACATACTTTGTTGGTAACGGTGCTGCACTTACTGGTATCGTAGCATCCGGTGGCGCGGCAATTACTAATGGATCATCTAATGTCAGCATCAGTGGATCAGGAGCCAATGTAACAGTTCAAGTTGCAGGTGTAGGAAACGTAGCAGTATTCTCCAGCACAGATTTAACAATTTCAGGCAACTTATTGCCTGCTGGCAACGTATTAAAAAACATTGGTAGTGCAACCAATGCGTTCAATGACTTGTTCCTAGCCAATGGTACTATCTTCCTTGGCAATGCTTCAATCAGCGCCAACGCAACTTCAATCATAATGACCAATGAGTCAGGACAACAGACTGTGTTGTCTGGTTCTGGCACAATCACTGCATATGGTAACGCCAACGTAGCAGCCAATTTGGCAGCATTTGGTTCAAATCCTATATTAACCACAGGCAACGTCACAGCAGGATTTTTCCTTGGTAATGGTAGCCAACTAACTGGTATCTCAGCAAACTACAGCAATGCCAACGTAGCGGCTTATTTGCCCACATATTCTGGCGCAATTACTGCTGCCAATGTAAGTGCAAGTGGCAACGTAACTGGTGCATTTATTCTTGGTGATGGTAGTCAGCTGACGAACTTGCCAGCAGGTAACTATTCAAATGCTAACGTGGCTGCATACTTGCCCACATACACGGGCAACTTGGTAGCACTACAAGGCAATGTCACAACCGGCACATCCAATGTGGTAGCAGCCGCTTCGGGCAACGTTACTGTGGGTGCGGCTGGTACCAGTGTTGCTACATTTGCCGCAACAGGTGAATATGTAACAGGCGTAATCAGTGCTTCAGGTAACATTCTCAGTGGTGCCAACGTCAGCGGTAATTACATTTTAGGTAACGGTGCTTTCCTAACAGGCGTTGCTTCAAGCTATGGCAATGCTGATGTAGCAAACTACCTAGCTTCTGGTACAGATACAGCTAACATCATCACAACTGGCAACATCAGCGGTGGCAATTTGGTAACCGCTGGAGACCTTCACGTTAATTATGTGCTAGCAAGTGGAAATATTGCTGGTGGCAATGTTAATATTACTGGAACATACAACGGATCAACGGTATCAGTAATTGGTAATATCACTGGCGGTAACGTAAATGCCGCAGGGTTGAGTCTAAGTGGTAATGTTGTGAGTGCAATCAATACTACAAGTGCAATCACAACCACAGCCAATATCACTGGCGGTAACGTAAATGCCGCAGGCTTGAGCTTGAGTGGCAACGTTGTGAGTGCGTTAGTTTCAGCAGCTAATATTACAACTACTGCTAACATTTCAGGCAACTACATTTTAGGTAATGGCTCACAACTCACAGGGGTCAATGCTGTAACCGTTGATGTAACAGACACAAACGGCCTAACAACCATTTACTATCCTACATTCGTAGAGAATCGTACCACGGCCCAGATAGCACGGGCGGATGTGAATCTTACCTACCGTACCGATGACAATCTATTGACCGTGGGCAATGTTTCGGTCACTGGCAACATAGATGGCGGTAATCTACGCACAGCAGGGCAGATTACAGCTACCGGTAACGTCACTGGCGGTAATTTAAACGCCACAGGATTGAGTCTAAGTGGTAACGTTGTGAGTGCAATCAACACCACAAGTGCAATTACAACCACTGCAAATATCACTGGTGGCAATGTTAACACAGGTGTTGTAAGTGCCACAGGCAACATCACTACAACAGCAAACATTGCTGGTGGTAACTTGAGTCTAACTGGTGCGTTTTCTCCAGCCAGCGTTACTGCTGTAGGCAACGTAGCCGGCGGTAACTTAACCACACAAGGTATTGTAAGTGCAATTGGAAACATTGTAACAGATGCGTTCTTTGTGGGTAACTTTGCTGGCAACATCACAGGTAACATTGTTGTTCCTGGTGCTAACACACAAGTATTGTTCAACACCAACGGCAACGTAGATGCTGTTGGCGGATTGACCTACAACAAAGATGCCAACACACTGGCAGTATTGGGTATTGTGAGTGCTCAAGGCAACGTGGTTGGTGGCAACGTCAACACTGTTGGTAACATCAGTGCTGGCAACATTGCAGCTACAACTTTGGTTCAAGCAGCAACAGTTAGCGCCAGCGGCAACGTGGTTGGTGGTAACATCAATACCGCAGGGTTAATTTCGGCCACAGGCAACATTGTTGGTGGCAACCTAAGTGGTACCAATATTGTTGGTACTTTGGCAACAGCCGCTCAGACCAATATTACCAGTGTTGGTACACTAGGCTCATTAGCAGTAACTGGTAACATTGCAGGCGGTAACATTAGCGCAACCGGTATTGCTGGCACATTGAGTACAGCCGCACAACCTAATATCACCAGTGTTGGCACATTAACATCATTGGGTGTTACAGGTAACGTCACAGGTGGTAACCTAAATGCCGCAGGATTGAGTTTAAGTGGCAACGTTGTATCAGCTTTGGTATCAGCAGCCAATATCACAACTACTGCAAACATTGCAGGCGGATTCTTCATTGGTAATGGCTCGTTGCTAACTGGCCTGGCAGCAACATATGGCAACGCCAACGTGGCGGCTAATTTGGCTGCTTTTGCAAATAATCCAATATTGACAACTGGCAACATTGGTGGCGGCAACTTTAATACAGGTGGTTTAGTTTCAGCTACAGGTAACGTTACCGGTGGTAATATCACCACAGCTGGTTTAATTACTGCAACTGGTAACATCAACGGTGGTAACTTAAATGCCACAGGATTGAGTCTAAGTGGCAACGTTGTAAGTGCAATCAACACCACAGCCAACATCACAACCACAGCCAACATCACTGCTGGCAACATCACAACATCTGGATCGCTGGGCAACATCACTGGTGCCAACGTGATCTCTGGTGTAACATTGAGCGCAACAGGAAATGTAGCCGCAGGCAATTTGAATGCCGCAGGCTTGAGTCTGAGTGGCAACGTTGTAAGTGCGTTAGTTTCAGCAGCCAACATCACAACTACTGCTAATATTGCAGGTAGTTTCTTTATTGGTAACGGTAGTTTGTTAACTGGCATATCAGGCGGCGGAACTCCAACATCGATTGTCAATGGAACATCAAACGTTGTTGCCGCTGCAAGTGGTAACGTTACGGTGGGTGTAGCAGGATCTGGAGTAGCAACATTTGCAGCAACAGGTTTGAGCATTACAGGTACAGGATCATTTACTGGCAACGTGACCACAGGCAACGTAACAGGTACATTTGTTACTGGTACGTTGACCACTGCAAGCCAAACCAATATTACCGCGGTTGGCACCCTAGGAAGCTTAAACGTCACTGGCAATGTCACTGGCGGAAATATCAGCACAGGTGGTTTGATTACAGCCACTGGTAATATCAATGGTGCCAACATTACAACTGGTGGTGTAGTAACTGCAACCGGCAACGTTCGTGGTGGAAATATCAACACCGATGGCGTGCTCAGTTCAACTGGCGGTGTAAACACTATTGGCAATATCACTGGTGGCAATTTAAACACTAGTGGTTTGATCACAGCCACTGGTAATATCACTGGTGGCAACGTCAACACTGGTGCATTGAGTTTGAGTGGCAACGTACTGAGTGCAATCAACTCTACTAGTGCAATTACAACCACAGCCAACATCACCGGCGGTAATATCAATACCACTGGATTGGCTGCATCAGGAAATGTTTCAGCCACAGGCACAGTGACCGCAGCGGCATTGAGTTCAACCGGCAACGTTCAAGCTGGAATCTACTTTGGCACTGGCCTAAGCCTCAGCGGAAACGTTATTAGTCCGTTGAATGTCACTGGAAATGTAACTGCTCCGTTCTATCTTGGTAATGGTAGCCAACTTACTGGCGTAGTTGCCACCAGCATTGGAACACTACCGTCTTTGAGTGTCACAGGCAATGTGGATGCAGGCAATATCAATCTCACAGGACTGGTCAATGCAACTGGCGCAATTAGTACAGCAAGCTCAGTGAGTGCAGCCACAATCACAACAACAGGTAATGTTGTCATTGGTGGAGATCTTGCAGTAAACGGCAATATAAGCTATGTGAACGTCAGCACCCTGGCAGTCGAAGATCCAATTATTGAAATGGGTCGTGGTCCCAATGGAACGCCTTTGGTAACCAACGATGGCAAAGATCGAGGTATTGATCTTTGGTATTTCTCTGGAGCAGAAAAACAAGCGTTTGTTGGCTATGATAATCTGAATTCTAAGATGTTTGCGGCCACAGATGTTTCTATTGCCAACGAAGTAGTCACGGTCAACAGCTTTGGTACGTTCAAAGTTGGAACATTAGAAAGCAATGTAGTCACTGCTAGCCAATCAATCAGCGCAACAGGCAACGTAACTGGCGGTAACATACTCACAGGTGGATTTGTTCAAGCCACAGGCAACATTGTTAGCAGTGCAAACATCAGCGGTGGCAACGTAATTGCTACCTCAGGAGCATTCAGCGGCAACGTTGCAGCAGCCAATGTCAATGCCACTGGAGTGTTTAGCACCACAGTTGACGCTACAGGCAACGTAACTGGCGGTAACATTGTATCGAGCGGATTGGCAACTATAAATGGCAATGTCACCGGTGGCAATTTGATCACTGGCGGGTTGATTACAGCCACAGGAGCCATTCAAGCCACTGGCAACGTAACTGGTGGCAATTTGATCACTGGCGGGTTGATTACAGCCACAGGAACTATTCAAGCCACAGGCAACATCACCGGCGGTAATTTGAATGCCACAGGATTGAGTATAAGTGGTAATGTTGTAAGTGCTCTAAATGTAACAGGAACAATCACAGCAGGCACAGTTAACTCAGCTGGTGCTGCCAGTGCAGTTGGTAATGTAACTGGTGGGAATATCAATACCACAGGATTGGTCAGTGCTCAAGGCAGTGTAACTGCTGCTGGCAACGTTACTGGCGGTAACATCACCACATTGGGACAAGTAAGCGCATTTGGTAATATCACCGGCGGTAACTTAGAAGGGGTCAGCATTGTTGGTACCTTGACTACTGCCAGTCAAACCAATATTACAGCAGTAGGTACACTGGGCAGCCTAGCAGTCACAGGCAACGTAACTGGTGGTAATTTGAATGCCGCAGGCTTGAGCCTAAGTGGCAACGTGGTCAGCGCAATTAACACCACTGCCAACATCACAACCACTGCCAACGTAGCAGTCGGTAACGCTATTATCACAGGAGCAGTGCAAGCAGCTACATTGAGCTTGAGTGGAAACGTTACTACAGCATTGAATGCCACTGGTAACATAACTGCACCGTTCTTTATTGGCAATGGTAGTCAGCTCACTGGTGTGATAGCCACAGGAGTTGGTACTCTTACTAACCTAACGGTTACAGCTAATACATCAACTGGTAATTTGAGTGCATCTGGTATTGCTGAAATAACAGGCAACGTAATTGGAGGCAATCTGATCACTGGTGGACTAGTTACTTCTACAGGCAATGTTAACACATCTGCTGGAGTACAAGCCACAGGCAATATCACTGGTGGTAATGTTGCTACTGGTGGGTTGGTAACTGCCACAGGCAACGTCAACACATCTGCCGGAGTACAAGCCACAGGCAATGTCACAGGTGGTAATATCAACACCAGTGGATTGATTACGGCCACAGGCAACGTCACCAGCGGTAATGTCAATACAGGCATTGTTTCAGCTTCAGGTAATGTCACTGGTAGTAACATCAACACAGGTGGATTAGTAACTGCCACAGGTAACATTCAGGGCGCAAACGTTAATACCGGTGGACTAGTTTCTGCTACAGGTAATATCATTGGCGCAAATCTTAACACCACTGGGCATGTTTCTGCGGTGGGTAATATTACAACCTTAGGCAACGTTGCAGCTGGTAACGTGTCATTGAGTGGTGGATTTTTTGCTACTGGAGAAATCTACGGCAACGGTAATATTGTAGCAGTTAATTTTGTCAACACCAACAATCTCAGTGCCACTGGCAATGTTACAGTTAATGGTGGATTTAGTGTCACTGGCAATTCAGCAGTGATTGCAGATTTCACATCTGGCAACTTGATATCTCTGGGATACATGAGTGCAGCGGGCAACTTGCTTGGCGCCAATGTGATTACAAACGGGTATGTAACTGCCACAGGTAACGTTACAAGTTTGTCAAACGTGACAGGTGCTAACATAGGCACCAGCGGATTGATCACGGCCACAGGCAACATCACTGGTGGAAACTTGAGAACAGGCGGATTGATATCAGCCACAGGCAACATCACTGGTGGCAACCTAATTGGAACTCTGATACTGTCTGGATCTTCTAACACTCAGATCATTTACAATGACAACGGGTCGGCTCTGGGATCAGCAGGACTGGTCTTTAACAAAGTTGGAAATGTATTCACAGTAGGCGGTCCAATCAGCACAGCCAACGGTGGCAATATCACCGCAGACGGCGCAATTACAGCCGCAGGCAATATTGTTACTAGTTCAGGCAACATTGCTGGCGGCAATTTAATTACTAGTGGACTAATCAGTGCATCTGGTACAGTCACAGGCGGAAACTTGTTCACCGGTGGTGACATATCAGCTAGTGGCAACATTACTGGTCTCGACTTAACTATTCGTAATACAGATGCTACAGGTTATGTTTCAGCCACAGGTAATGTGTTGGGTGCAAACTTTATTACCAACGGACAAGTTACTGCGGGCGGCAACGTCACTGGTGGTAACCTGCGAACAGGCGGTTTAATATCGGCCACTGGTAACATTACTGGCGGAAACTTGATCAGTAGTACACTGAGTCTAACTGGCAACGTGTTAGGCAACCTTGGCGTTGATGGTTCAGTAACTGCGGCAAGCCTAGTAGGCGGAAATATTTCTGCCACTGGCAACATCATTGGCGGAAATATCAGCATCACTGGCAGTGGAAACATTGTAACACTGACAGCTACAACTGCTCAGGTAACAGGTAACATAACTGGTGGCAATCTGTTAACAGCTGGCCTAGTATCAGTTACTGGTAACATAACTGGTGGTAATGTAATTGGCCTGGCTCTGGTGCAAGGAGTCACTGTCAGCGCAACTGGAAACGTTGTTGCAGGAAATGTAACCACAGTTGGTTTGGTAACAGCCACAGGCAACATCACTGGTGGCAACATCAACACAGGCGGACGAATTTCAGCCACTGGAAACATTGTTGGCGGTAACGTGGCAGTTTCTGGGGTCATAAATATCAACGGACAACCAGTAGCAACAGTAGATGATGCGGTAGCACTGTCGATAGCTTTAGGATAAAACGAAATGGCAAATACTTTTACAAGAAAACTGAGCACAAACGTAGGAACAACAGCCACTCAGGTTGGAAGTTACACTGTGGCTGCTAACACCACAACGGTAGTGGTTGGCATGACTGTGACAAATAAAACAGGAAGTGCAATAACTGCCAATGTTTGGCTGAATGACGGAGCATCAAATGTCTTTGTTACTGCCAATGCTCCAATTTCTTCAGGCGCCAGCCTTGTAGCAGTTGGTGGCGATCAAAAGCTTGTGATGGTCACAGGCGATAAAATTTATGTGCAAAGCAGTGCGGCCAGCTCTGTAGACGCAATTCTTAGCATTTTGGAAATCACATAATGAGCTATATCGGCCTAAATCCAAATACACCGCTGCTGAATACCAGTACCCAATATTTCAGTGGGGATGGTATTACTTTGCAATTTGCGTTAAATCGCAGTGTGGCATCAGCCAGCGATTTGGATGTGCTGATTGGTAGTACTGCGCAACGCCCTGGCATTGATTACGATGCAGAAGGCACTGTGTTACTGTTTACAGCACCTCCTGCATCAGCAACAAACAATATCACTGTTACTTTTCGTGCTGGAGCACTTAACACCCTAAATTTACAAACCACTGCTTTTCCAGCAGGCACAGTAGGAGCACCCGGCGTTTATAGCCTTGCGGCCAACAACACAGGATTGTATTGGGCAAACGCTACTTCTATGTCAGTGACAGTGGCAGGTTCACAAAAAATAACCATAAATTCAAACGCTGCTAGCACCAGTAACACCACTGGAGTTTTGGTGCTCAACGGTGGAGTTGGTGTATCTGGCAATATCAATGCCAACGGTGATTTGTCTATTACTAGCACTACAGTTAGTTCAAACGTAGCCACAGGCAGTGGTGTATTTGGCGGTGGTGTGGGTATAACTGGCAACTTGAATGTTGGGCAAAATATCACCTGTGTGGGCGACTTTGTTGTCAACGGAACATTTACCACAACAGGCACCGACAGTCTGGACGTAACTGATCCATTTATTTTCTTGGCCAATGCCAACCCTGGCGACACATACGATTCGGGTTTTGTAACTGAATACAATGATGGAGTCACACGATACTCAGGACTGTTCCGTGATATCACTGACGGAAGATGGAAGCTGTTTGGTAACTTAACTGCCAAACCTACCACAGTAGTTGATACCGGCAATGCCAGCTTTGTACTTGAGGATTTTGTTACTGGTACTGTAAGTGCGTCTGGTAATGTTGATGCTGCATACTTTGTAGGCAATGGTAGTGCTCTTACTGGAATCAGTACTGATACTACACAGATTCTCAATGCCAATTCTAAAGTTATTATTGCTAGCCCTAATGGCAGCATCGTTCAAAACGTAAATGGTATCACGATTGCCACTATTAGTTCAACTGGTGTTGCTATCACAGGACTGGCCACTACTACAGGCAATCTCAGCGCCGCAGGCAATGTACTCGGAGCCAATGTTCAAACAGGTGGATTGATCACCGCTACTGGAAATATTACCAGTGCAGCCAATGTCACTGGTGGAAACATCATCAGTACTGGTTTGATCACTGCTGGTGGAGCCATTACTGGTACAGCAATTTCTGGAACCACACTCAGCGGCTCAGGCAACGTTACAGGTAGCAACATCAACACAGGCGGACTAGTTTCAGCCACAGGTAACATCAATGGCGGCAATGTTAATACCGCTATTGTGTCAGCAACCGGAGCTGTTATTGCTACAGGTAATGTCACAGGTAGCAATATCAACACAGGCGGACTAGTTTCAGCCACAGGTAACATCAATGGCGGCAATGTAAATGCAGCAATTTTAAGTGCCACAGGAAACATCACAGCCACAGGAAACATATCTGGAAACTTCATATTAGGCAATGGATCCTTGTTGAGTGGATTGAGTACCACACAACTTACTAATGGCACATCTAACGTCAGAGTAATTGCTAACTCCGACGTCACAGTACAGGTTGGTGGCACAGCTAACGTATTAGTTGCTGCAACAGACGGAGTGTATGTAACTGGTATTGCTAGTGCCACTGGTAACGTCACTGGCGGCAACATTACCACAGCTGGTTTGATAACAGCCACTGGTAACGTCACTGGCGGCAACTTAACAACTGGTGGCAGAATAACAGCCACAGCAAACATTGTTTCTGCAGCCAACATTACTGGTGGCAATATTACCACAGCGGGGTTGATTACAGCCACTGGCAACATTCAAGGCGGTAACATTGTCACAGGTGGACTGATTACAGCCGTTGGTGCAGTCAATGCAGCTAGTTTGGCATTAACTGGTGCTATTACAGGTGCCACAACCATAAGTGCAAGTGGCAACGTTACTGGTGGTAACTTGCTCACTACTGGTCTTATATCAGTTGGTGGCTCAGTATCAACTACAGGCAACGTCACAGGCGGAAACATTGTTACAGCTGGACTAGTTACAGCCACAGGCAATATTACATCTACTGCTAACGTAGCTGGCGGCAATTTAGTTGCTGTTGCGGCAGTAATTGGAGCCAGTGTTAGTGCCAGTGGCAACATCACTGCCAACAACGCTGCATTTACCAACATTGTCACTGCTGCCACTGCTGCGGCAGATACAAATACTACCCAAGTTGCTACAACTGCTTATGTAGTTGGACAGGCCAGTTCAGTGGCTCCAACCAATATTGGTTCAGCCGCAATTGGTACCAGCCTAAGATACGCTCGCGCAGACCACACTCACACAGGTGTTGGTAATTTTGCTGTCAGCGGTACAGGCATTACTACCAGTGCTGGTACTGGCAATATCACAGTTACATTGAGTTCAAACACTGCCAACAGTGCAAGCACCGTGGTATTGCGTGATAGTGCTGGTAACTTTGCAGCCAATACAATTACAGCTACTCTAAGTGGTGCAGCCACTTCTGCAACTACAGCAGCCACAGTGACTAATGCGGCACAAGCTAACATTACAAGTGTTGGTACATTGACTAGTTTGGCAGTAACTGGCAACATCACATCAGGTAACTTGCAAGGCACAAGTATTGTTGGTACGCTGACCACAGCCGCACAAACAAACATTACTAGTGTAGGTACACTAGGCAGTTTGGCAGTAACTGGCAATATCACATCAGGTAACCTAAGTGGTACTAGCATTGTAGGTACATTGACCACAGCCTCACAAACAAACATTACTAGTGTAGGTACACTAGGCAGTTTGGCAGTAACTGGTAACACCACCAGCGGTAACTTTATTGGAACACTCAACGGCTCAGGTGCAAACGTAACATCAATCAGTGCTACTAATATTTCATCAGGCACATTGGCACAAGCTAGATTGGCCAACGCTAGCTTGACGGTTAACGGTACTGCAATTGCCCTAGGCGGATCGGGAACTATAACAGCCACAGCAACTAATGCACTGACTTTGGGCACATACTTAACCGGCACAAGCTACAATGGTAGTTCAGCCGTTACAGCCGCAGTTGATGCCACTAGTGCTAATACAGCCAGCAAAGTAGTTGCTCGTGATGCGTCAGGTAACTTTAGTGCAGGTACTATTACTGCTACATTGAGTGGAGCAGCCACTTCGGCAACCACAGCAGGTACAGTGACCACAGCCGCGCAAGGTAACATCACAAGTGTTGGTACACTCACTGCACTCACAGTAAGTGGCGCAATCACAGTGAATTCAGGTGCAGCCGCTACTGCTATTGTAAACGGTGCATCAACTGGCGTTGGCAACATCGGTAGCACAACTACCACATTCAACACTGTGTTTGCCAAAGCAACAACAGCACAGTATGCCGACTTGGCAGAAAACTATTCAGCAGATGCTGAATATGAGCCAGGAACAGTGGTTGAGTTTGGTGGCATTGATGGGACGAGTTCCTGTCAAGGTCATTGGCACAGTGCGCAAAGGACAAATGATGGTGTCAGCAGGCAACGGTCATGCCATGGCCTGCACAACACCCACACTGGGCAGTGTAATTGGAAAAGCGTTGGAAGATTTCAACGGAGAGTCAGGCACAATTGAAGTTGTGGTTGGCAGACTATAAGGAAAACAAATGGCTTACTTGGGTAATACACCGCAGATTGGGCAATACAGATACATGGACACGCCGGCATTCAACGGCACAGACACAGTGTTTCCGATCACCGTGGGCGGAACATCTTTCTCTCCTCCCACTGCCTATGCAATGATGGTAAGCTTGAACAATGTTGTATTGAACCCTGGAGTGGGATTTAGTATATCAGGATCAAATATCAGTTTTACCACACCGCCGGCAACATTGACACCATTCTTTGGTGTCATTATGGGTGACACACTATATACTGGCACACCCAGCGATGGCACAGTGACCAACAGTAAAATTGCCAATGGTACTATTGGTTATAACAAGTTTTCAACGACTACTCAAGCAACGTTGACAGCTAATCAAATCATATTTGGAGTTTAAGAAATGGCACGACAACGAGTTAATAATTACGTTTTTACCCCTAGCACTGCTGGTGTAGGCACCGTCAAAATAGTAGGCCGGGTAAATTTGCCTGAATTCCTTGCCATTTATAACACAACAGACGGTATCTGCATCTACAATTTTGGTGATCCTTCGTTAGGCGGCACAGTGGCCTGGACAGCAGGCCCAACCAACGACTTCCCTGCAGCCTACGATGGTGTTACAACACTTACCTTGGACACTGATACTTCTGCCATGGATCCCAATGACAAGTTGGCTATCTGGGTAGAAAACGCTGAGATGATTGTACAACCGTGGAGTTTTGGTCTAGACGCAATTGGACGTGAACGAATCAGTAACCCACAGGCCCTAATTGACGCTGACTTTGAATATGGTCTGCAAAATACCAAGTGGCAAAACTTTGCTACTATTAACAATATTCCAGCTTTCTATGAAGACATTGGTGCAGACATTGTAATCAATACCAATGGTTATGCTACAATGTTAGCGGGCGATGACCAAATCACCAGCAACGTAGATACCAGTGTGAGACTGCAAAACCAAAGTACAGCACAGTGGGTAGCCAATGATTTTGCGTTGATTATTAGTCAAACACAGGGCAACGTGACTCCGTTTGTAAGCACTAGATTGACAGCCAATGTCAACAGTTCGGCTGAACGAACTTTCACTGTGGCCAGCACTACTGGGTTAAGCGTAGGCGACAACTTGATCATTATTGGAAATCCTGGTACAGGTGGTACCACAGTTGCAGTGGCCAACATTACCAGCGTGGCTACTACTACTGTTAACGTGGCCAACGTAACTGCTGCTGGTATTTCGGACGGTAGCTATATCATAGTTGAAACAGATACAGCCAATGTTTATGAAGTAATGTCTGTGACTAACGTGGCAGGCAACGCTCTCACAGTGGTTCGACAGTCAAACCAGTCCAACGGTGGATCAGCTAACATTACCATTGGCAATGACGTTTATGCAGTAAACAACATTGAAATAGCCAGAGTTTATGAAGTAACCAATGGTACAACTTTGCAGCTTACACGAGGATGGTACAACACAAGTCCAGCTAATGCTTTTGTCACTGGCTCAGTGATGCAACGCCTAAGTAGCAACGTAGAACTGGTTAATATGAGTGCAGTTAGTACAGCAGTCAACGGAACACAAACAATTGCTCGTGGTCAGTTTAATACCACAGCATTGGCTGCTGCTGGGGTTGGATCTCCTGTGATCCGCATGACAGGCATTTATGATGCTACTGGCAATACCAATATTCCTCAAGTTGCTGTCAACGCAGACAGCCATGGATTGACAGCTGGCGAATATGTCAGTATGCAAAACCAAGCTAGTAGCAACGCTGAAGGCGTGAGCTATGTTTACTATGCCAATGACAATAACTTTGCTTTCTATCCACGAAGATTACCAAATTTGGCACCAGGTTATCCGTTGAATCAATATGACAGCGTGGTCCGTCAAGCGTTCCCGTACACTGGTGCTGATCTTGACATCGCCAGCATTGTCAGCGACGGATTAACGCCTAGTACTATCACCGTAACAACTACGTATGCTCACGGTCTGGTCCCAGGAACTCCAATTTTGGTTGCGCTGTCGTCAGGAACAAACCAGGCCTATGCTACCGGCAGTTTCTTTGTTACTGCTGTGCCCAGTACCACTACTTTTGCCTACACTGCCAAATCAGGTGCAGCGGTAAGCGGTAGCCTTGCAGGTGTTATCAACGTTCGTAGCAATGCTGCATTCTTACCAAGACCGTTTGATGGTGGTGTTGTATTGAGCACTGGTACTCCTACTCGAGGAGCAGCCGCTGTTCGACAGACCAAGAAATATTTCCGCTATCAATCTGGTAAAGGTATCTTGTTTACATCAGGTAGTATGCTCAAGCCCACATTTGACATTGCAGGAATTGTAGCAGCAGGAACCGCGGCTGGTAGCAACATTACCGTTACTACAGACCTAGAACACGGACTCAACCCTGGAGCAACTATTACAATCAGTGGTGTAACCACCTCAGGATACAATGACACCAACTACACAGTAACCAGTATCGGCAGTGATATCAGCTTTGTAGTTCAAGCACAAAACACCTTAGGCAGTGTTGCACCTGAGTTGGGTCAACAACCACGAATTTCTGTGACACAATGGCACGGTTCTAGTGTACGAGCCGGTATCTTTGATGATCAAAACGGTTTGTTCTGGGAACACAACGGCCAAACACTGAACGTGGTACAACGTTCAAGCACCTTCCAACTAGCTGGCCTAGTGTCAGTGGGTGTGGGATCAAATTTGGTAACAGGTGATGGCACTTGCCGTTTCCAAGACCAACTCAACAACGGCGACATAGTTGTTATACAAGGTATGACACACACAGTGACATCAGTGTTGGACAACAATCGTATGACAGTGGTGCCTACATTCCGCGGAGTGTCCAATCAAGTACGTGTAAAAATGGCTCTTCGCCAGGAAATTCGCGTGGTTCAAGACGATTTCAACGTTGATACATTGGATGGTACAGGACCCAGTGGTTTCACTGTAGACGCAAACAAAATGCAGATGTTGGGAGTAGAATATTCATGGTACGGTGCTGGCTATGTACAATGGATGATTCGAGGCCAACAAGGTACTATGATTCCTGCGCATCGTAGACCCAACAACAACTTGAACAACGAAGCATACATGCGTTCAGGTAACTTGCCTGGTCGCTACGAAGCAGTCAATGAAACTCCAGTGTCAAGTTTAGATGGCGCAATCAATGACAGCCAAACTACTATAGACTTGCGTGATGCTAGCCAGTATCCTGCAGCCAGTGTTACCTATCCTGTGTTTGTGATGATTGATAGTGAAATTATCAAGTATTCAGGCAAGAGCGGAAACACACTCACAGGAGTTACACGAGCAGCTACATTCGACCAATGGGTAGATGGAGCTAGTCGTAGCTTTACTTCTAGTGCTGCCGCAAGCCATACAGATAACACTGGTGTAATCTTGATCAGTAATACCTGTGCTCCGTTGGTCAACCACTGGGGTAGTTCAGTGATCATGGACGGTAATTTTGACGGCGACGAAGGTTATCAATTTACATTCAACCGTACCAACTATGGTTTGCCAGGTACCATTGGCGCAAAGCAAACAGTGTTTGCCATGCGATTGAGTCCTAGTGTAAGCGATGGTATTATTGGTGATTTGGGTGTACGCACCTTGATCAATCGAGCCCAACTAACACTGAGCAATCTCAACATTCAAGTAAGTGCTGGCCGATACTTGGTTGAAGGTATTCTCAACCCCAACAACATTGATTCAGCTAATACCACTTGGTCAGGGCTGAACAATTTGGGTGGAGGATTCCAACCTAGTTTCACACAGTTTGCAACTGCTCCGCGATATACCGGTGAAACCACAGGCGGTGTAACATCCAGTTTGTTTGGTACTACTGGCGGCTTCTCCAAGTCAGGTACCAAAGTGCTGTTTGGCGGATCAGCGATTAGAACCTTCAGTGGATTAACGTTGACCAACGTGTCAAGCTCAGGGTCCTCAGCCAACGTCACAGTACAGTTAACGGCTTCTGGTACAAGTTACACTAATTCAACCACTCAGATCTCAATACAAAATGCTGGTACAGGTTATGCTGTGGGAGATACTGTGAAGATTTTGGGCAATGCGTTGGGTGGGGGCACCCCGTCTAACGATTTAAACATGACCATTCAAGCTATTACCACTGAACTAAGTGGCGGCGAAAGGCTGTTTGCTATCCCGATATCTACTACCAATTCGGGAGTGCTGGATTTGAGCTCAGTTAAACAGATTGGAACCAGTGGTATACCAGGCACAGGAACCTATCCCAACGGACCTGAAGTGTTGGCAGTGCAACTTACCGCATTGACCACACAGTCAAGTCCAGTGGGAGAAGTTCAATTGCAATTCCAAGAATCTCAAGCCTGATCAGGCCTGTTTGGAAACAACAAAATCCTGCGCAACACGCAGGATTTTGTTTTGTACTGTGTCCATATTCACAGTACTCCAAAGCCCGGGATGCAAAGGTTTGGGCCATGTGCCTTCGTCAATCCAGGCATAGCCCAAGTGCTCGTTGTTGAGCACAGGAACAAATTCATCATCTACCACACATACAAATGTGTGATATACAAACTTATTGTCAGCTGAAGTAAATTTTTCAATGGGTACCAGTCGACGATATGCAGGAAAGCTACCTAGCTCTTCGATGCATTCTCGCTCCATGCCACCTAGCAAGGTTTCACCTGGTTCAATTTTACCACCTGGCAGCCCCCAGGTTCCTGGGTGCTTGGCATCGTTTCTTAGTAGATACAGATAACGATTGGTTTGGTTGCTTCGAAACCAAACACCTACTGCGTTCACAATACCAGACTCCAGTCGCCGCCGGGGTAAATTCCTTGATAGCTTTTGATCCATGAGCCGCCTGTCCATTCGTACTGTATGCCTGTGGTGAGGTTACTTATGTATTGAATTTGTGTTTGTTGCTGTGCGTAGAAAGTTACATCCCACCAGCTACCGTTGTATTCAATGATGTCGTTTTCTTGCGCTACTACAGGACGGTTTGACGCACCCAACCAGGCTGTTGCAGGAAATGCGTTGTTCACTGCACCAGTACCCTCAGTCAACAAGTATCGTTGTCCAGCAACTGCTGCTGGTAACCCGTTGCCAGGCGCACTGATCAAGGGGTTGATCACGGCATTCACTGGTAGCATGGTGTTTTGAGGTGCTGTGTCTTGGTCCACGCTAAACAACACAAAACGTTCATCGTTGGGATCAACCACTATTGTGCCAACCACTTCTGAACCATCGGGCTGTGTTAGTCGTATTTGACTGATACCAGGCCTCAGTACGCCATACATGCCAATCACAGCAGGCCATAGTAGCCCGCTGCCACTCACAATGTCTGGCGGTTCTAGGCTAGTATTTGGTTGATCCACAATTGCACGCTCTTGCAGTATTTGTATGCTGTTGCCAATCAACATAATTTTGTAGTTGAAAGGTGTTATAACCTGACGTGTACCCAGCAACAAATCACTGTTGGTCACTGCATCTCGTAAATCTCCTTGCGCATCGTACATGCTGGCAATCACACGTTCGATCACTCCCAGTTTCTTGACCTTGGCAGGAGAACTGATCCAGATAGGCAAGTTAAATCGCAACGTGCAAATATCTATGGGATTTTCTGTGGATATAGGTATAGTTCTACTAGACCATTGCACACTTTCTAATTCAACTACGCTCAAACTAGTCCAGTCAATGTAGTTGTCTGTGCTTTGTATTTCCAGTGAAGGATTGAACAAGGTTAAAATCTGTTCAAGTAACTGCATCTTTTGATTGGTGTTTGTGGTCCAAATATCCAAGTTCAAGGTCAGCTTGTAGGGCACAGGCATTAGTCGTTCAATAGTGAACGCATTGCCTTGGGAAGTTTCGTAGGTTTCTGTAACAGTGTCGTAGGTACGTTGTTTGACTGCAAAGCGAGACACAAAGTAAGGTTCTTGCATGCGTGGACGATCGTAGTCCAGTCCTGCAATATAAAAAGTCATCAACGGTGAGCTGGGCAAACTGTTGGCTGAGTTTTCTTGAATGATAGTCTGCGCATTTCGACTGGCATCACCGTAACGAACTGGCACACGCAACAGCGCATACTGGTCAGGATTGGCAGAATCTCGGCCGTACTCTATTTGGAACCCTGAAAAGATTCTAGTAAATTGCAGTAAGAAACGACGTATTTGGTCATCGTAAAAGAATTGTTGCATTGTTTATCCGCCGTTGTCGGCTCTGGGTTTGAGAATTTCGCTAAGGCTCTGGCGACTTGGAATCATGCCGCGATCTGTAGTACGAACTTCTGCTGTGTTATTTACAAAGCCTGAGCGTAGGGTCTTGTTATTTGGTCCATTGTTGAGATCTGTGCGAACATTGTCTTCGATACGTACCCAACGATTGCCATCAAAGCGGAACAAACGATTGGGCAAGTAATCCAACCGCAAAGCGTAGTCTCCGCTGACTGGGCTGTCCGGGAAGCTTACTCCTGGAGTGACTGGGAAACCGTTTGGTGCTTTGCCATCACCGGTTAAGTAGCCCAGGGTATATCCAAATCCGCGAGGGGTAGAGTTCATACCACCTTCGGTGCCGTCTACTGTGGTAGTAGAACTGGTATTGAGTCCCACAGGGTTGGCAGGCTGTCCATTTTCCAACGTGGGAGTAATATAAAACTTGTCAACATCGTAGCCACTTAATGGAACTTCAACATCGGCCTGTGCAAGTATAGCATCATTGATTTCTTGATCCTTGGTGCGAGTGGTCATTTGATCACTCTGGGTCAACGGTGTGTACTCCAGCCAATAACTGGTGTTGTTGATAGTAGTTCCTGCAGGCACATTTTGCACAGCCTGATAATAAGTGTTACCGTAATTAACAACAGTACCTGCAGGATAGAAATTGTCTGAGTCCCAGATATTCTCTTGGACCATGGGTTTTTTGAGTACGTCTTTGTATTCTTGTGCGTTGACCAAAGGTGTGGCTTTCACACGCCAAAGGTGTGGCAACCAGGTTTGGCTGAATCCTTCGGATGCAAAAGCAGCGTCTTGAATCACATAATACTTGGGCAAGGGTTGTGGAATAGCCGGATTCAATGGATAGTAGTCTTTCAGTGTAGGAATTTCTAAAACGTCACCATTCATGAGTTTGCGCCCAAATTCATCAATCATGCGATTGTAGTGGAATGTGATAAACAGGGTGTCGTTGTTTAAAAACAATCCAAATTGACTTAAATCAAAATCAATGTCCTGAGTCTGGAACACTCCGCGCATGACATACACGTCTTGATCGTATATTCTGTCGCGGTTTTCTAACAACAGCAGATCCTGTATGTTCAGCGGGCTCTGTGTTTCATACACAGGCTGTGTGGCATCAGCATTGCCTGAAAATGCCGAATCTTCGCCGCCAGTTTGTGGACCCATGTATTTGTGGATGTAGATGTCCACACCCCCAACAGTGTACATCTCTCGGATGGTACGATCCAAAAATTGATAATCACGGGTACGATTCGGGCGGTAAAGGCTTAAACGGGGCATAGTCCATTATTTATGGGCGGTTGACCAATAAATCCCAAAGTGCTATAATACACACTTATCCACTCTAGGAGTATGGTATGAAAGCCGCAAACTTTGTAGCAAAGTACACAGGTCCAAAAGGCAAGGGCTTTATACAGTCTTATGACAAAGTAAAAGCCACAGAAAAATGGGTAGAGTATGCTCTTGACATTGTAGACATGAGCCGTATAATAATGTCTGCAGACTTCAACACCAAATGGAAACTAGCAGAAGCTCTGGAAGTAGCAGAGCGCAAAAAAGCCTGGATGTATAAACACAAAAATTTTGACGTTAAACGTGCCGCAAAACTTTTTGACACTGTAAAAAACTTGCCCAAGACTAAGTAAGGAACAATTATGATCGCAACCAAATCTGTCAAGCCCTTGAACCCTCGTAGTGCCGATACCAATGCCATGGGTATGGAGCCCACGTGGCGAGTGCAACCCACAGACAATCGTATCAGCGCATTTAGTCATGCGTTTTCTTGGTACAATTATTTTTACAGCAAAAAAGATGCTCGTGAGATGATTGTAAACTATTTGGAATTGCATGGTCGTAAAGCTGACGTTCGTACACTCAAACGCATTCCTGACAGCTCAATCCGACTGACCACAGGTTGGCTGTGCCGTATGAGCATGGTGGGACTAGAGCTCACGGATCAAGAACAGATCAAATTGGACAACTTGCTTAAAGAAATTTTGGAATCCAAGCAAGATGAAGAAGCAGAAGAAGCGCCACCTGCGGAAGATGCAGTGCCTAAAATCACTATCCAGGACCGACTGCGAGAAAAAGTCAGCGAGTGTGCTGGTGAGATGGATGGCTTGTTTGACGAGTTTATTGCGTCAGGTGCCAAGCTCAATGCAGACTACAAGCCAGTGATGCTCATGCGTTCAATGAACATTGCTCCACAAATGGTCAATGACATCAAGCAAATCTGGACTCGTAAACTTGTAGAGTTTGACGAAGCAGTAGCAGGCAAGGATGCAGACCTGACGCAGGGCTACGGCTATTTGACCAAGGTGCAGTTGAAGAATTGTGTAAAGTTCTGTGAGCTTGTAATTTCAGACTGCGGCGCCTATGTGCAGATTAAAAAGGTCGAGCGCAAGCCACGTGCAGTTAAAGCAGTAAGTCCAGAAAAGAAAGCCGCAAAGTTCAAGTGTATAACAGAATTTGCAGAACTCAAACTCAAAGGTCTACCGGCTGCCAGCCTGGTAGACAAAGCAGAAGCCTGGTTGTATGATACCAAAAAACGCAAACTGATTCATCTTGTGGCAGACGAATACGCCAAAGTTTTTACTGTGAAATCCAATGCTGTCATTGGGTTTAGCACAGTAGAGAGCCAGCAAAAAACTGTGCGCAAGCCCGCTGACGTGCTCAAAGCCATGGGTGCCGCAGGCAAGCCAGCCGCCCGTAAGATCTACAAGGACTTGACCACTACAGAAACACCGTTCAACGGACGTGGTACAGAGAACTTGATCATTCTAAAAAGCTGGTAAATAAAGGGGACGGAGTCCCCCAATGGCAGAACAGCAACAAAACAGTCTCGAAACTCTCAAGCAAAATCTCAATGATTATGTACGGCTTCAACTTGGTGGCGATATCGTAGACATCGAGTTGGACCCTGCACACTACGAAACAGCCTATCAAAAAACCATTGGCACTTATCGTCAACGTGCGCAAAATGCCTATGAGGAAAGCTATTCCTTTATGGAACTGGTACGTGACGTAAACATTTACCAACTACCGCAAGAAGTTGTTTCTGTAAGACAAATATTTCGTAGAACTTTTGGTGATTCCACTGGGCCATTTGCATCAAACTTTGACCCGTTTGCACAGGCCAGTTTGAACGTGTATCTCATGAACTTCAACGTAGCCGGTGGCCTTGCTACCTACGATTTCTACAGCCAGTACGTAGAACTAGCCGCACGTATGTTCGGCGGTTATGTGAACTATACTTTTAATCCAGTGACCAAAAAATTACAGATCATTCGTGATCCCAAAGGCACTGGAGAAAATGTGTTACTGTGGACCTATAACCTCAAACCTGAAATCAATTTACTCAGCGACTATCAGATTCAGCAATGGATCAAAGACTACATGGTTGCCAACTGCAAAATGATTGTGGGCGAAGCACGTGAAAAGTTTGGTACCATTGCTGGACCACAAGGTGGCGGCACTCTAAACGGCGCAGCCATGAAAGCTGAAGCCAAAGAAGCCATGACAGCTCTAGAAGAACAACTCAAACTGTACATGGATGGTTCGCAACCGTTGACCTGGGTAATCGGCTAATCACTTGTAGACTTAGAATTAGAATTCTGTTATACTTGTAGTATGGCAGATTTAATGATCGACTTAGAAGGGCTTGCAACAGGCCCAGACACCTGTATTTTAACCATTGCGGCACAGAGCTTTGACCCGTTTGGGCAGGGGTATTCTGGCCAGAGTTACTACGCCAGAATTACACTAGAAAGCCAAGAAGATCGTGCCATTGACCAAAGCACCATTGAATGGTGGGCCACACAACCTGCTGTGGTGCGCGACGAAGCGTTTGACGAACAAGATCGTATTCCCCTAGACCAAGCATTGGACCAGTTAGGTCGGTTGATTTGGCACTCCAACAGAATCTGGGCACAAGGTCCCACATACGACATGAACATTCTTGAGCATGCTTACAAGAGCTACGGTAAAGCATTGCCTTGGAAATTCTATGCAGTTCGTGACAGTCGTACAGTGTTTAGCCTATGGCCAGATCAGCCCATTCCTCCTACAAGCCATCATGCACTAGAAGACTGTCGCAGACAGATTGGTATGTTGCAACGTACCCTAAAACACCTTAACGTAACCCAACTCAAATGACCCTTCCTAAACTGCTGATCATTGGCAATGCTCGCCATGGTAAAGATACTGTATGTGATATTCTACGTGAAGAATTTAACTACAGCTTCCGCTCTAGTTCAGACTTTTGTGCGGAAAAGTTTATCTACAATGAGCTCAAACTCAAGTATGGGTACACCAGTTATGAGCAGTGTTTTGAAGATAGGCACAATCATCGTGCTGAGTGGTACGACATGATTCATGAGTATTGTCGGGATGATTATGCTCGATTAGGCAGGGAAATTTTTGCTGAAAATCAAATCTACTGCGGATTGCGCAACAAATCAGAGTTTCATGCCATGCGTAATACAGGTGTGTTTGACTTTGCTGTCTGGGTGGATCGCAGTGATCATTTGCCAGCTGAAGACAAGTCTAGCATGAGCTTGGAAATCTGGATGGCTGATTATGTAATTGATAACAATGGCACGTTAGAAGATCTCAAGCGCAACACACGTGAGTTAGTTACACGTCTGGTTGCAAATCACCAGGCCGCCACACTGAATCAGTTTTTGCTAAATCGACTTCACAATTACGGCACACTGTTTTAAGATTCTTTTGAGTGACATTGTTAAGATCACCATCCACATGATACACTAGAGTTTGTGCTGAATAGCGGGCTTTGAATCCGCAACGATCGCATGTCATTTTCTTCTTGTACCCTGCTGCCTCCCAGCGGGGTGTTCTTTTTTTAAGGCCACGTCCTTTGCGCAAGCAGTTGTCACAGCGACTGCGATAGTGCTTGACTCCGTCTTTGACGTAGTTCACAGCACAAGATTTTTGATTACAGGCCTGGCACACGGGTCTTTGCATGCGGTATTTATGGTGGACCTTTGCCAAAGGGCAACGTAGAACGGCGATTTTGGAAGATATCTATAAATATTGATATCTTGAAAAGGAATTGACCATGGCTCTAGTATCACCAGGCGTAGAAGTAACAGTAATTGACGAAAGTCAATATATCCCTTCTGCTGTCAACACAGTACCTTATTTTCTCATCGCCACAGCACAGAACAAAATCAGTGCTAGTGGAATCGGTGTAGCTCCAGGTACCTTAGCAGCAAATGCTAACAAAACATATCTCATCACCAGTCAGCGTGATTTGGCTGCCACTTTTGGCGTGCCATTCTTCTATCAGACCACTGCTGGTACACCTATCAACGGTTACGAACTCAACGAATACGGTTTGCTTGCTGCATATAGTTCATTGGGCATTACCAATCGTGCTTATGTTCAGCGTGTGGACATTGATTTGTCAGAACTTACTGCTAGCTTGAGTCGTCCTACTGGTAACGCAGAATCTGGCAGCTACTGGCTAGATGCCGCAAATAGTGTCTGGGGTATCCAGGAATGGAACCAAACCACTGCAACATTTACAGTAAAAACACCGCTGATAATTACCGAAGACACAGATGTAGTCAACGCAGGCAGCGGAAACTATGCCCCATTGCAAAGCATTGGTAGTATTGGCGACTACGCAGTAGTTGAACAAGCTGTTGATATTCCAATCTATTACAAAAATACCAGCAACCAATGGGTGCAGTTGGGAACCAATGCCTGGAAAGACAGCTGGCCTACAGTGACCGGTACTGGTACCCCAACTTCTCTGGTCAACGGCTATGACCTCTTCATCAACGACAGTTTGGTTGCTGTGGGATTCAACGGAACCGCAGCCACAGTAGCTGGATATGCGCAGGCCATCAACGACACCAACATCACTGGTGTTTCGGCTGGTGTCAGCAGCGGTAAGTTGGTTATATATGCGGATTCTACCGCAGCCAACGATGGTTCAACACTGAGCAACAACGGTTTGATTACCATTGATGCAGGTCCTAACAACGGATCTGTGTTGCTAGCTAGCCTTGGACTTTTAACTGGTGAGTATGCAGCACCAACTTATTTGCCTGCATACAGCTATCAGGCTCCTCGTTGGAGAAGCACAGATACAAGTCCACGCCCTACTGGTTCTATCTGGAATAACATGAGCCCAGCAAACAATGGATTAAACATTGTTATGCGGGTGTACAATGCTGCACTGGGAACGTTTGTTGCACAAACAACTCCAGCATATGGGAATTTCGCAACAGCAACTTATGGTCTTGATCCAGCAGGCGGCGGAAAAAATATTCCTGTTGGCACAACTTACATTCAATGGAATAATAATCAGCTCAATACTGGTGGTATAATATCAGCTGCCTTTACCATATTCAAACGATATGCACTAGGAGCCACAGTAGTCACATCCAGCATCAACGATGCAGTTTTTAGCATTGGCAACAGTTTCCAGATTAGAGTAACCGAAGCAGGATCAGACGCCTTTGCTGGTCCGTACCTTGTAACATTAGCTGGAACAACACCTACAGATTTTGTTACTGCGGTCAGTGCGGCTAATGCTCCTTACACAAGTGCTTCTATCAACAGTGATGGATATATTGTGTTTACCCATTCCCAGGGCGGAACAATTAGTCTAACTGACGTTTCTGGAACACCAGTTGCGTTGGCTGGTTTTACTGCAAGTACCCCATTGTGTCGAGCATCAGGTACATTTGCCAATACATTAGTATTATCTAACTGGGTAGCTTCTCCACTGTTTACATACACCGCCAGCACCACAGCACCGGACCAAGATCCAGCAGATGGACGCCTGTGGTACTATAGCACCGTAAGCGAAGCTGACATCATGATTCAAAACAACGGTGCCTGGACAGGATATCGAAACGTCACTAACGACGTTCGCGGTTTTAACCTCAGCTTGACTAACGTTGCAGGTCCTATTGTTGCTGCTACAGCACCAACTACACAGACAGATGCCAACACAAGCCCATTGCAACTTGGCGATTTGTGGATTGATACCAGCGACTTAGAAAATTATCCTAAACTGTATCGTTGGGAACCACTAAATGGCGTGAGCCAATGGGTGGCAGTTGATACATCAGATCAGGTTAGTGAGAATGGTATCTTGTTTGCCGATGCACGTTGGAGTTCAACAGGTACTGTAGATCCCATAGCTGATCCTGTACCATCCATTGTATCATTGAATACTGGAACTGGTGCAAACTATTTGGATCTTGATGCTCCTAATCCAGCTCTATATCCTCAAGGTATGTTGTTGTTTAACACTCGTCGCAGTGGCTACAATGTCAAGCGTTTTGCATTAGACTATTTTAATACTGAAAGCACCGACTACAGTGTTGATGCCTATTCTGCAACAACCGTGTATGTCTACAATGACTTTGTGGTCTACAACGGCATCATCTATGTGTGCAAGCTTGCACCTCCAAGTGTGGGAACCGCACCTACCAACACAACCTATTGGTCTGTGATTGATACCAACACCTGGGTAACTGCCAGTGGCAACAAAGACAACGGATCGATGTGGTCAGGACGTCAGGCTCAACGCCAAATGGTAGTTGAAGCACTGAAGAGTGGTATTGACACCAGCAGTGCTGCACGTGAAGAACAAAGCTTGTACAGCTTGATTGCTACACCTGCTTATCCTGAACTGATGCCTAACATGATTGCACTCAGCAACGAGCGTAACAACACCTTGTTTGTGGTAGGCGACACACCAATGCGTCTGCCATCTACAGGAACAGATCTTGCTGCATGGGCTACCAATAACAACGGTCTAGGTTTGCCAACAGAAGATGGTTTGGTTTCTGCTAGCCAGTACATGGCCACATTCTATCCAAGTTGCCAGACCACAGACTTGTCAGGTAACCCAGTGGTCACAGCACCAAGTCACATGATGATGAGAACAATCATCCGCAGTGACAGTGTAAGCTATCCATGGCTAGCACCTGCTGGTACACGTCGCGGTGTTGTGGACAACGCCACAGCAATTGGTTACATTGATTCTACCACAGGTGAGTTTATTCAAATCAACGTGGGACAAGGTATTAGAGATGTGCTGTATGAAAACGACATCAACCCAATTACCTTTATTCCAGGCGTGGGCATTACCAACTTTGGTAACAAGACCACAACCAGCATTACCAGTGCACTGGATCGTATCAACGTATCACGTTTGGTTGCGTTCTTGCGTGGACGCTTGGAAGAGATTGGCAAGTTGTACTTGTTTGAACCCAACGACGAAATTACTCGTAACGAGATCAGTAACACCGTCAACAGTTTGATGATTGACTTGATTTCTAAGCGAGCAATCTACGACTACTTGGTAGTGTGTGACTTGAGCAACAACACACCTGCACGTATTGATCGTAACGAGCTGTGGGTAGACGTTGCCATCGAACCAGTGAAAGCAGTGGAGTTTATCTACATTCCATTGCGCATCAAGAACACTGGTGAGATCTCTGGAGCAGCAGCCTAATAAACTGGGGGGTTAATTTTTAACCCCCCAGTTAAGGTAAATAAAGACATAGGAGATATAAAAAATGGCAGTTTCATCATTACAGAGAATGACAGTACCGTTGGCCAGCGATCAGAGTTCAAGTACTCAAGGTTTGCTGATGCCCAAACTCAAATATCGCTTCCGCGTGATGTTTGAAAATTTCGGAGTGTCAACCCCTCGTACAGAATTAACCAAACAAGTGATGAGTTTTGCTCGTCCCAACTTGAGCTTTGAAGAAATCACATTGCCTATCTACAACTCAACACTGAAGTTGGCAGGCAAGCATACCTGGGCAGATACCACTTGTGAAATCCGAGACGACGCCTCGGGACAAGTCAGTCGCTTGGTTGGTGAGCAGATACAAAAGCAAATGGACTTCTTGGAAATGGCTTCAGCAAGTTCTGGTATCGATTACAAGTTCTTGACTCGTTTCGAAATCCTAGACGGCGGCAACGGAGCCGAACAGCCTAACGTGCTAGAGACCTGGGAATTGTATGGTTGCTATCTCAAGAGCGCTGATTATGGTGCCATGAACTATGGTGAGTCGGCACCGGTGACAATCAACATGACCATTGCGTTTGATAATGCCAACCAGATTCCTTATGGTGTTGGTGTTGCTACAGGCCTTGCAAGAACTCTAGGCGACGTTGTAACAGGTGCTGGTGGCGGGAGCGTCTAATGCCAGCTACCTGGGGACAGGACTTCCTTAAAGGTTTTTTTGGTACTGATACGCTGCGTGATTACACTCACGCAGCCAAAGTATTTAGAACTGACGGATATGAATTAAAGCCACGGTTTAAGTTTTTATTCCACGTGGCTTTTTCTATTAACACCGCAGAAATTCCATCACTGCGCGGAGCATTGGGAGTAACTGATGTCAACAATATCAGTTACGTGGTAAAAACTGTTGACCTGCCCAAGTATGCTGTTCAAACCGAAACACTCAATCAGTACAATCGCAAACGCATTGTACAAACCAAGATCAACTATGAACCCATCAACATCACATTCCATGATGACGGCGGAGATCTGATGCGTAACTTGTGGTACAACTACTACAGTTACTACTACAAAGATCCTACTCAGCAGTATGGTGCAGCGAACAACACCAACGGCAGTATTGGTGCCCAAGGTAATCGTACCACTGGATTTGGCTACAACAGTCGCGACATTTACAACAACGATCGTATAGTCAACGACTGGGGCTATATCGGCGAAGCCATCAGCGATGGTGTTGCAGGTGGATCGGGCAAACCTCCATTCTTCAAAGACATTAGAATTTTTGGATTTGATTACCAGCAGAAATACGCAGAATATGTATTGATCAATCCGTTGATTACTAATTGGAGTCATGATACCTATGACTACAGTCAAGGCAATGGCACCATGCAGAATTCGATGACCATTGCCTACGAAACTGTGAAATACTTTCAAGGTGCTCCTAACAAACAAGCACCAGGATTTGCAGATCCTACACACTACGACACCAAGACTAGTCCTATTTCTCGACCAGGGTCAACTCAGACCATTCTCGGCCAAGGTGGTCTCCTGGATGCAGCCGGCGGCATATTCCAAGACTTGCAGTCAGGATCTGTATTGGGACTGATAGGTGCAACACAAAAAGCAGGCACAGCTTACAATACCTTGAAAAATGTCAACATTGGACAAACACTTTCCAATGAAGTAAAACGTGGTGCAGTGCTGGCAGCACAGGCCGCTATACCAGGAGCCGTAAGAGCTGTTGCTAACACCAATGGTGGGTGGTCTTTTCCGACCACAGGTGCAGGAGCATCACAAGCAGCGTCTTCGGGTGTACAACCACCAGGTATTTGATAACTGAATAATTTTATGTCAACTGTTAATCAAACCAATCTCAATCAAGATCTCACTGTTAGAGTGTTTGATCGTTTTTACAAATACGAAGCCAGTATATCTTCCAGTGAATGGGACGTGGTATATTCGTATTTTCGAAGTACAATGACCACGGACCGTGCAGCTAGTAATTTTTCCAGTGCACTGTTTAGAGTTGCACAAGAAACTGGTACATCTGCACTGACACTGTTACAGGCATTTCAAGGTGCATCTGGAATACAGTTGACAGTTACTTTGGCTTATTACCTTAATCTTATTCGCAGTCGCGCTACCTTGTTGGGTGTTGGTGCAGCGGTATCGCCTAATGTTAATGCAGCCAGAGCAGTGTTACAATGACCAAATGGGCGCAAGGTTTTTATCAAATACAAAATCCTGACAAGTATGTAGGCACCAAGCAGCCTAGATATCGTTCAGGGTGGGAACTCAGCTTCATGCGATTTTGTGACACAAATACCAATGTGCTACAGTGGGCTAGTGAAGCCATACAAATACCTTACAGACATCCGCTCACAGGCAAACAAACCATTTATGTTCCAGATTTCTTGATAACATATCGCACTCGCAACAATACCATGCGAGCAGAACTAGTGGAAATCAAGCCCAAAAAGCAAAGCGTGGTTGAGTCAAAAATGAGCAGCCGAGACCGTGCTGTGGTAGCCATCAACTATGCCAAATGGGCGGCAGCCCAAAAATGGTGCCAGCGCCAGGGCATCACATTCAGAGTAATCACAGAAGACCAAATGTTCCACAACGGTCGAGGATGACCCTATAAATAGGGTATGACTCGTAAACTGGAAGAACTTTTTGATTTGCCTCCCACAGAGCAAGAGATTGACTCTGCTATCCCAACATTGCCAGCCAATCGCGAAATCCTGGCAGCACTAGATGAAACCATTGACAAGATAGACGAAGCTTTGCCGGCTGTGCGCGGGCTAGACGCCACAGACACTGAAATGGACGATCTTGCAGACCTGGCCAAAGGCAGCTACAAAGATCTCATGGATCTGGGCATGCAGGTTGATTCAAGGTTTGCCAGCGAAATCTTCAGTGTAGCTTCAAACATGTTAGGCCATGCAATCACAGCCAAAACAGCCAAGCTAGACAAAAAACTCAAAATGATTGACTTGCAACTTAAAAAAGCAAAATTGGACCAAAGCCGGCCCGAAGACCCCAATGCAGGCGTTACACAAACTGCACAAGGCATGGTTTTGAGCCGCAATGATTTGCTAGAGCGTTTGCTTAAAGGCAAAGACCAAAACGCAGCAAAAGAATAAATATACAATAGGACACTGACATGAAACCATTTGCAAAATACCTGGCCGAAAGTGAACGCACATACCAATATCGTATCAAGATAGTTGGCGACGTGCCCGCAGGCTTTATCAAAGACCTTGAGTCAAAGATGTCGCAGTTTGATGTAGCCAAGATGGGCTCGCCCAAGACTACACCTGTGCGTAAAAACATTCCAGACTTCCCGGCCTTCCCCAATCAGCCGCTGACCATTGTGGATGTGGAGTTTCGCTATCCAGCTATCGAGCCGCAGATCAAGCAGTTGGCACAGTTGCTGGGCATGGATCCCAATCGTATTGTGATGAACACCGATGCCTATGAACAAAGCCTCGACGACGAAAACAAGAAGATTGTGGATCAGAACAAAAATCTGCTAGACGATCCTGAATATCCCAAAGATGACGCAGTTCAGCGTGCTCTCAAGAAAGACTATGCAACTGGCCCATATGACCATGCTGTGCTGAAAAATGCATATCGCACCAAGTTTACCATTGCTGGCGGAAAAACTCCTCCAGCTAAGACCACCAATGAGTTGCCACAGGGTGTAAAGAGCCCTATGACCAACATCAAACGTTCACCCAAGCCAGCAACTGGCGCAAACCCAAGAGGATAATACAATGAGTTTCTTTTACAACTTAAACAACAAACTAAACGCCATTCGCGATTTGCCCAGTGTTACACATGGTCAACTCAATGAGCGTGACATGAGCCGTGCTGCCAAGGGCTACGAAAAGTACGGTAAAGAAGGCATGGAGGCCTTGGCCAAGGCCGGGCGTGAAGGCAAGGCCTTGGACCCTGTGCGTAAAAAGTACGACAAGTATGATAACGAAGTAGACGAAGGTGCTTATCAAGCAGGTCCAGACAAGAGTCAGATCCCTGCTGTGAAGCGTCCTGGTAACAAAATGACCTTACAAGATCTTGAAAAAGAACGCACACAGAGTCCTACCAGTCCCGAAGGCCTGAAACGTGCTCAACAACGTCTAGGACAACAGCACCCACTCAAAGAAAAGATGAGCCCAGAGAAAGCCAAGAGCTTTGCTGCACTGGCTGAGCCCCGAGACAAGATCACTTTTGCTGACAAGATTGCCGGTGCCAAAAAAGAAGTTGACGAAATGCTAGGCGACGTGGCCGCTGAAGCAATGAAGCAAGCATTAGGTGGCAAGAAACAAGTTGTTGCCAGCGAAGACGATGATAACAATCCATTCACGTCCTGGAAAAAACCACGTGCTGACAAACCAAAAGTTGGCAGTGTCGAGCGAGGTCACAAGCACGATATTGAACACACCGCTACAGGTCGCAAAGTCACACGACGAGTAGACGATCAAGGCATGAGCGTTGGAAGTGAAACCGATGACGAAGGCAACAAGTTAGAGAAACGCGGTCGTGGACGTCCCAAAGGCGCACCCAAGGCTCCTGAGCGTGTAACAGCCAAGGCTACCAAGCACAAAGGTGGTCGTAAAATGGCCAAAGAAGGTGCTGATCATGGTCAAGCACAACAAATTTATGACGACCTTGCTGATATTCGTGCAGCGGCAAAGCAAGCACAGCGCGGCGGCGAATTCCCACAAGGTTTTGCTAGCCGGTTAGAGTCTGTGTTGTATGCAGCAATGACCCTGATTAAAAATCAACAATCAGGTGACGCACAAGTTAGAGAAGAAGAGCTTGACGAAAAAGCTGTAAGCAAAAAGCAACAAAAGTTCATGGGCATGGTCCATGCAACGCAAAAGGGCGAAAAAGCCCCGAGCAAAGAAGTTGCTAAAGTTGCCAAGAGCATGGGCAAGAAAGACGCAGAAGACTTTGCTGCTACCAAGCACAAAGGCTTGCCTGAGAAGGCTCCCAAGAAGAAAGAAAAAACTGAAGAAGCCGGCGGCTCGGGTACACCTACCGCAAGCAGTGGTTTCAGCTATGGCAAAGGCATCTATGACAGCATGAACCGCGATCTTGAAGAAATGATTGCTGAAAGCATGAGTCGCCTTGACGCTACGCTCAACGAAAGCATGAGTATTAACATGAGCAACAGCACCGAAGGCGGTAAAAGTTTGACCATTACTGCCAGTGACGATGATGCAGTCAAGTTAGCAGAACTGTTGAAAAATGCAGGTCTTGGCGGCAACGACAGCGAAGGCTATGGTGGCGGTGGCTATAAGTCAGCCTGCGGTTGCGGTCAACCAGGCTGCGGTTGCAGCGACGAAAAAGTAGACGAAGTTGATATGAATCAACCTGACTATCCTACCAACACTGAAGAAGGCAATGCATTAGAATACAGTGGCGGCTTGAATGGCCCCAAGTCAACAGGACAAAGCACAGTTCCTGTGTTGGCCAGTCAAGATGATCGTCAACACAGCTATGCTGAAGCCGAAGAAGATGCTATCAAACGCATGATGGAAATGGCCGGAATCAAAGAAGCCAAAAAAGTCGACGAAGATGATGTAGAAGAAGGCAACAAGTTTACTGGTAACTTAGCCAAGGCCCGTGCTGCTGGTAAAAAAGAAGCTGACCTCGACGGTGATGGTGACATGGAAAAAGTTCAAGAAAGCATTTTTGGTTTAACTAACCAATGGCGAGCATACAAAGGATAATATCATGAGTAAAATTCTTAAAGAATCAGTATTGACCACTGTGCCAGTGTTGAATCCACATGCTCCAGCACCACAAACAGGACGTCAAACACCTGTGGAAATACCAGGCGTGCTGTACCAAACTCGTGAGTTGTACCAACCTGTGGTGTCACAACCCAACAAGGATGCCAAATAATGCCAGCCAATGTATACACCAGTTTGGCCAATGCTGTGGTCTACACTGACAAGCTGCAAATTTCCACAGCAGCCAATGCTGTAACTTATCAGTCGTTTGCAGTGTCGCTGGGTAGTGCTGCGGCAGCAGGCAACATTTATAGTGCACCAATCGCCATACCTGCAAACACTGTGTTTGAAGTGTATGCTGGCGCAGGCAATCGAGTCACTGTGACTGGAACACCTTTTACTGCACTAGAACTGGGCACAGCAAGCTCTGCTACAGCAGGTGTGATCGGCGCAGGCAGCTAATGCGAGCACAAGAGTTTATCACTGAGCGAGACGGCAAGATTGGAAAACGTCGTCAAGCTGCCACTGTAGGGTTGACCCTGTTCAGTGACGGCGAACGTGCCAACAGTGACTACACTCTGAATCGTGTGATGATGGCAGTGGCCATGGCTGACGGATCAGGCGATATACTGGATATGGATGAAAAAAGTTGGATAGGAAAAAAACGTGGTGCCTATCCATACACCAGAGTTGAACACGACATGCTGAAACAGGCATTCAAAGCAGCTGGTGCTGAATATACCGACCTAAATTCAGGCGACCTTGACAGTGAAGAACTAGCTAGTACCAACACTCAAAGCCCCGTGCAAGGCTTCAAAGGCTACTGATGCGAGCACGTGAATTCGTCACTGAGCAGGCTGACTTGCCCCCAGAAACCAAAGAACCCATGAAGAACACATTTGTGCTTCCCGGGCTGAGTGCGTCAGACCCGTATAAAAACTATCGTTTTGGTGTTGCAATGGCTCGTGCCAGAAGCGATCAAGCAGCAGACGATGTGAATGAATTTCGCCCAGAGTGGTCAGCAGAAACTGCCTTTGGCGAACATGCTGTGATTGTGGGTTTCAACAACAATGTTGATCCTGTGATTGATGCCGCATTAAAAATGACCAAGACGCCTGGCGGCAAAAAGCCAGTGAGCACAGCAGCCAGTGAAGAACCCAACTTCGTGGCAACTAAAAGTCCTTTAAACAGCTTTAAAGGATACAAATAATGGCAATCCCAGACCCAACTCAAGTAGCACCGTGGTATCTACGGAATATCAATCAAGCCCTGGAGCTTGACGAAGCGACTGGCAATGTTTTTATCAGAACAAATGCAGCCATTATTGGCAACGTGTCGGTAGGCAACGTTGCTATTGGATCAATAGGAAATATTGATCTTACAGGCAACACCATGCCAGTCACTGTAGAATCTGGCAATGTCACAGTGTACCAAGGCACTAGTCCTTGGGTAGTCACAGGCAATGTCAACGCCGCAGTTACTGGCAACGTGGTTTCTACTCTCAGTGGCAATCTTGCTGGAATCACAGCCAATGTCACAGTGGTAGATGGTGGCGGATCAATCACAGTGGATGGTAATGTCAACGCCAATATCACTGGTGGAAATGTCAACGCCATAATCACTGGAACCAATCTTGATGCGTTTGGTCGCATGCGTGTAAGCGAACCCTACACCTTGTTTGATAGCCAGAACATGTACATCAATGGTGGGCAGTTCAGCAATGTCACGGCCACTGGCGGCACTTACACTTATGTAGCCAATGAAAGCTCACACAACATGGCAGTGACTGCTGCCAATGGTTCAAGTGTGATCACACAAGCAAGATTTACACAGGCCTATCAGCCGGGCAAGAGCCTGTTGTTCATGGGTTCGTTTTGTTTTGCTGATCGTGCTGTGGGTTGTCGCCAGCGTGTGGGCTATTTCACAGACAAGAATGGTGTGTATTTTGAAGCAGATGGCGAAGATCTTTACTTGGTCATCCGCAGCAGCACCACTGGTGTTGTGGTAGAAGAACGCATAGCACAAACAGCCTGGAACGGCGACACATTGAAAACAGGTGCCGCCCCCAACCCATCTGGCATCAACCTCAACCCTGAACTCACACAAATATTCTGGTGTGACATTGAGTGGTTGGGTGTGGGCAACGTGCGAGCAGGATTTGTCATCAATGGCGAATTTATTGTGTGTCATCGATTCCAGCATGCTAACCAAGCTGGTAATACCACAGTGTACATGACTTCGGCCACGCTGAATCCCAGATACGAAATAACCAACACTGCCAACACCGCTGGTTCAAGAACCATGAAGCAGATCTGCTCAACTGTGATCAGTGAAGGTGGGTTTAGTCCCAGCACCAAGGTCCAGTATGTGACCAACAATACCAGTATAACTAGAATATCTTCAGCCAACACACTTGTGGCTTTGGCCAGCATCAGGCTCAATCCTGCCTATCCTGATGCTGTGGTGCTGCCCAGTCAAATTGGCCTCTTGTTGTTGGATGTGAGATATGGCGAGTTCCAATTGGTACAAGGTGCCAACATTGGTAATGTGACCTGGAGCAATGTGCCAAACTCTGTGGTTCAAACAGTGAAAACCAGCAACGTAATCACAGATGGCACAGTGGTGTATCAAGGACTCAGCAGTTCCAGGGATGAAGTCAATATTGGTGAAGATGTAGCCAAACGTTTGCAGTTGGCACGCGATGTCAACGGCAATCCTGAAAGCCTTACACTGTGCGTGGCCTATACTCAAACCAACGGTGATGTACTATACAAATTTGGTTGGCAAGAACTCACAAACTAACAAGAAAACAAAATGAAAAAACTCTTAACACTCTTACTCTTAGTGCCTTGTCTAGTACTAGCACAACCCAAACAAAAACCTGGTGTTGTTTATGACGCTGTGATCACACGAGTGATTGATGGAGACACAGTAGGTATTCAAGCCACTTGGCTGCCAGCACCACTCAAATCTGAACTCAGCATTCGTGTGTTTGGTGTAGACACTCCTGAAAAAGGACATAGAGCAATGTGCCCAAGTGAAGCACAACGTGGCGAAGCAGCCTCAGCATTTACCAAACAAGCCGTTGCCAACTCACAAAAGCGTCAAATTGTGCTCATGGACTGGGACAAGTATGGCGGCCGTGTGCTGGGCGATGTGCTACTGAATGGCCAAAGCCTGCGTGGCATGCTGATTGCCAACGGATTCGCCCGTGAGTATTACGGCGAAGCCAAAACATCTTGGTGCCAATGACCTGCCCGTAAATACGGGATGACCAATTTCTTTTGCGCAGCCCCTTGGCGTGGGCTGCATATCAATCCACGTGGCGATGTCAAAACCTGTTGTGCAGGTGACCCCAACATGCTGGGCAACCTCAATGATCACACTATTACAGAGATCTTGGACTCGGATCTCCTGAAACAAATACGCAGTGAAATGTCGCAAGGGCGAGCACACAAGTACTGTAGTAACTGTGTACAGGCCGAACGTTTTGGTGCAGACTCTGAACGCAAGTGGCACAACGATACCAATCCCAACTTTGACTATGCCACAGCTGGTGAACACTATCACTATCCTGTAATTGTAGACGTGCGCTGGAATACCACCTGTAACCTAAGCTGTAACTATTGTTCAGAGTGGGCAAGCTCCAAATGGTCTGCACTCAAAGGCATTCCATTCAAGTCTGGTAGTCGTCCCTACTATGAACAGGTGTGTGACTTCTTGGAAGAGCATAAAGCACACATTCGAGACGTTGCACTTGTTGGTGGCGAGCCATTGTTGCTTCCTGAGAACGAACGCTTGTTGGATGTTATCCCTGAAGATTGCACAGTCACACTGATTACCAACATGAACGTGGATCTTGAGAAAAATAAAATTTTCCGCAAGCTAGCACAGCGCAAGAAAGTTGGCTGGTCAATGAGCTTTGACAACACAGGTGATCGTTTTGAATATGTGCGTTATGGCGGTAAGTGGGACCAAGTGTTACATAACCTTGCTATTGTCAAAGACTTGTTCAAACAAGGGCACTGGGGCGGCATTCATGCAGTGTACAACATCTACAATGCTACAAGGATCACAGAGTTTAGACAGTTTGCAGCAGATCAGGGTGTGAGTGTGTTATGGCAGAACTTGTTTCAACCAGACTATCTTGATCCGTTCTTGCATGGGCCAGAAGTCGCCAAGCCGGCTGCTGAAGAAATTGAACGCTTTTATGCTTCAGGACTTGCTACACCTGCTGACCGTGGCTTCCTTGACCAGGCATTGCGTAACTATCAAGCAGTGACAGAATCAAAGCCTGCCGTGGCTCGCAAGTTGGCCAAGCATATCCAAGAGATTGAAACTCAATACCACCCTGATCAAGCTGGGCAGTTTGAGAAACTGTGGCCTGAGTTTGCGAGTTTGATAAAATGACAGCGCCACTACATCAATGGAGCAAACATGCAGGTACAACAATCAAGTGGTTGAGTCCTGACTCCGAAGAAGCCTACAACAAACACTTGGCCAACACAGAACATGCGCGACTGTTGAATCTATTTGGCTGGGTTGACGTTGACATTGAGTATACGTTTAACAGTGAAGGGTTTAGAGTTGACGAGTTTGATTCTAGATCAAATTGGATGGCCATTGGTTGCAGTTTTACACAAGGAACCGGAGTTAACGTACAAGACAGATGGACTACTGCTGTTTCACAAGAAATTAAATTGCATTGTTGGAACCTTGGAATTGCTGGTGCCGCCGGGGACACTTGTTTTAGAGTTGCAAAACATTACGTGCCAAAGCTATTACCTAAGTTTGTAGTGTACCTTGAGCCTAGATACAATAGAACAGAAATAATTTCGTCGCAATCTCATGCTCCCTTAGTGTTAAATTGGGCATACGATTACAAAAATTGGTCCGGTACTTACATTAAAGAATTGTTGCTAAATGAAGAAAATTTAAACTTGGCCGCAGAAAAAAATCGTGAAGCAATTCGCAGCATTTGTTTACAACACAATATTCCTTTGATTGTATATGCACCTGATGCTTATTGTACACTGATTAGGGACGAAAAGCAGATAGATTTAGGTCGTGACTTATTGCATCCAGGTAGGTTAAATAATCGAGCATTTGCGCAGGTAGTTGCAAAGGATGTAGAAAAATTATGTTAAAACCTGGATTAGATACAGTACTGGTAAAAGCACCGCATCGTAGAGAAACATATACTCAACAAGAAATTGAAGAATTCATGAAGTGTGCTGACCCTGTGACTGGGCCCATGTACTTCATGGATCACTTTTTTTACATTCAGCACCCCACACGTGGCAAGATGCTGTACCAGTCGTTTGAATACCAAAAGCGACTGATTGAAAACTATCACAACAGCAGGTTCTCAATTTCCCTGATGCCGCGACAAACCGGTAAGTCAACATCAGCAGCCGGCTACCTGTTGTGGTATGCTATGTTTGTACCCGACGCTACTATTCTTGTGGCAGCACACAAGTACCTAGGCGCACAGGAAATTATGCAACGTATAAGATATGCTTATGAGTTGTGCCCCAATCATATCCGTGCAGGTGCTACCAGCTACAACAAAGGTAGTCTGGAGTTTGACAACGGATCACGTATTGTAAGTCAGACTACTACTGAAAACACTGGTCGAGGTATGTCGATTACCTTGCTGTATCTAGACGAATTTGCGTTCGTGCGACCCACCATTGCCAAAGAGTTCTGGACTTCTATCACACCCACACTCAGCACAGGTGGTAAAGCTATTATTACTAGCACCCCCAACTCAGACGAAGATCAGTTTGCCCTGATCTGGAAAGGCGCCAACAAAATTGAAGACGAGTACGGTAACCCTAGACCCAACGGCTTGGGCATCAATGGATTCCGTGCATTCCGTGCATTCTGGCGAGAACATCCAGATCGTGATGACACCTGGGCCGAAGAACAACGGGCACAACTAGGAGAAGAACGATTCCGTCGAGAAATGGACTGCGAATTCGTTATCAACGATGAGACCTTGATTTCGCCCTTGAAACTGCTGGATCTTGAAGGCGTAGAACCCACAAGCAAAACTGGACAGGTGCGCTGGTATCGTCCCATACAAGCAGACAAGATATACATTGTGGCCCTGGACCCTAGCCTGGGCACCGGCGGCGATCCTGCTGCCATACAGGTGTTTGAAGCAGATACCACGGAACAAGTGGCTGAATGGCGACACAACAAAACAGATGTGCCCACACAGATCAAGATCATGGTAGACATTGTGAAAGAACTGCATGCAGTGGTACGAGACGACAAAAAAATCTACTACAGTGTGGAAAACAACACCCTGGGCGAAGCAGCCTTGATCTCCATCAACGAATACGGCGAAGAAAACATTCCTGGTTATTTTCTCAGTGACAACAGTGTGCAAGGCCAAAACGGCCGTAGAATCCGCAAGGGATTCACCACCACAAACAAAAGCAAGATTGTGGCCTGCAACAAGTTTAAAATTCTCGTGGAGTCAGGGCGCATGAAACTGTACAGCAAACCCTTGATCAGCGAACTCAAAAACTTTGTGGCTCTAGGCAACAGCTATGCAGCCAAACCTGGCGAAACAGACGATTTGGTAATGGGTACACTGCTGGCCACTCGTATGCTGATGCTGTTGCAGACCTATCATCAAGAGCTGGATTCACACCTTAAAGATCATGGGGACAACATCATTGAACCTATGCCATTCATTGCTATGATGCGCTAAATACACTGCTATGACCACAGAACTTAATCTTGAACAAAAACTAGCAGACTTGTTAGACACCCGCGATTTTCACCCTGAAATGCTGGGCAAAGATGGCCGGCCTGCAGACGCAGAAAACGCCAAAACATTCAGCTTTGACTATGTTTCTGGCTCAGGCAAAAACTATGGCACCATGGTAGTTGTCCTAGGCAGCGACAACGAAATGTATATCATGTACGGCGATAACCTAGGTAAAACCATCGAAGACACAGATGATCGTTCAGAATTTTTTGACTTTCAGCAACAACTCATGGATCTTGCCAATCGTAATCGCTGGAGCGGTACGTTGATGGACATTGGCAAACTCAAACGTGTACAAGCAGGCATTGCTGCCATCAAAGAAGGCTTGTTTGAAGGTTACTACGGTACACGTAAAATAAGTTACACTGGCGAGCCCACTGAGGCTCGTCTCATGATCAAACACAATCGGACCCTAGGCGAAAATGACGCACGATTCCGATATGTTGAAAGCGTTTTTATTGAAACAGCCGACGGCGAACGTTTCAAGCTACCATTTACAAATATGTCAGGTTCTCGGGCCATGCTTGAACATGTTCGTCAAGGTGGCAAGCCCTATGATGTTCGCGGCAATCATATCTGTGAAATAGTCACAGAAATGAAAGTGCTGAGCCGTTTTAATCGTGCTGCTGGCCATCGTGTGATGGAAGGCGTGACTCAACAAATTGTTGAACAAGCACAACACTACTATGCCAAGCTGCAAGAAAGTATAAAACATCTTGGCAACAGCCGCGGTTATAAAACCTATTTTGAAAGCTGGCACCCGCTGGATGTTCAAGAACAAGAAAGCTTGGTAGAAGATATCAAGACCATGTTCATTGAACAAACTCTAGACACACGTATCGAAGCTGCACTACCGTTATTGGCTCGAATACAGCAACAAGGAAATACTATGAAAGAAGCAGACATTTTTGAATCTTGGATGAACCAACTGGTCGAAGGCACGTGGAGCTTGCCCGAAACTCCTGAACAAGTTGCCAAATTAAAAGAGCTCATGGGCAAAGAACTCATTGTGGGCCCAGATGCTACCAATGCCACTGAACAGTTGTATGATCTAATAGGTGATGATGAGTTGTTTGATCGTCTTGGTGATCTAGCTCAACGTGACCCTAGAGCTAATGCATGGAACGATACAGAAGTCATGAACAGACTGCGTGAGTTGGGTATTGAAACTGAAGGCATTTCGCCTGCTGGCGCCGAAGATACCATGGCTGCTGCACCCGATGCTGCTGCACCCGATGCTGCTGCACCTGCCCCTGCACCTGCTCCGCAACAAAGTGTAGCAGAAGACTTTGCTCGTATTCTAAAACTTGCTGGCGTTGTAACTGAAGCTCAAATACTTGACGAAGCAGGAGAAACACTTGGTCACATTTTAGATCGTTTCAAATTTGAAGTAAATCAGTTCCGCAAAGGTGGCGAGTTAGACAGTGACTTGTATGAAGCACTGTTTGACTACTACAGCGATCGCGGAGAAATTCCCTATGGCGTAGCCAAAGCTCGTGACGGCGATCCCTATGAGTGGGTGTCACAGCGTTTAGATCAAGATCTAGGCGGCATGGGCTTTCGTGCACTAGGAGAAGCTGATCCTGTGGCTACATTTGAAACTGACGCTGCCGCTGTGTTAGGCGAGGGCTCATGTAACATGACCACAGAAGGTGAATACTGTCCTGAACACGGTCTTGCCGAATGTGGTAGCATGTATGAAATGGGCACAGTTGCAGGCGGTATGGCTCCAGTTATAGGTGAAGGCGATGATGACGGTAGAGACAAACACTACTATCTACGCAACGACATCTGGAGAATCATGGACGGTGACGAACTAGTTCACGAATATAAACCTGAACGTTATGAAGTTGTTGGTGCTAAAAAGTTACTGGCTCGGTTTGACGATGAAGGTTATGATGTTACTCACGTTATCAGTCCAATGGGAACTGTTACATACTTGTACGGCAAGCCCGAAGATGAAGTTGACGAAGGTGTTATTGGCAATGCAGTCAACAAAGTCAAAAGTATGTTTGCAAAACCTGCGGCAGCACCTGCGGCAGCACCTGCGGCAGCACCTGCGGCAGCACCTGCGGCAGCACCTGCTACAGCGGCAGCACCTGCTCCGGTAGTTCCTAATGCAGCCACCCAAGCAAGAATTGCGGCTGCCCCGCAAGGATATGATCCAAACACTGGCAAACCACTGACTGTTGCAAAGTCGGGTCTAAAGGCGGGTCCGGGCACGGTAAAAAAGGGCGGCACTCTGGACATGACTAAGAAAATTACACCAGTAGCAAAGCCCGCGGCAGCTAACCCAGCACCTGCTCCACAAGCCGCAGCACCTGCGGCACCTGGAGGTGTTCAAGGTATCAAGAGCAACGTTGATGTGAACACACTACAAAAGTTCAATGGCATAGTGGATGTACCACCTAAAATAAAACCGCAAATCAAAGACGCCAAAGGCAGAACTTGGACAAAGTTGCCCGGTGGCTGGACGCAAGATGGTTCTGACAGAACAATTGACCGTCAAGACTCTACATATCGATCATTTGACGATGCATGGCGTGTAGCCAACGGAGCACAACCGGGCAATGTAGGTCTAGAAGAAGGCAATGATGACCCTATCAACTACAACGGTGCGATTACAGGTGCATACTACGAAAGCAAGTCTGATGATGCATTGCTGGCTAGAATAAAAAGTCTAGCCATGATCAAGTGATTTAAATATAGGCATGCTAAATTTTAGTAATGCCCAACAAATCCTTCCCACAGTCTGGCGCCTGCCAGACTTTTTCTTGGACTTTGATTCTGTGTGCCGCAGTTATCGAAGCCCTGAACAAAAATGGACCACACAGTATCCCAACAGATTGTTAACACCTTGGGGGTCTAATAATACATTAGAGTCTGCACTAGCACAAGCACCTGCTCAGATCAAACAACTAACAGGCTACGCTGTACAACAGCAAGTGATTTACTCTAGCATTGATTTATCAGGCAGTCAAATCATGATGCATAGATTGCATCCAGACATCAAATGTTTTATACAGGTGTTCATGGGCACAGAACCTGCTCCTGAAATGAGCAGTGTGTTTTGCAACAACCTGACTGTGAACGCAGAGCACCCTGCTGACTACGCAGACATTTCTGAATTCCAGCCTGAAGATTTGGTCAAAATAAAATACCGCCCCAACGAAGCTTGGTTAATGATCAATCAACCTAGAACGTTCTTTGGAACGGCATACGAAGTTGCACCTAACTCGGTGCGTGAAACAGTGAACTTACACTTTGGCGCGGAACTGCCAGCAAGCACTTAACCGTGTGCCTGTGATAGTGTCTACGTGGTGTTCTTTGCAGTCAGTGTTTAAATTGATATAGCCTGTGTTGGGCACAAAATCAATCCTTGTGCGTGGATCACTATGCGTGAATTCAGTGCCATGCACATCGCCATGTGTCCACAGGTACACTTGATAAGTTACAACCAGCAATTCAGCATCTGAGTGATAAGGACAATGCCAGTTACTCAAATCCAGCCACATTTTACACTCTGCAGGCATTAGCTTGATCCCAGTGATTTTTTCTAGCTCAGGCATAATTTTGGGAGCCATGTCCTGCAGTCGTTTTAGCGTAGGAGACTCAGGTGTGAGTTGTAGTCGATACTCCAGGCAGTCAGCGTGTCGGTGCCAGGCATCCACATGATTCAAATGTGTGGTAGCCAACTGTTGAAATGTGTCTTCAGCAAAGCAGTCTTTTACACTCCATAGGTTGCTGGCAACAGAGGTGACTTCAGAGGCAGTATCGTAGATATGGTGAATAGTCATAATGGTATTTACTAATAAATCTCTGAGTTTTTTATATTTTTGTTTGCTCTAGAGCAAAAGGAGCGTGAATAAATTGTTGAATGTTCTTGAGTTGTTGTTTAGGCAAAGCCAACATCATTTGATGGTTGTGCTCTAGTACTTCTTTGAAATGATCGTACACCCGACGAGGTCCATCTGTGTGCTGTAGTTTTACTATTTGTTGCCAGGCTAGGGCATAGCGTTTGGAATTATCAGGCTCGTCGTCGTACCTTTCGTCAATGATGTCTCCGTGAAACGTGCGGAATCCTAGATTGCGTAGCCTACGTAAAAGACCACGGCCCCCGAACATAATAAAGACACGTTTTGCAAACAAACACTTGGCTGTTTTTTCAGACAAAAAAGTTACATTACCAAAATCCGCAGTCTCGCAAACAACACTGTACCAGCTGGATTGATACACTCCCCAAGGCACAATGCAACTCATTGATACATTGTCCCCAGGCACACCAAAATCTGGACGGTGCACAAGATTCACACTGTATTGTCCTCTTGCATCGAGATCTTTGGTTTGTTCTTTGAATTTGGCAATCACAGGTTCTTCTAGGTCCGCCAGTGCAGGACTTTGAAAACGTTGAATAAGTCCGTGTGTTTTGAAGCCTTGCGGGTCAACAGTTCGCAATCTGCTGACATCGTCGCCGTGTGGGCTGGGCTGCAAATTGATCAAGCATTGATCCATGAAGTCAGATTCTAGCAATCGATACATCAAATACAAACGACTGGTCTTCACTGTACCCATCAAGATATCAAACATGTATTTCCTAAATGGCACAGTGACTTCGGTTATATCTTTGTATTGGTTAGCTGTGGCAACCATGCTGAAGAAACTCAATTGATCTGTATAAAAACGATCAGGTGGCGGATCAGTATAGGGCATGTGGCTGGCAAACACACATTTGATTTTGTCATGGTGTACCGCATAGTTGATGTCTCCGTAGATACGAGGCCACCAATTTTGCAGTGGTTCTGTACTGTAGGTAATAACAATGTCAGCCCAGTTCAATGCTGTGTTTACAATCTCATTTGGGTAGTCCTCAATGGGACCAGAGTCAGATACCTGTCCAGATGCAAGATGTCGTCTAACATGTTCGTAAAACAAGATAGCAACTTTTTTTCGTTTGTCGTTGCCAAAGTCAATCTCTCCTGGACCAGGTGGCCGTACGCCGCGATATATTTCTGCGTTTGGGAAGAACTCCACACCCTGCGACAATGCATAGGCATACTCCCACCAGGTATGCGGGTCCCACACAAACCATTCGGTTAAATTTTTAAATTCAGGATTGCTGGTCCACACACAGTCATGCGTGTCGTAGACATAAAAAGGATTGTTGTCCATCACAGTACTTATTGAACAAAAAACTTTGCCTTTTGTATTGTGATACTAAATACATTCGCGTACAATACAACTTGTATGCACAGGCAACTAAACATCTAAATTATTAGATAGGCATATAACATAGGCAACTTTAGAAAGGTAAAATACTATGGCATCATTAGCAGAAATCCGCGCACGTTTACAGGCAGCAGAAAACAAAGGCAAAGAAGGTAGCACCGGAGGCGGTGACCGATCAATCTACCCACACTGGAATATGGAAGAAGGCCAAAGCGCCACACTGCGCTTCCTCCCAGATGGCAATCCTAAGAACACTTTCTTCTGGCAAGAACGAGCAATGATTCGTCTACCCTTCAACGGCGTCAAAGGCGAAATGGACTCCAAGCAAGTTATGGTTCAAGTACCTTGCGTGGAAATGTGGGGCGAGACCTGCCCTATCTTGACAGAGGTGCGTACCTGGTTCAAGGACAAGAGCCTTGAAGACATGGGTCGCAAATACTGGAAGAAGCGTAGCTACATCTTCCAAGGTTTTGTTCGCGAGAATCCACTCAGCGATGATACAACTCCTGAAAACCCAATCCGTAAGTTCATTATTGGTCCTCAGATCTTTACCACCATCAAAGGTGCGTTGATGGATCCTGAACTGGAAGAACTGCCCACAGATTATCTGCGTGGCTTGGACTTCCGCATCAGCAAAGGCAGCAAGGGCGGTTTCGCTGACTACAACGGAAGCAAGTGGGCACGTAAAGAGTCAGCACTCACTGAAGACGAGCAAGCCGCTGTCGAAAAACATGGCTTGTTTGATTTGAGTACGTTCCTGCCCAAGAAGCCAGGCGATGTTGAACTCAAAGTGATCAAAGAGATGTTTGAAGCATCAGTAGATGGTCAGCCTTACGACACAGAGCGTTGGGGTCAGTACTTCCGCCCAGCCGGAGTTGGCGCTCCTCAAGGCGGCAGCACAGACGAAGCCGCAGCACCAGCAGCACCTGCACCTGTGGCACGTACAGCAACTCCTGCTCCGGCAGCAGAAGCAGCACCATGGGAAGAAGACGCCGCTGAAGCAGCCGCTGCACCGATTGCAGCACCCAAGGCAACACAAAATGCACAAGACATTTTGGCCATGATCCGTAGCCGTCAAACCAAGTAATGCTTGCTTTTTGCTACCACAACGGTGCATTAGGGCATACAGTAACAGCTCTAATGGACTGTTGTACAAAAGAAGGAAACTCTGCGTTTCCTTCTTTTGTTAAGGGCAACAACTTACATCATCACTATCCTCTTTCTAGATTCTATCAAGTAAAACATCCAGATATTGATATGGTCAAAGAAAGAGCAGCAGGCAATACAATCATTAGTTCAAGTTCGTTTAGTACGTTTGGTAGGCTATTGATTATATTGATGGGATTAAAAAAGTGGAAAAAGGCTATTCCTGAGTTCAACAAACCTGTGATTCTACGTCAAGATGGAGTTACTATTCAAGAACAGATTGAAGTATTATCTAACACATTGTTGGACAAAGTACATCAGTCTGAAGGTTGGTTTGCAGATGCTGACCACGTGCTTGACATAACAAGTTTTTGGAATAGCCCGGCCGCTGTGTCGTTGTTTTTGAAAGAGTGTGGACTGCACCCTGTGGATGAAAAGGTTGAAGATTTTTGTCACATTGTTGCAGAGTCTAACCAAGAATACTTTAACACTATTGAAAAGTGTGTTAAAATATCAACTGATGTTACCGACGGAAAGGAATACGCAGTTGATCTTGATTTTTTTGAAACAGCGATGTGTCATATGTTGGTAATGCAAAAAACCAATAAAAGATTTTATGAGCAACCGCGCAGATTAAAATTCTTTCCTACTAATACAGTAGATTATATAAAATTGTTTAAGGATTGATCATGGGTAAACCATTTGACATTTCAAAATTCCGCAAGGAAATCACTAAGAGCATTGACGGCCTTAGTATCGGCTTTAATGATCCTACAGATTGGATCTCAACAGGCAACTATGCACTGAATTATCTAATCAGTGGAGACTTCAACAAAGGCGTTCCACTAGGCAAGGTTACTGTGTTTGCTGGAGAATCCGGCGCAGGTAAAAGTTACATCTGCTCAGGCAACATTATCAAACACGCACAAGAACAAGGCATCTATGTTGTGCTGATTGACTCAGAAAACGCTCTTGACGAAGCCTGGCTACACGCACTTGGTGTAAGCACAGACGAAAGCAAATTGCTGAAGCTGAGTATGGCCATGATCGATGATGTGGCCAAGACCATTGCTACATTCATGAGTGATTACAAGGCTCTGCCCGACGGTGAGCGCCCTAAAGTCATGTTTGTAATCGACAGCCTGGGTATGTTGTTGACTCCCACAGACGTTAATCAGTTTGAAGCAGGCGAAATGAAAGGTGACTTAGGTCGCAAGCCCAAAGCACTCACAGCCTTGGTTCGCAATTGTGTCAATATGTTCGGTAGCTACAACGTTGGCTTGGTATGTACTAATCATACATACGCTTCACAAGACATGTTTGACCCAGACGACAAAATCTCAGGCGGTCAAGGTTTCATTTACGCTAGCTCAATTGTTGTGGCCATGCGCAAACTCAAACTCAAAGAAGATGAGGATGGCAACAAAGTCACAGACGTCATGGGCATTCGAAGTGCATGCAAGGTTATGAAAACTCGCTATGCCAAACCATTTGAAGGTGTGCAAGTTAAAATTCCTTATGAACAAGGCATGAGCCCTTACAGTGGTCTTGTTGACTTGGCTGAAAAGAAAGGCATGCTGAAAAAAGACGGTAACCGATTGATGTTTGTTACATCAGACGGTGAAATTATCAAACAGTTCCGTAAAGCTTGGGAAGCCAACGAAGACGGTTGTCTTGACAAGATCATGGCAGATTTTGCCAATCAAGCAGACAAGGTAAGTACCAGCGAAGCTGACAACGAGGAGGTCTAATGCATTCACATATCGCTAGCGAAATTTGGGGTGAGCTAAAACGCTACGTTAACACCGTTGATAGAACAGAAGCCGCGGAAACGTTGGTATCGATTCTCATTGACAACGACGAAGATCCCGAAGACATTCGAGATGTCTTCAAACACGATTCGGATGTTAAACGTGCTCTCACTAGTTACCTTGACAACGACAAGGACTACGAACAAGAAGAAGAGTACGACGAAGACAGTGAATACAATGACGAAGAATGGGAATAACAGCGTTTTTCCTATTCACAATGCATCTGCATGTGTGCTTAAATGGGGTTGGAATACTCTAAGACTCTACAATGGCAAGTCGTCAAGTTGTCATAGAGTTTCTCCTGTCGAAGTGACCCCAGAAACTTTTGATTCATTTCACAATACTCCTGAAGTTCTTGATGATCGACGCCTTATGCTGCAAGGCAAATGGCCGTCGGGACGCGGTTGTGAATACTGCCAAGACATAGAGCAAGCAGGCGGCGTTAGCGACCGCCTGCACCACAATCAAATTTCAGGATTGACCCCTGTTGATTTTGCTACTGATAACCTAGATGTTACACCTCGCATCAGCGAAATTTATCTAAACAATACCTGCGATCTAGCATGTGTATATTGTTTGCCAGTGTTTAGTTCCAAGTTAAACCAAGAACTTAAAAAGTTTGGACCATACCCGTTGGGCATAGAATCTGTGAATAAATCTCCAGATCGTGATCAGCTTTTTTCACTATATCTTGATTGGTTAAAAAACAATGGATCAAAGTTGTCAAGGCTCAGTATACTCGGTGGCGAGCCTTTGTTGCAAAATGAATTCTGGCAAATCTTAGAGATCTTATACAGCCTTGACAATAAAAATCTTGAGCTTGCAATAAACACAAATCTCAACTGCAATGCAGAAACCCTGCAACGGTTTATTGATGCTGGTCGAGATCTCACAGTTAAAAGAAAAATCAAACAAGTTCATGTGTCTGCTAGTTTAGACTGCTGGGGCGATCAAGCAGAGTTTGTTCGCTATGGGTTGAATTTACAAAATTGGCAGCGCAATTTTGAATCGTTAATGCAGCATCGGTGGATGGCATTGTCAGTACATCAAGTAATAACCTCATTAACAATGAAAACTGCTATTGATCTGCAACAAAGAATTGCAGAGTATAAAAAAATCAATCCTAAAATTCTGCAGGATTATCACTTGGTTGACAGCGGACTTGAGAAAATATATCATCCTCAAATTTTTGGTGGTGAGTTTTTTCAACATCAGTTTGATCAACTGATAACTGAATTTCCTATTGCTACAGACTGGGACATTGAGTCTCGAAAACGTCTGGAAGGTATTGCAGCTCTTGCGGCTGCTGGTACTGTCGAAATTGATCGATTGCACATGCTAAAACAAACATTAGACACAATTGATCAACGGCGCGGCACTGATTGGAAAAAGCTTTGGCCAGAAATAAATCAATATTTCAATGAGAAAAACATATAATGTGGTACAGTAAAGTTGTTGCTGATCTTGGGGCGATTCCTGATTTTATTGCTCACTATGAACGTGAGCTAGAAGATGCCAAACGCGATTGTAGAATTGGTGGGTTAGTTGAACGTGCTCTTAAAGAACTACCGGGACATACGGAGCACAGATTTAACCAACTACAAGAAATTGAGGCTGTGCTAAATTATCTCAACATACAACTGCGCAAAATTCGTCGTAAACATTTTCAAAAGTACCTTGAAAGCTATGCTAGAGCATTAACTAGTCGAGATGCTGAAAAGTATGCTGATGGCGAAGACGAAGTGGTTGATTTTGAAACCATTATCAACGAAGTGGCGTTATTGCGTAACCGCTGGTTGGGTATCATGAAAGGCCTAGAAACCAAGCAATGGCAGCTGGGTCATATCACTAGATTACGCACAGCTGGCATGGAAGATATTACCGTGTAACAGCACTGCCAGTAAATAGCAATATGAAAATTGTTATAGTTACTGGGGGATTTGATCCCCTGCACTCTGGACACATTGCCTATTTCAAAGCTGCCCGAACACTGGGTGATAGACTGATAGTAGGACTTAACTCTGATGAATGGCTTACCCGTAAAAAAGGTAGGCCTTTCATGCCTTTGCAAGAGCGCATGGCCATTGTTGGCAATCTTGCAGTGGTTGACGAAGTTGTGGTTTACAACGACGACGATGGGTCCAGTTGTGATGCTATCCGTATGGTAAAAGCACGACATCCCAATGCTGAAATCATTTTTGCCAACGGCGGAGATCGCACACAGGAAAACATTCCTGAAATGTCAGTGCCCGACGTTGAGTTTGTGTTTGGTGTTGGGGGACATGACAAGAAGAACAGCTCCAGCTGGATTCTTGAGGACTGGAAGAAACCGCGCACTGAACGCACTTGGGGTTACTATCGAGTGTTACACGAAGTGGGTGCCAACACCAAACTCAAAGAACTCACAGTAAATCCCAAGACATGCTTGAGCATGCAACGGCACGAAAAACGTGCAGAGTTTTGGTTTGTTGCTGAAGGTGAAGCCACAGTATACACAGTGGATCCACACAGCACTGATTATGACTTGATGGCTAGTCCAGCGCGACACCAACACACCTGGATCAAACTTGGTGAGTGGCATCAGTTGTGCAATGAAACCAATCAACCACTCAAGTTAATTGAAATTCAGTACGGCGAAGATTGTGTGGAAGAGGACATTGAGCGTAAATGAAAGCTATTCCTGTATTTGTAGGATATGATCCTAGAGAAGCCATAGCATATCATACCTGTGTGAATTCAATCATTCGCAACAGTTCTAGACCTGTTGCTATTGTGCCTGTGGCACTTAATCTGTTTCGGGACTATTCAGAAACGCACACAGACGGCTCAAATCATTTTATCTACACACGTTTCTTGGTGCCTCACTTGATGGAGTACACAGGATGGGCTATCTTTATAGACGGCGACATGATTGTACGTGGGGACATTGCTGAATTATGGGACTTGCAAAATCCCTATAATGATGTCATGGTGGTCAAGCATGACTACAAAACTCGAATGACTGAGAAGTATCTAGGGTCCAAGAACGAAGATTATCCACGCAAGAACTGGTCAAGTGTCATACTCTGGAACTGCAACAGTTTTCCCAATCGCAAACTCACTCCCGAGTTTGTGCAAAAAGCAACCGGTGCTGAACTACACAGGTTTACTTGGCTGGATGATGAGCGTGTGGGCGAACTCCCACCTGAATGGAACTGGTTGCCTGATGAATACGGGCCAAATGCCGACGCCAAGTTACTGCACTACACACTTGGCACGCCATGCTTTCAGGAGTTTGCTGATACTCCACAAGGCAACGAGTGGCACAGAGAACGAATACTTACTGAATATTGCCAGCAAAGATTATGAGTGAAGAAAACGATGATCTAGTGCCCTTGACCCGCCATGAACTAGACATGGTAACACCCGAGATAGCCGCTATCTTCCGTGACATATTAAAATACAGAGTGGACCCTTCTGGTGAGTACTACGGACAAAGTGTAGAAGACATTGCCGCTAGAATAGCTGCACTCAATACCGGGGCTTGTGCCGCAGTTGCTAGCGATGGCAAAGATTTTAAATTTTCAGAAAAAGGTCACATGTACGATCCTATCTTACAAAGTTTTATTCAAGGGTCTGGTGGCCGCATCAGTACCTGGAGTCGAGAAGAACAAGCAATGACTCCTGTGATACTGCGCGGTATTACCAAGCGCAAAGAGATAGCTGCATGCCGTACCAGTGGTCGGGACTTCTACTACATGGACACAGGCTATTTTGGCAACGGAAAAAAGAAAACCTTTCACCGTATTACCAAAAACGATGTACAGTATTTTGGCCCTATTATTGATAGGCCCAGGGACAGACTAGAAGCCACTGGCGTACAACCCATCAAGTTTCGTCGAGGCACCAACATTCTGCTAGCCCCGCCTAGTCAAAAGTTGCTGAATCTCTACAACATCAATCTTGAGCAGTGGTTAATAGACACACAAGCAGAAATTAAAAAACATACTGATCGTCCTATTGTTGTGCGTGAAAAGCAAAGCCGTAGTGTGCGACAGAGCACCGATACTATGGCCATGGCGTTAGAGCAGGACGTACATTGTTTGGTTACATTTTCAAGTATTGCGGCCACTGAAGCACTGTTGCTGGGCAAACCTGCTATTACACTGGGACCCAATGCAGCCGCTCCGTTGTGCAGTAAACAATTGTCAGAAATAGAAAAGCCATACATTCCAACTTTGGACGAAGTAAATCTTTGGGCTGCACACCTGGCCTATTGTCAGTTTACAGAACCCGAAATGCGTGATGGCACAGCATGGCGGATTCTCAATGGCCAATGATGTTGTAGTGTATGTTAGTTCTGTAGCTAACCCTCGCAAGCATGCCAGGAAGATACAGTGTTTGGAGAGCTTTGCTGAAGGTGTAAAACAGTCAGGCGATCCTGTGCGGGTGGAATGGGACTGTCAATATCGCCCTGCTAAACTGGCAGTGATCCTGGGGTGGGCAACAACCAACACTGGTGGACCCAACATTACCTTGCGCAAACAAATCATTGCTGAACAGGCTCGTCGTGGCAGCCACACCATGTGCATAGATGCCAGCTGTTTCAAGTACCTGGACAACACTGGCACCTATTTGCGATACAGTCTCGGCGGACCGTTCTACGACAAAGCAGAATATGCCAATCGCAACAGCACGCCGGACAAATGGAACGAAATACGTGCCAGCCTGAATGTGGATCTCTTGCCCTATACCGGTAGCAAACGTGGGCATGTGCTGGTGTGCATGCAACGAGATGGCGGATTCGCAATGAAAACACTGGATCCTTTGGTTTGGCTGGAACAAAAAATTGGGCAAATACGCCAATACAGCAAAAGGCCAATATTGATCAGACCACATCCGGGTTCTTATGAAGCTAGAGACTTTGTGAAGTATCAATCACGACACCATGTGAATCTTGGCATTACAGTAGTTGACCCAAGAACCAGCACACTGTTGGACAATCTAGCAAATGCTCATGCCGCAGTGTTTTTCAACAGCAGCGCCAGCGTGGCAGCAGCATGTTCTGGAGTTCCTGTGTTTGCTGATGATTCCAGCTGTGTGAGTTGGGCAGTGGCCAACAAAGATATCACTCGAATCGAACAACCACAACAGTTTGATCGCAGCCAATGGATCAATGACCTAGCGGCTGCACACTGGAGTGATCAAGATGCGAGAGAAGGGCGCATCTATCAAAAGTTCTTGCCTTACTTGCGCTGAACAATTACATCATAGTTGTGGCCTTTCACGTGCGGCCACGTTGCAGTTTTGTCTACTACTTTGATCTTTTCCCACACAATATCCACATTCATTGTAGACAATATTTTGTCACGCCACCATTCAGGAAGTTCTACAATCAAATGTGCATTACGCCCATCCGGCAAGTTTTTCTTGGCAGGATAGCAGGCAATTCTAAAACAGCCACAGCGTTGAATTTTGCTGTCAATGATGCGTAGTGTTTCGTCCAAGTACGCAGGTTCAATGTGCTCTATTGCATCTGTGCTAATCACAGCGTCATAACTGCGTTTGGGCAACTGACGGAACTGATGATTGCCCGGATCATAGCCTTCACAGAATATGCTAGGATGTTGTTCTTGTATGGCACGAATCAAGCCACCTTGTCCGCAGCCAAAATCCAGCAAGCTGGTGGGTTGATATTGTGTTAAAAAGTCTTTGACAATAGGATAGCTTTTGTAGCCATTGTCGAACTTGCCACCTTTGTGCAGTTGATCCAGCTGTTGCTGGTATGCTTGATCTATTATTGCCATCCCATGATCCAATCATCTTTTACTTGATCCAGTCGAACCATGCCCCAGTCTTGCAACAAGCCTATGGCAGCGTGTTGTCCGTAGTCCTTGGTATACATTTCGTGCGGCTTTTGTTCCACAACAACAATGGGTCTGCAACGACGAATTGTGTCCTGCGCACCATACAACACACGATACTCGTAACCTTCGCAGTCAATTTTGATGTAGTCCACTTTTTCTAACTTCAAGTTATCCAGGCGTATCACAGTGGTTTCGCCGCCTTGTGCATTGGGATCAATGTGAGTGTGTCCTGTGTTGCCTTCAGTTAGCACCATTGTGACTTGTTGGTCGCGATCGCCTAGTGCTTCTGTGCGCACAGTCAGGTTCTCTGCTACAACGTTTTTGCTCAAGCAGTCCCGAAACATAGCCACAGGTTCAAAGGCTATGACTTGATCAAAGTGTTTGACCAGGCTGCGGCTCCACAAGCCTACGTTGGCGCCAATGTCCAGGGCCACGCGATTGTTTTTAACATAGCGCAAGCTACGGTCGCGTACCTGATATTGATATTCAGCAGGACCACCTTTGCTGATGCTTTTGTTGATCATTTTTGGGAAATGGTCTTCCATGTCTGGAAACCACCAACCTTGAAATTCATACATTTAATATCTCCTTTGCAAGCCCGGATTGGAGCTCGCTAATATGAAACTGTCCATAAGCCAAATGATGTGCCCAGGCCTCAACTGTTGATCTATCTGCTAGTCGTGGGTTATCTATTGTGCTTAAATCTGTGCTGGCCACAGGCAGGGCAGCATTACTGGGTGCCAACACAAATGCAGGAACACCTTGTATTATGGCTTCTGTGGCTGCTATGCTGTTGAATGTGACTACAGCGTGTACATCTGCTAGTGCATGTTCAAATGCATTGGCCACTCTGGCCTGTCGATTTTTTGTGCGCTGACGTATTTCCACAGGACGGTCTGTGTGGCGCTTGATGGCGGCCACTGTGTTTGCTAGCCACTCTTCTAGTTCTATTCCATAAAACTTGCAGGGCTTTTCGTCTGGCGCTGCAATCAATATTTTACGCCCTGACTGCCAGGGCTTGAGTTCAATCCCATGCTGTTCCCAGCGATCAGCAGGTCGAGCAACAATATCTCCGTGTTGCAAATTGTTGGGCACAATTCTATGCCACAGTTTCCAACCGTTGGGATTTTGTCTGCTGACTCTGTTGCCAAAGTATCCAGAATCCATGTACAGAAATTCTCTGCGATCTGTCCAACAGCGTTTGATTATTTTGTGCTTCATTATGCCACGAATCAGCAAAGGATCTGTGCTATCTTCGTAGCGCCAGGTTTCCAGTGCAGTAGGCTTGGCACCACAGCCGCGGGCAAACATTTCTACATATTCGTCGTTGCTGTTTTTATTGAGAAATATCATGACCAATATTGTTCTTGACGTTGCACTTTTAAATCAGTGGCCAGGCTGCGCCCTGTGTTTTTTCTAGCACCTTTTAAATGGTCCAAGTAAGCACCCCACTCTGAATTGATCAAGGGATGGCCTTCGCCTGTGATCAAATGGCTGCTCCAATCTAATTCAGCACAAGCCACTATTTTTCTTATTTCGTCAAATACATAACTGTCGTGCCATTCTGCATAGTAGAATATTCTGTCATGATCGTAGGCTTCTTGAAAACGTTGCACAAAACGCTGCCCATTCTGACTGGCAAGATTGATAGCATACAGCCCGCACTCGCTGAATTTGCCACGTCGCCCCAAAAAGCAAAGTTCACGATCATCTGGACACAGTTGTGCAATGCGCTGTTCAGTGATGTTGCTGTGACATACCATGTCCGCATCCATCCAAATCAACCAGTCGTGTGTGGTTCGAGCAGCGGCAAATATAGCATAGACCTTGTGTGCAAAACGCACAGCGTCCCATTTAAATCCTTTGCCTGAATCTTTTCTTTTGGCACGCACAGGATCTGCTGACACATCGCCATTGGCCTTGGGCACACCACGCCAACGAGTCTTGAATGCCACTAATTCAGCACTGGCAGCTTCTAGATCAAACACTCGCAAATTGGGCGCAGACTCTGTGACTGTGCAGCCTTCGGCGTAGACCTGTAATTCTACTGTGGTTGGCCAGGTTTGCAAAAAGGTCTGGATCATTCTGCGTCCATACTTCTCGTAGCCGGCTGCATTAAATGTGGTAACTACTGTGTATTTCATTGTTGATACTTATGATCAAAAACATAGCCTATTTTCCTTTGCAGTGTGCTCTTAATTCTGGACCAGTCATGAGTGCTGTGTTAGACAGTCTACAGGCACGTGGAATTCAAACACAAGAAAATAGCATGCACAGTGACGCAGTCATTATTTGGTCGGCGTTGTTCCACGGACGCATGAGCAAAAATCGTGAAGTATACGAACACTACCGCAGGGAAAACAAACCTGTAATCATTGTGGAAATTGGCGCACTGTATCGTGGCAACACTTGGAAAATTGCAGTGAACAATATCACTGCACAGGGTTATTATGGGCACACAGAAAATCTAGACTGGGGCAGACCGCAACGATTAAAGATCAGTCTGGCACAAAAAATAAAACCCCGGCCGCATGTGATCTTGGCCATGCAGCATGCTCGCAGCCTGCAGGTTGAACACATTACCAACATGACTGAATGGGTGCGCAATACCCTAACCAAATTGCGCACCCACACAGATCGTCCTATCTTAATAAGACCGCACCCACGTTGTCGTACACCTTTGTTCCCATTACCACCAGGTGTGAACATAGAACATCCGCAAAAGATTGCAAATACCTATGACAGCTTTGACATGCATTTTGATTGTCATGCTGTGGTCAATTACAATTCAGGACCTGGCGTACAAGCCGCTATTGCTGGAGTTCGTCCCGTGGTCGACAGTACCAGTTTGGCTTATCCAGTGGGCGTGAGCCTGGACAATATTGAACAGCCCTACACAGTGGATCGTGATCAGTGGCTGACTGAAATATGTCACACTGAATACACTGTGGAAGAAATAGAAAGAGGCCTATGGTTAAAAAGATTAGAGAGCGCACTGACGACATAATTGACTGTGCTTGTGTGATACACGGCACAGGATATGATTGGCAGTATGTTGAAAAACTGCACAACATGTTGGAGCGTGTGCGTCCTGGCGGTATTAGATTACATGTGTATACTGAACATCATAGATCAGTTCCGCCGCACATGGTCAAGCACTGCCTGGAAGAATGGCCCGGAGTATCAGGGCCCAAGAAATCGTGGTGGTACAAGCTACAGTTGTTCAACCGAGATTTGTTCAATGGCAATTTACTGTACTTTGATCTTGACACTGTGATTGTGCGTGAAATTGATTGGATCACAAAATTAGATCTCAATTATCTCTGGGCTATTAGAGATTTTCGTTATTTGCAAACGCCAACCAAACAAGGACTTAACAGCAGTGTGATGTGGTTTAATGTGCCCAATGTAAGCTGGTTATGGGACGAATTCAACACCAAAGACTTGGCTACCACTATGCGCCGCTACCCAGGTGATCAAGATTACATACAACATCAACTGGGAGTTAACCGCTACAGACTCATGCCAGACTGGCAGTTTCAAAGTTGGCGCTGGCAGTGTGTGGACGGCGGGTATGATTTTCCTCGGCGTCGTCACAAGATACCGGGCGCAGGCATCAACATTGACCCGCGTACTTCAGTATTAGTTTTTCACGGGCACCCAAAACCGCACGAAATTAACGAAAAAGTAGTACAAGATCTGTGGCAATAAAAGGTTGACCCAAAATACCCAATTTGCTATAATAACAACATAGCAACAAAGGAGCCACCATGAGCTACATCGTTTTCAAGCACAACAAGGAATACGGTCCACGCAAGGGCTTAGAAGGTCCTTTCCACTACCCCAACGGTCAGGTTCTGTACTACGATCCCAAAGCAGGCGAGTACTACGATCCTACCACTGACTTCTATGTGTCAAACGAAGATGTTGCAGAATTGCAACAAGACTTTGTACGTCTGTTAGCCCGTCGCAACGGCTAAATGTTGCAAAAATACCACAAAAACTGCTGAAAATTTCAGCAGTTTTAGCTGGTTGACCGAATATTCCCATTTTGCTATAATATAAGCATAGTAAGAAACAAAGGAGCCACAAATGAACTTCGAACAAGCCATGCAAGTTGTCCAGCAATACCAAAAAGATTGGGCCTTGCCCGGACTGCTGGAAACCCTGCAACAGATGCAAGACAGCGGTGAGGACGATCTCACATTTGACCAGCTTCGTGCAAGCCGTGTAGTTTTCCGCGAAATGGGCAAGTTGTTTGCTTCTGCGTAAAACGGTTGACCAATAATTGCCAATTTGTTATAATACTTGTATAGTAACTAAAAGGAGCCACAATGCAGAACTGGACCGACAAAATCATCCACTGGAATCAACTGCCCGGTACAGAAGTCAAACGTCTGTTAGCCACTTGGGGCATGACTCCAGAGCAGATTGCCAAGTATGACAAGAAGCATGGGTCTGTCAATGCCGCACCTAAGCTGGTAGCACCAGTGCCTGCGGCAGTGCCTGCCAAAGCAGAAAAGCCTGCAAAGGCACCTGCCAAGACAGCGACAGCCAAACCTGCCGCTCGTCAAAAGCACACAGGTGCCGATGGTGAGATCAAGTTTGTAACACACCGAAATCTCTATGTGGGATTCATGGGCGGCAAGGTAGTGGTAACTAAACGCACCGTAGATGCCTGCCGAGCCGTGTTGCTCGAACAGTTTGGAATTGAGGCTGTCAAGGTTGACGCTTAATTCAACATCTGCTATAATTTAATTTTAACGCACAACAAGGAGCCAACCATGAGTGCCATTCGTATCATTAAGGGTAAGTATCGTAACAAGCCCGTCCGCAATATTGCTTTTACTTTGGTGTCAGGCTATGCCTCAGGCGCCAAAGGCAATTATGTTACTGTCAAGAATGATGGTAACTTCCCCAACTGCCCAGATACCGTGCGTATCAAAGTAGATTCCATCCAAGATTTTGAATATGTAACAGGAGATGCCATGCAAGACAATACAGTACATTTTGAGAAGCCCACAGTAGTCGAGACAGACGACGAGGCCATGGATCGTATCCGTGAGCGTTTTGACATCCTGCACGAGATGACAAAGGCCACAGTGAGTGGTGACATCCGTGCTATGATTGTGAGCGGCCCTCCTGGCGTGGGCAAGAGCTTTGGCGTTGAGCAAGAAATTGACAAGGCCACAATGTTTGACAAGCTGGCAGGCAAGCGCCTCCGTGCTGAGGTAGTCAAAGGCTCAGCAACCCCCATTGGTCTGTACCAGACTCTGTACAAGTACAGTGACGCCAATTGTGTGGTTGTGTTTGACGACTGTGACAGCATCTTGTTGGATGACGTTGCTCTTAACTTGCTCAAGGGTGCCTTGGACTCAGGTAAGAAGCGTACTATTAGCTGGTTGTCAGAGAGCAGTGCCCTGCGCCGTGAGGGTATCCCAGACCGCTTTGAGTTCAAAGGTAGCGTTATCTTCATCACTAACTTGAAGTTCGACAAGATGAAGTCGCAAAAATTGCGTGACCACTTGGACGCCTTGCAAAGTCGTTGCCACTATCTGGACTTGACCTTGGACACCATGCGTGACAAGCTCTTGCGTATCAAACAGATTGCCAAAGACGGTGTGTTGTTTGCCGACTACGACTTTAACGAGTATGCACAAGACGACATTATTGACTTTATGCATGCCAACAAAGATCGGTTGCGTGAGGTATCCTTGCGCATGGCGCTCAAGATTGCAGACCTGCGCAAGAGCTTCCCTAACAACTGGAAGCGCATGTCAGAGACAACTTGCATGAAGGCAGCTTAATGGGCTCCGACAAGGCTTTCTTTGGCACTATACTTGCCATGATGGCCTTGTTGTTTGGACACCCTGTTGTGGCTTTGTTTATATTTTTGATTGCGGTGATAGCATGAGTGGTTGGACTATTTTAAATATTTTTCTTGCCTGGCTCATGCTTAAATGGGCCAAACGAGATTTTGAAGCAGGTCACAACGGGTTGGGCTGGATGAACATTGTGTTCAGCGCCTGGAATGCCGCGGCAGCCGCAAATGCTATTTTTTAAGGAACACTATGTACAAAATTTATGATGGTGAGTTGTTTTTGTTTGCTGTGGATACCAAAGATGAAGCAGACGAACAACAGCAACAAGGTTTTCAAGTGGTAGTGGTGAGGTAGTTCATTTCCTTTTTTCCTGGGCACTATACGGTTGGCTCCGGCCCAGGCTTTACAGCAGGTACCCCTAAAAAGGTACCTGCTTTTTTGACTTCAATTGTATTGTGCTATATACTTGTATATGCCTCAACACTTGCTTATTGAGTTAGGCCATGACTCCCCTTTAACACTACGATTCCAACTGCTAGCCAATCCCATAACTGAGCTATGGCTAGAACGTATGAGTCAGCGCGATGCGTGGCCTCTAGATCATCCAGATAGATTTTATGGATTCGGCACTCCTGCAGAGGAAACTGCCCGTGCTATTGACATGATTAAACAATGCATTGAAACCATAAACTCCTATGAGTACATCATACGGCATCCATTTACATTTGATCAAAATTGTTTGAACTATCTGCACAATATCTTTGAGCAGTATCACGGACTGTTAGATCAACAAAACACAAGATTCTGGCATCGTGCGCCAGTGCCAGTTCGTGAGGCCTTGGCTTCTTTAAACATAGCAGTGCATAGATGTGAAAGTGTACTGGGTACTAACCCACATAGGTTTGTGTGTACCTGGTACGGCATGCCCAAGACACAACAATTGGATCCTGTGCTACAACGACAACATGGCACAATGAAAATACGATTTGGCACTGTGTATTTGAACTATGCTGAGATAGGCAAGACTGTAGAAGACCTTGCGCACGACAATGACCAATACATTGGCGACGATGCGTTCCGTCCATTTGATCACTACAGTGCCGATTTCAATGTGGCATTTTACAATCAAGACCTAGAGTCTAAAACACCCAGCATGGCAAAATACATACAGGAACACCAAGAATTTTTCCTTGCTCGTGGCATAGAAAACGTGTATAATACAAGAGCACTACCATTGCGTTTCCCTCTTGCCCAGCTGGTCGAGACGGTGTCACGCAGTACCTTACTAGCCGAAATTGCCCAGCGCCAGCATGTAACAAAAGTAACATTAGAATGAAACAATGCACAATACAAATACGTGACGAAGTCAACATCAAGATTGAAGGTCTGGATCTAGACTGTCGTAAGAAATTAGTAAACACCTTCAAATATGATGTGCCTTATGCAAGGTATCTTCCAGCAGTACGCCTAGGACGATGGGACGGCAAAGTCAGTTACTTCCAACTAGGTGGATCTACATACACAAACTTACTGCCCGAAATCATTCCTATTTTAGAACAGTACGACTACGATATCGAGCTAGATGACCAACGTACATATTCTAATACATTTGATTTTAATGTAGTGGAAGAGCTTACCTGGGCTCACAAGACCTGGCCCAAAGGACATCCTGCTGAGGGGCAGCCTGTGATGTTGCGTGATTATCAAGTTGAAATCATCAATAACTTCCTACAAAATCCGCAGTGCATACAAGAAGTGGCCACAGGCGCCGGCAAAACAATTATGACTGCTACGCTGAGTGCCGCAGTGGAAGCACATGGTAGATCAATTGTTATTGTGCCCAACAAAGATCTTGTGCGCCAGACTGAACGGGATTATGTAAACTTGGGCCTGGATGTTGGTGTATATTTTGGTGATCGCAAAGAGTGGGGTCGTACACATACCATATGTACCTGGCAAAGTCTCAATGTGCTGTTGAAGAACACCAAAGCCGGTGTAGGCGATTGCACCATACAGGATTTTATTGAGGGTGTGGTATGTGTCATGGTAGATGAAGTACACATGGCCAAAGCAGATGCATTAAAAACCCTGCTGACCAGTGTAATGGCGCAAGTGCCAATTCGTTGGGGTTTAACAGGTACTGTGCCAAAAGAAAAGTTCGAAAGCCAAGCACTGTTGGTTAGCTTGGGTCCTGTGATAGGTAGACTGTCGGCCAACGAATTACAACAGCAAGGAGTGTTAGCGCAGTGTCACGTCAACATTGTGCAACTAATGGATCATGTGGAGTTTGCAGACTATCAAAAAGAACTAAAGTATTTGCTGGAAGAGTCAGGCCGACTGGATGCTATAGCGGCATTGGTCCGTCAAGTAAACGAAACAGGCAATACCTTGGTGCTGGTGGATCGTGTGGCTGCTGGACATGCCTTGGTTGAAAGACTAGGGGACCGGGCGGTGTTTGTGTCGGGCGCAACAAAATCCAAAGATAGACAAAGCGAATATGATGAAGTGGCTGAAGCAACAGATAAAATCATTGTGGCAACATATGGGGTGGCTGCTGTTGGTATTAACATCCCCCGTATTTTTAATTTGGTTATGGTTGAGTCTGGTAAGAGTTTTACTAGAGTCATTCAGTCGATTGGCCGTGGCATACGTAAGGCGGAAGATAAAGATCATGTGGAGATCTGGGATGTAACTAGCACTTGCAAGTTTGCTAAACGCCACTTGACCAAGCGCAAAGCCTACTACAAAGAAGCCAATTATCCTTTCACACAGGAACGACTGGATTGGATGAAACTGGCTTGATCAACTCGAACAGCAGTATAGGACTAGCCCAGCCCAGTTCACTACAACGATACACAGACATTTCTACTGCAAAGCCGATTTTTTTTAGTCGTCTCACTAGATCCCAGCCAAAATCTGAATACACTAGACTACCTTGGTCGTTGAGTGGATTGCCGTGATAACGATCAGGTAGTCCTTGTTTCACACGATCAACAGTAAGATGAGCAGGATCGCCGGCAAAGGGAATGGTCATAAACATACGGCCACCAGGAATAAGCACTCTATAACATTCAGCAAACCCTTGCCAGGGATTGGCCACATGTTCGAATACATCTTGACTCACAATAATATCCGTGCTAGCATCAGCAAATGACAAACTTTCGACATTCTCGTGGCGTATGTCAGGCGGACCGCCATTGGGCACATACTCGCTGCCAATTACAGTACACTCAGTGAGATTTTTTACCGCCCATTCATAGCTGCTGGTCACTTGTTCTTGTAAGTAAACAACATTTCCAGGCTGAGCAAAAAGTTTTACAGCAGTCATGACCACACGTTGTCTGGCTATTAGATTGCATTGCACACATCTAGCACTTTCCCGGTAGGTCATAAACAAGTCAGGATAATCAGAGTCAATTGCAAACTCTGTGTTTTTGTTGCATACTGTGCAGGTGCCATGCGATAAAAACGGTGACAATTCAAATGCTGGTGCAAGATCTTCTTGATAATAAATTGATGTTTTGGTAATCATACTATACTATATAGTTGACTTTATGTATAGGAACCTGTAAAATAATGATATGAGAATTCTTACACTTGACAATCAAACCTACGATCTAGATCATCTTCCTGAAGAAATAGACGACATGCGTTTCAGCATATTAGACAACTCTAATCCTGCTGAACCAGACTATTATTTTATTCCTCTAATATTTTTAGAAAGTTTTAATTCGCCAGCTCTGGTGTTACGCATTGGAGAACATACTATTCGTATGCCCATGGACTGGCAGGTCCTGATAGGAGAACCCGACATGGGTGATCTTGAAGTGTTACCATTAACTTCAATCAATGACCGTGGGTTCAAGGTATTCCAATTCAACCCACTTAGTAGTTTTAGACCTAGTTTTCCTGACATTGAAATCTTAGATGTCTATCACGAAGTGTCTTGGTATGCACCAAAGTTAAAAAATGGACAATTGTTAGCGGTGCCAATTACTGACGGCGACAATCCTGAATGCGTTTACTTTGTCAAAGACGTCAGTCGCAACTGCGAAATTGTAGACTACAACAAAGCATGGTGATCTTATGAACTTGAAATATACTGTGAACGACGTTGGTGGAGAAATAGTCAAAGACAACGAAACCTACTTGTTGAAAGACAACAAGACCTTGAACAATCTTGTGCTGAGTTCAACCAAACTGTATCGAGGACAGGCCACACGTGGCCATAGTCATGAGGGACAAGAAGAAGTTTACTTCTTTGTAAAAGGCACAGGTATGATGATAGTAAATGAACAAAAGTTCAGAGTCAATGCCGGCGACATTATCCTGATTCCCGATGGCGCATTTCATAGAGTAATCAACGACGGCGAACAGAACTTGATATTCAACTGTGTGTTTGATGGCAAACGGAATCACTAATGGGCAATCTAACTCCTGGTGCAACTTACATCTACGAGCGAGTGGACAATCGAATCTATGCTCGTAAGTTTGGCGAAACCAAGCGACGAATGGTAGGGTGGGCCGACAACAACGATTCAGGCCTAGCCATGCGAGGATATCGCAGCGAAATAAACCATGTTCTGACCATGTGCGAAACAGATCCGGCTATGCGTGAGTTGCTGGATCAGTTGTTTGTGTTGTATAATTTAAAGAAAACCCCATGAGTGACAAACTAAACATTGCCAACGAGATGCGACAATTTGATCGCAAGAATCGAGACTTCTACGACGAGCTTACAGATGAAGAACGCAAAAAGTTTGCTCCGTTCCTGATGATCCGTTGGGGAAGTTGCGTGGAAGGATCGCGTGACTTACAGGAGTTCTATGTGATTTCAACCAACGAAAGACTGAACAAACACTTTTTTAGTTTCAACTCCACACGCCATAAAAAATTGCAATGGCTCATGGCCACCACAGTGAGTCCTGACATGGGTGCGTTCAAACACAATTGGATCTCGCCTAAAAAGAAAGAAGGTAGTGGTGCTGTTCGTAAACAACTGGCTGAACTATTCCCGAATTACAAAAGTGACGAACTAGATCTATTGGCTACCATTACAACCAAAAAAGAATTAGATGAGTATTTGCGCAAGCATGGAACAGACACAAAATAAATTTGTCTGCGAGTTTTGTAACAAGACATTTGTACGCGAAAGCAGTGTACTGGTGCACATGTGTGAACGCAAGAGACGTAGATTAGAAAAGAGCGAGCGTGGAGTTCAATTAGGCCTCCATGCATTTTTACTATTTTATCGTACACTACAACCTTCGGCAGCCAAGACATTCGATGACTTTGCTGACAGTGCTTATTACAAGGCCTTTGTAAAATTTGGACGCTACTGTGTAGATACACGAGTAATCAACCCGCCGCGTTTTATGGACTGGTTATTAAAACAAAACAAAAAGATTGACCGCTGGTGCAGCGATCAGATCTACACAGAGTATCTTCAGTATTACTTGCCAACTGAAGCAGTGGACGATGCGCTAGCTAGATCAATAGAATACAGCATGGACTGGAACGAGAAAACAGGGCATCCAGCACATGACTGTTTGCGTTATGGCAATTCCAATGCTATATGTTATGCAATAACAAGCGGTCGTGTCAGTCCGTGGGCCATTTATAATTCTGAGTCTGGTCAGAAATTTCTAGGTGAGCTCAACACAGAACAACTGGCAATAGTATGGCCCTATATCAATTCTGATGTATGGCAAAAGAAATTCAAAGAGCACCCCAAAGATAAACTGTATGCTCAAGAAATACTAACTCAAGCAGGATGGTAATATGATTAGAAATATCACAGGCGGACAAGGAATACACATTGCAGGCAATGTGTACAATTCACCTTACGTAGACATGAGTCGACCCAGTGCCGGCATGGTACGGTACAACGGTAACAATATTGAAGTGTATGATGGCAGCTCATGGTTGCCCATGACATCTAGTTATCCGCAAATTGAGCTAGACAACGAGACTAGAGAAATTATACAATGGGCACAAACTAAAATGGTCGAGGAAGAGCGTATGCAAGCGTTAGCTCGAACACACCCCACGGTAGCAGATGCTTTGCTGGCACGTGATCGAGCCGAAGATGCACTAAAGATAGCCATGGCATTGTGTGATACAAAATGAGCGCAGATATTGACTTGGACTTTGCTGACCGAAATGCTGTGCTGAATTTGATTCAGCACACAGCCGCACGACAAAGCGATGGGCGACGGCACAATTCGGGAGTGTATGTCACTGACATTCCGCAAGATCCGGTGAACCAGTGTGCGGCCATTGATTATGAAACAGCAGAACAACGTGGCTACTTCAAGCTGGACTTCCTGAACATGAGTGTGTACAGCTTGATTCAGAGTCCTGAACACTATGAAGCTATGTTGGCAGCAACTCCTCCTTGGAGTCGACTGTGGACTGATGCGCACTGGGTCGGCCAGTTGGCGCACGTGGGCAATTACTATGATTTGTTAAAAGAAATGAAGCCAGACAGCATACCAAGACTGGCTGCTTTTATATCAATTATTCGTCCAGGTAAAGCACACCTACAACGGCAACCCTGGGCAGAAGTGTTTGCGTCAGTGTGGGATGGAGATACTAGTCGGGGATACACATTCAAAAAGGCACATGCGATCAGTTACGCAGCCTTGGTAGCACTGCATATGAATCTTCTCAACCAAGACGTTTGACCAGGGTAATACTCTTGCGTTTGACCTTTTTACGGGTAATATCGCTGAGACTGCAAACAGGTCCGTGAATAATTTCTAAATCTTTGTTACTGAATGTGCGTAGGGTATGTCGGAATCTGTCCCAATCTCCGCGTAAGAATATGTTTATGGGTATACTACGATTGCTTTCCCACCACCAAGTAGTAGCTAAATCTAGAAACATCATCTTGTCTTGCTGGCTAACAATAGCCCCAAAGTCGTAGATTGTTGTAACAGAGTCGTCTCTGTTTTGTACTACCCCTACGTATTCGTTGTTAGCATAGACGCACAGCGTTATGAAAGGGTATTTTTCAGCCAATTTTGCAAAGATATCACTGCCCATAAATATTATTTGAGGATCACCATGTATTCAACCACCGTTTACTTATACCAGCAGATAACCAGAGTTTTGTTAGTTGACACCAGTGGTGGTTACTTTACTGTGAGGTATGACCCAGTGTACGCAAAATATTTAACCATAAACAAGGGCGTGGACAACGTGCTTTTGTTTGAATTCATCAATCAAGATCAAAAGCCAGTAAACATCACTGGCAGCAATTTTGTATTCCGTCTAATCGGTCAAAACGGCAATGAACTGTTGCTGTCCAAGGACATGGAAGTACTCAGTGCCAGCACTGGACGTGTCAAAGTAGTGTTAAACACTACCGATACTATTAACCTGCTGGCACAACCGGCCAGTTACAGCATCCAACGATCAGCTGGAAACTATGTACAGGCTGTGTTTGTAGATGACAATTCAGGTGCCCGCGGCGATGCCAACATTGTGGACTCAGTGTTTCCGCAGTTTCAAGACAGTGTAAATTTGACCATACCCACTATCTATGGTCCTACTTCCTGGCCAGCAAATCCACCTTCGGGTTGGCCAGACTGGGCACTGACTCCGCAACCATTGAATTATTTGCAACAGACTGAGTTTTACAGCAGTCATATACCTACCTTGGGTGCTAGTTTGACCACGTTTAAAATGGAACTCACCCATTTCACAGGAACAATCAAAGCGCAAGCAGCCGAAGACTACGAGTCGCCCTGGTACAACGTTACAGATTCTACACAGTATTTTGACGAGACCAGTACAGTCTATCTTAATGTAGCAGGGTTCCACCCCTTGCTTCGTTTGTCGTTTAACCAAAGTCAGGGATGGGGTGCGCAGGCCAGTGCCACAGTGGTCAACGGAGTAGTCACAGGAATTACTCTCAACAACCCAGGCAGCAACTATGTTGCTCCGCCCAATGTTGTTATTGTAGGCAACGGTGCCGGCGCACGGGCTGTGGCTAGTTTGGCCAGCGATGGCACCTGTGGGCCAATAACTGTGATCGATGGCGGCTCTGGATATCTGCCTATTACTTTTGGTAACACGCTCATGGCCAATGTTATCATTAACAATGGTACAGTGACCAATTTGATGTACCGTTGATACAAACTCTGCTATAATAAGCAGATGCTTGATATTGTTCAATACCTACCTGCAAAACGCAAAGCCAGTCCCAGTGGGTGGGTCAGTTTCAACGCTCCATGTTGTCATCACAACGGCAACAGCCCAGACCGACGTCAACGAGGCGGAATCAAAACAAACGAACAAGGCTGGAGCTATCACTGTTTCAATTGCGGCTACACCGCCAGCTTTATCCTTGGCCGCTCTGTGAGCTTCAAGGCCCGTAGGCTCTTGAGTTGGCTGGGTGTGCCTGAACGAGATATTGAACTGGCTAACTTGGAAAGTTTACGCCATCGTAGTATCTACGGCATTGTAGAAGACCGACAACGTGTGTTCAGTGTATTACAAGGCATTGATTTTGAAGAACGTGAGCTGCCACCGGGCAGTGAATTGATCACACAGGAACATCCTAGGTACTGGGACTACATTCGTGATCGACGTGTACCTGAAGACTTTCCCATGATGACTCCTATCCGCACCGATGGAGTTCACTGGACCAGACCTTGTGTAATTGTGCCGTTCACACACGAAAACAAAATTGTAGGCTACACTTCAAGATTTATTGACAACAAGATTCCTAAATTTATTTCTGATGTGCAGCCAGGGTATGTGTTCGGCACTGACTTACAGCATCCAGACTGGCAACATGTGATTGTGACCGAAGGCATATTTGATGCACTCAGTATTGGCGGCCTAGCAGTCATGCACAATGAAATCAGTGATGCACAGGCTAGAATGATCCGTGGTCTAGGACGAGAAATCACTGTGGTGCCCGACCAAGACCAAGCAGGGTTGGACTTGATTGACCGCGCCGTAGAACTGGGCTGGGCAGTAAGCATACCCAACTGGGAAGATTGCAAAGATGTAAATGATGCAGTAAAGAAGTATGGACGACTTGGAACTTTGCTAACTATACTTCAAGCTAGAGAAACCAGCAGAATCAAAATAGAATTAAGGAAGAAACAACTTGTTAAAAGACTACGGAGTTGACGTACAGCGCCTGTTCCTGGAAATGATGTTGGAAGATGCACAGAGCTATGTGCGTGTGCAGAACATTTATAACCCAGACAACTTTGATAAAAGCATACGCCGAGCAGCGGAGTTTATCAAAGAACACAGTGCCAAATACAGCACGTTGCCTGATCGTGCACAGATCACAGCGGCCACAGGAATTAAATTACAATCAGTGCCTGACTTGAATGAAGGACACTATGATTGGTTTATGACTGAGTTTGAAGCGTTTACCAAGCGCCAAGAACTTGAACGTGCAATTCTTAAAAGTGCAGATCTGTTGGAAAAAGGTGAGTTTGAGCCTGTAGAAAAATTGATTAAAGATGCAGTACAAATTTCTTTAACCAAGGATCTTGGCACAGATTTTTGGGCCGATCCTGAGGGTATGTTTACCAAGTACTTTGATGCAGGCGGACAAGTATCAACAGGTTGGCCACAAGTGGATAGACTGCTGTATGGTGGGTTTAGTCGCGGCGAACTCAACATCTTTGCAGGTGGCTCAGGATCAGGCAAGAGTCTTGTGATGATGAACATTGCACTGAACTGGGTACAACAGGGCTTGCATGGTGTTTATGTTTCGCTAGAACTCAGTGAGGAACTCACTGGTCTGCGTACGGCAGCTATGTTGACAGATATGTCAACTAAAGATATTCGTCGAGACAAATCAACAGCAGCCCTTAAAGTCAAAATGGTAGGCAAGAAGGCAGGTAGCTATCAAGTCAAAGCATTGCCAGCACAAAGCAACATCAATGACATTCGTGCATTCTTAAAAGAATATCAAATCAAAACAGGACACCGAGTTGACTTCATGATGGTTGACTATTTGGACTTGTTGATGCCTGTCAGCGCCAAAGTCAGTCCCAACGATCTGTTTGTCAAAGACAAGTATGTGAGTGAAGAACTGCGTAACTTGGCCAAAGAACTGGGCATATTGCTTGTGACCGCATCGCAATTGAATCGATCAGCTGTGGAGGAGATTGAATTTGATCACAGTCATATTAGTGGTGGTATTAGTAAGATCAATACAGCGGACAATGTATTTGGTATTTTCACGAGCCGGGCTATGAAAGAGCGAGGCAAGTATCAGATTCAATGTATGAAAAGTCGTAGTTCAACAGGTGTAGGACAGAAAATCGATCTTGAATACGATATTAACACTATGCGTATTACCGATGCAGGCGGCGACGAACAAGACAATTTCCGTGGTGGAGTAAAGCCCAGTATCATGGATTCAATCAAGGCCAAAAGCACAGTAGCGCCATCGGAAGATTCGCCAACTAAGTGGGAGAAACCCACAGGCACACACGCATGGGAAAAACCAATGGTTCACTCAAGTGACGTTCCTAAAGTAACCGCTGATGTACAAACAGCCAAACTCAAACAGTTACTGGGACAGATAAAAACAGGTTAATTCTGCCCTGGCCAAACAGGTGCGTCGCTGGTGTATATAGTAAGCCCTAGAAGTCCACTGTAGCGCACCTGATCAGTACGATTCCATCCTTCGTGCCAGGTGTAATTACCATTTTGGTGCCACCAACCGTCGCCAAACTCAGTGGTCATACGCACAGGTTCATCTCGGTTTTCTGATTTGTAGAAATAACTGCTGAGATCTTCAGTGTCGTGATTGCTGAAGTAGACCATGCCAGTGGCAATCAGTTTGCGATAGTCTGTGTGTAGTGCGTTGACAAAGCCTGGCATGTCACGAGTAAACTCAATGTGCGTTTGACTTTGTCGAAACATGGTGTCACGGTCCATGCCCCAGGCCACGTCGGTGCCTGGATAATTGTCATACATCCAGTCAACTACTTGTTGTTTGAATTTGAGACTGTTAAAATATCTGCTGATTGCTACTAGCTTTTTGTTTTCTTCACGAGGGCGTAGAACTTTGTAACGCATTCCAGGCCATGGATTGTGCCCTACAGGAGCAACTTCTCCATGCGGCTTCCAATCTTCTGTTTCAAGTTCAGCAACGACTTCTTCGTAGGTCCAGGGCATTTTTAAATGCAGTTTGCTGACCAGATATCTAATGGGAGTAAAAATTGTAGTAAGTTCTGACATATCATACATATTTAAGGTTTAATCAAAGGACATCATGGAAAAAGACAAAGGTTTATATTGTGTTTGGGCAGATTCTGGGATTGCATTACACAATTCAGGACGGTGCCTGCTGTGTTGTCACAGTCAAACTTATCTACGAGACCCAGAAGGTCAGGAAATTTTTCTTGATACACATACTATGGAACAGGCTTGGAACAGTTCTACACGCTATGAGATAAAGCGAGATCTAGAACAAGGGATCCAACATCCAAATTGCAGTGCTTGCTGGAATGAAGAAGCAGCAGGAAGAAGCAGCCGCAGACAAGTGGCCAATGAACAATTTAAAGATCTAGTGATCACAGGTCACAAGCCACAACTGGTGGACCTTAAACCTGGTAACACCTGCAATTTAGCCTGCAGAACATGCTGGCCTGAGGTTTCTAGCAAATGGTATCGCGACTACTGGGAAATTGAAGCTCAAAAATGGGAACCAGACTATAAGAAATATCTAGCTTCCTGGGGCAGAATTCGCAGCAGCTACAGCGACGAAAACACACAGCTATGGACAGATCTAGCAACCTGGTTCACTGATGTAGAGTACTATGACATCTACGGTGCTGAGCCTATGTTGTTGGACAAAGTATTTCATATTTTGCAACAGAGTGTTGACAGCGGTCGATGCCGAGATCAAGGGTTGCATATCAATACCAATGGTACCATTTGGAATCCTGAGTACATTGATATCATCAAACAGTTTAAATCAGTAAACATTGATATTAGCATAGATGGTATTGGACCACACTTTGATTATATTCGATATGGTGAAACGTGGAGCACAGTTGAAAAGAACGTATTGCGTTATCGACAGTTGGTCAGAACCAGCCCCAACATTAAAATGCACATCTGTGTTACAGTGTGTGCTTTGAACATTTTATACGTGATGCAAATACAACAGTATTTCTGCGATCGAGAAATTCCTGTGTTTTTTAACATGGTGCATCATCCACACTATCTCAATGTTCGAGCACTGCCAGACACAGTCAAACAAACAATACGTAGTCAACTTGAATCACAACAGCCCAACTGGCAAATCACTAGCATCATGGATTTCATGGACATGCCTTTGGAAAATCAGCCACAGCAGTGGGACAAATTTCTTGAGTCAACAAAAAAGCTAGATCTGTTGCGACAACAAGATCTAGCTAGTACTTTCCCTGAATTTTGGGAATTGATTAACTTGCAGTAATTACTGCGGTCCAGGTAGTAGAGCCATTGGTGTTTACGTACATGCGATCGTTGGTGGTAGTACCGTCACTGCGTAGGTACAATGATCCTTTGGCTGCGGCCAATGTTGGTGCACCTGATCCAAAGAATACACCAAAGTTTGCAGTAGTTGAAAATACGTATCCTGCTCCAGCTGTGCCTCCTGCTGAAACAGCAGTACCGTTGAAAGAGCGCACCTGACCGTTGGTAACAATGTTACCGCCAGTGACGTTGCCAAGTGCAACCATTTGTGCACCAGTGGTCAAGTTTCCAGCAATCACGTTGCCAACCAACGATACATTGCCAGTACCTGCAATGTTACCGCCAGTGATGTTACCAGCAGCACTGATCAAACCGTTGCTGCGTAGATTGCCACCAGTGACGTTGCCAGTGACACTGACACCAACACCTTCTAAGTTAGCAGAGGCTGTTACGTTTCCAGTGATATCTATACCTTGCGTGGAAATTACGGCTATGTTTGCTGTGCCTCCAACGGTTGCCTGAATATTACCACTTGGGGTAGAAACGCCCAATTCTGTGGTACCTGCTGTGATTCTTGAAGTACTAGACAGGCCTGATAAAAATGCTCCGTTGCCAATGAAATAAGAACCAACAATATTGCCAACAGCGTTGAATGAGGTGTTGGTGTTGATGTTGCCATTTGCAAATATAATGCCGCCAACTCCAACATCGCCGCCAACTCCAACTCCCGAACCTGCTAGAATGTTACCGCCAGTGATGTTGCCTGTGGCTGAAACTTGTCCAGCAGTCCTAAGGTTGCCGCCAGTGATGTTACCTGTGGCGCTGATTAAACCAGTTACAAAACCACCTGTGTTGGCCCATACAGCAACGTTTGATCCGCCAATTCCAATAGTGATATTACTGTTGGCAATTGCTCTTACATTACTGGTTCCGTTGACAATGGCTGATCCACCGGACACAGTGATATTGGTCAATTGACTACCATCACCGATGATATAAGCTCCAGTAACGTTGCCTGTGGCTGAAACTTGCCCTGTGGTTCTAATGTTACCGCCAGAGACATTGCCTGTGGCACTCATTATGCCACTGGTCAATAGATTTCCACCAGTTAAGTTACCGGCAAATGTTTGAGTGGTGGCTACAAAGTTTCCAACAATGTTGCCGTCCACATAAAGATTACCAGCAACGCCAACACCGCCAGCAACTACCAGCGCACCTGAGGTAATGCTGATACTAGGCTCGGTGCTGGCAATTGTCACAGGATTGGTGTAATCACTCAATGGGCGATTTAAATCCTGAATTGTGATAGTGGCGCCTGAGTCAGATGTTGTAAACCCAAATTGATAAGTGCCTGCTTCGGCAAAAGTAATAGTACCACTGGCATAGCCCTGAATGCCGTCTGTGCCTAGCGTTACGTAAGGGCTAAGAGCCATGGTACGGCCAACAGCATCAACAATGACCTGTACTCGTATGCTGCTAAAACTACCTGAAGGCGCAAAGTTACTAAAGCCTAAGTTAATGTTGCCTGTGGTTGCAATACGCTGATAATGTCCTTGACTATAATCTAATATAATTGGGCCCGAAGTGGTTGCAATGTTCACTGAATCAGCACTAAAATTACGTATCTTAGCGCCAATCAAAGGCGCACCCAACATGTTGTTTTGTGTACTCAGAGAAGATCCATTGTCCAAGGCAGCGTTTAAAATTGATTTGGTTTGAAGCTCTGTGATTTCTTCTGCGGCATATTCAAAATTAGTTTTAGTGCCGGCGAAATTATCTCTGAATCCTTGGGTATTGTTGGGCTGGGCAGCCACAGGATATTGATCATTGATTGCTGTTGGGTTGATCTGACTGGTCATAAGTTTTCCTTTGCGATACGCATTTAGATATTTATTAGAACTGGAAACCCGCTAAATAATCCAAAGGTCCTAAACAATGCAGAAAAAAACTCGCAGCATCTTAGAAGAATTAGATGGCTTGTACGACAAAAAATATGCTCAGCGCGATCGTCGCTTGATCATTGAAAATCGTGCCAGCAACGTGATCGCTTCTGCTATTCGCTTAGTAGAACAAATAGAAGCTGAGTTTCCTGCTGACCAAGCAGAAAATCTCACAAGAAAATTGTTAAATGCAATAAGAACAAAAGATGCTGGCAAATTCAATCGCAGCGTAAGGAAAACAGATGCAAATCTTTGAAATAACTCAGCCAAAAAGAGTTAACGAAATTGTTGGTGCACTAGCCAGTGGCATTGCCAAGGCTGGATTCAACAAGTTTGTACAGAGCCAAACCGGTAGCCCTGCTTTTGATCCAGCTGGCTCTGGCGCCAATTCTAGGATGGCAGCCTTCAAGGCCAATCAAGCACTGGTAGGGCCACTGGCCACACAACTACAAGCTGCTTGGGCTCAAGCTGTGCAAGAGTTCATGAGCAGGACCAAGGATGCAGCTGGTAATCCAACTACCAATCTCAGTGCAATGAGCCCAGCCAGCTTTAACGCAATCAAACCGCAGCTGGTGACTTTGGTCAACAATTCCATTGGGCCCAACGCAGATTATGCTGGCTTGCCTAATTCAGTAGGCGATGACCCCACAGTTAAAGGGGCTGCCGATGCAGCAAAAGAAGCCATTGACAAAGGCATTGACGCTGTAATGAACGCCACAGTCAAGCCTGGCAACAACACCCCACAACTGGCTGCTGCCTGGACTGACATTGTTCGAGATGGCATTGCTCCTGCTAAACAGATTTCACAGTTTGATCCCCGTAGCAGTGGCGGCCAAACACAACAAAAAGGGCAGATAAAACTCACGCAAGACACACGTGGAAATTGGCTGGTAAATGGACAACCCTTTAATGCCAAAGATCCTGTGCATGCTCAAGCCATGCAGAGTTTACAACAGCAGGCAGGTGGCAAGCCATGAAGTTATTGAAAACTTTGTTGGAAGGTGGTAACGTATTCAAGAGCAAAGACGGTGAGCCGCTGACACAACGCATCAACCAAGCTGACGTACCTGCAACCATTGCCTGGGTTGAACAAGTCACAGGTTTAAAGTTTCCTGAAGAACGTCAACTAGGATCAACCGGGCGCAAGCCTACTTCGGGCGATCTCGACCTTGGTGTGGATGCCAACAAAATTACCAAGGATCAACTTGCTGCCACGCTCACACAGTTTGTGCAAAGTCAAGGACAAGATCCTCGCGAATATGTTCGCAAGGCAGGAGAAGTGCATTTTCGAACTCCCATTGCTGGTGATCCAGATCGTGGTTTTGTTCAAACAGATTTTATGTTCTTCCCCGACTTGGATTGGGGACAGTTCTACTACGGTGGCGCAGACAATACCGAATACAAAGGCATGAACCGTGCTGTGCTATGGTCCAGCATGGCCAAACATCATGGACTCAAAGTAGGCAGTAACGGCGTACTCAATCGAACAACCAATGAAGTGATCAGCACAAATCCTGATCAATTTGCTCAATGGGTTCTAGGGCGAGGTTACAACAGAAACAATCTCAAGAGTGTGGAAAGCATTTACGCTGCCTTGGCCAACAACCCCGACAGTGATGCTATGCTTCGAGATTTCCGCGACTATTTGGCCAAACAAGGTCTCAAAGAACCTCAAACATCTGTGCGGGAAAGCGATGCTGGATTCCTGGGACGCCTGCGGGATCGTATTGTAAATCAAGGCATGCAACCCATACTGGAAGCTGAACAGGCCAGTGTAGGTGGCCGTGCCAAGGGCATTGAACATCTTGAAGACTGGGTATTTCGAGAAGGCACAGCTGGCATTCAGCGAGCACTAGAAATTGTCAAGCATGCCACTGAATCACCTGCAAAAACCACCACTGCCAAATGGGACGGTATGCCTGCTATAATCTGGGGTCGTAAACCCTCCACAGGCGAGTTTGTGTTAACTGACGGATCAGGATTTGAAGCCAAGGGCTACGATGGCCTTGCTACTAGTCCTCAAATGATGGCACAGATTCAAAACACCAGAAAAGGCGATCGCACTGGCATTATTAACTTGTACACAAAGTTGTTCCCTGTACTAGAAGCTAGTTTACCTCCCAACTTCCGTGGCTATGTCAAAGGTGATTTGCTGTACGCAAACACACCCCCAGAAATCGCAGGCAATTATGTGTTTCAACCTAACACTATTGAGTATAAAATTCCAGCTCGAAGTAACTTAGGGCAACGCATTGGAAACAGTGATATTGGTATCGCTGTACATAGCATGTACTCGGATGCAGGAGATGCACGTCAGCCTCTCAAAGGTGTAGCATTTAACGAAGTTCCGGGCTTGATGTTAGAGCGTCCTGCGACGCCCTCGGCACTGTCTGCGGAACCTGCCAAAGTAAAACAACTCAAACAGTTGATTCGCACAGATGGTGCTGCCATCTCTACTCTGTTTAATCCTACAGAACTACGAGCACACCGGATCACTGACCTTGCCAAGTTATGTGTGGACTATATCAACACCAAGGTTGGTACTCCATTGAATCCTAATACACTATTGCCCGAGTTCGGCGAATGGTTGCAACGCAAAGTAACACCCAGTAAGTTCCGCAACATTGTAGAATACTTAGAAAGTCCTAGCTCAAATACACCTGCATTGGCAGCGGCATTTACTGCATTCTTATTGTTGCACGATTTAAAGATGGACATCTTGCGTCAAGCAGATCTAGAGCATCCCGGGCAAGAAGGCTGGGTAATGGCCACTCCTGCAGGCTATGCTAAGGCAGTAAATCGCTTTGATCCCAATGCTTTTGCTGCTCAAAATCGACAGAGAAATAACCCTCAAGGTGCTTGATTTTTGCCAAAAGGCTAAATAAAAGCAGGTCCACCGAGACCACAAACTTAAAGGAAAATTAAAATGGCTTATATTACCCCTGTAAATGGTGACGTACAACCAGTATTTGCACTTGACGTACAAAACGGTCCTGTAGCTGCTTCTGCATCTACCGCTGCTACTCCAGTTCAACCTGCTGGTCCTAAACTGGACTTCTTCCGCGCTGTTGCTAACACTACTGTTGTGTCACAACAAGGCGTGCAAGAGTATGTTGCTAACGTTATCAACGCTATCCAACAAACTGCTACAATCGCTATGTATCAAGTTGACGGTACAGTATTGAGCTTCGCTACATACCCAACCGGCGCTTTTGCTAATGCTACAACTAACACCAGCGCCGCTGTGTTCTTGGCTGCTGCTAACATTACCTACACAGGTTATCAGTTAGATAGCTGCACAAGCGTTGGCTTCAAGCTATCGACCTAATCAATCACTGATTAACAACAAAACCCAGGTTAGAAATATCCTGGGTTTTTTGTTGGCCGTTAAATACCTGTAGAATGAAAATATTATGTAAGACCTTGTTTGATTGCAGTCCAACAGGTGTCACTGGTCATTATAGAACTTCTAGCATGCCGTTTAAAGACAAGGCGGGTCAACCAGTGACTGATCAAGCGTCTTGGAATTTCAGCCGTAATCAACAACGTAACTGGGAAACTATCAATCAATTGATAAGTTTGCGAACACAGCCAGTTGACATTGCACCAGCACAGTGCAACAATGGTGTTTGGCATTTTGAGTTTGAAGTTGATCAGCCCTTGGTCTATAGTTTAAGTGGACAGGAAAACGATTTTGATTCGTTGATCAATGAGTGTGACAATGTGCCAATGATCACAGGACTCAAAGAAACCAAGACGTCTAACACAGTGTTGATAACTTCAGGACCTGATACAAACATTTGGTTTGAGCCCATAAATAAAGCATTGGACGGACCATATGCCTGATACCACTGACATTGAAAAGAAAAGTCTAGAAGCGCACGTTGAACTGTGCGCTGAACGTTACCGTTTGCTAGAAACCAAACTGGAAACTCTAGACGAAAAGATTGAGAATTTATCTCAGTCTGTTGAGGCTATCAAAAATGCCATACATGAGATGTCAGAAAAAAGAAACAATCAGCTCATTGGTTGGGGCATAGGTATCATCGGTGCATTGACTGCTACTGTGGCCTGGTTAATCACAACTTATGTAATAGTATGAATCGTACACAAAAGCTAGAAAAGTTTGCTGATCGTGAAATCAAACAGTTGCAAGACAAACTGATTGTACCTGACGGTTCAGGCGGCTACACAGCTTTTGGCAAATACAGAATCATACCTAAAAAAGAACATGTTGTTGTTCAAGTCAAAAACAACGAAACTGTAGTTTTTGGCAGCAAACGTGTGGCTATGAGTTGGTGCGTAGCGGATCGACTACAAAGATATGCACTAGCCCGTAACATACAAATATTGGACAACAAACGTCAGAGTTTGGCAGCGGATATTCACTGCCGACAACAACTAGCTAATCATAGCCGAAACGCAGACTTTGCAGAGTCTGTAAACACCAAGATTCAACGCAAAATTGATTACTTCAATATGCTAGATTCTGAATTAGAAAAATGTTTAAATTCGGCTAAATATTGGCAACTAAAAGGATTTGCAAATGAAACTGCACGAACTGGCCGCACCACAGCCAACAAAACAAATTGCTAAAGTATTCGAAAGTTATTTTGGCTCTACCATTCAGTTTGACAACCTAAACCGTCGTCAAACACAGCATCTACTGACTCGTGTTCGTGGGCTGCTAGCTGAACATCGTTCGGGCACCGCTCGTCATCACAGTGAGAAAAATCCTGGATATCTCAAGCTGGTCATGCTTGAGCAGGCTTTGGTAGCACAGCAACAAACACAAACAACTCCAGCGCCGGCAACAGGAACAACGCCAGGAGCCGCACAAAAACCTGCGGTGCAAGGTGCTATTGCTAAAGATCCTAAGTTGGCAGCAGCTCTTAAGAAGAGTCAAGCTGGCCAAACATTGAATCCTGAAGAACAAAAGTTAGTGGCCGGTGCTGCAATGATGCAGGCCGAAAGCCGTTTCCGCAAAATGGCACGCCGTTTGAACGAAAGCGAAATTCAACAGGCTCAAGTTGTGTTGGCTGCTCAAGACATGGTCGACAAGATGCAAAGCATGGTCGAAGATGTAAGCGAACTACAGTTCAAAGAACTACCAGCTCTGGTTGACTCGATCAAGAATCAAGTTGGCATAGACCAAGCCACACAGTTTAATCAAGATGCCACAGCCGCTCTCACAGGTCTGTTGCAGAACATCCAAGGTGCCAAGCAACAGCTTGATTCTGCCCTTGGTGTTGTAACTGGCCAACCTGCTGCTATGCCACCAGCCGGTGCTGATATGGCCGCTGCTGGTGCTGACATGGGCGCTGCCGCAGGAGACATGGCTGCCGCTGCTGGTGCTGACATGGGCGCCGAAATGCCTGTAGATCCTGCCATGGCTGAACCAGGTATGGAACCTGCACCAGCTGCGCTGGGCCGAGCCAAACGATAATGCGACTTAGAGAGTTTGCCGGTGCTGAGGCCAGCACACCGCGACCAGATGAATTATTGGGTCTGGTACAGTTCCTGGCCGGTCGTGCCAGGGACACCAACTCTCGTGGACAAATCAGCAAAGACGCTTTTATTAGCTTGGCACAAAGTTTAGACATTAACATAACTCCTTATAACATAGAAGAAATTGTTGGACAGCCTCCATTGAGTTCAGTACTAGAACCAATGCAGCCCAATTCTGATGAAATTATATTCAAAGGCGCTGGACAACCTGAACCTGTTACAATGCCTGTAAACAAGGCACAGGACATTGTGGCCAGTGCGGCCAAATCGGCAATGAATCGAGACCGCAGCGTCTAATCAAATTGGTCAACTAACGTTGACACAAAATGTTAAATAGTGTATAGTATGTACACTAACTTCTGGAGAACTGTATGACCCGTTTGGCAATTTTGTTTACTCTATTTGCAGCCGCTGCCCCATTGGCCATGGCCCAATACAACAGTTATGGTACCGCAGAAATTGTGCGTGTTGAACCACGCATGATCACTACATATCAACAACAATGCCGCGAGATTGCTGTGCAAACTCCATACTCATCGGGCAATGCCGCAGGTGGTGTGTTGGGAGCCATTGCTGGTGCCGCAATTGGCAACCAGATTGGCGGCGGCTCTGGACGCGATATAGCCACTGTGGTAGGCGGGGTAGTAGGGTATCAAGCCGGTCGTGGAGACTCTCATCCTGGCGGAATCAGTCACCGAACTGTGTGTGAGTCTGTACCTGTTGTGACACAACGAGGCGAAACAGTGACTTTTAGATATCGTGGTAGATTGTTTAGCCAAACTTTTGATTGATCAGAATTCTATATGGCATATTCCAATCAAGTTGTAGACCATTACGAAAATCCACGCAATGTGGGATCGTTTGACAAGAGCGACGAAGACGTAGGTACTGGCATGGTAGGAGCACCTGCCTGCGGTGATGTGATGAAGTTACAAATAAAAGTAAAAGACGGAGTAATCACAGATGCAAGATTTAAAACGTATGGTTGTGGCTCAGCGATTGCGTCGAGTTCGCTGGTTACTGAATGGGTCAAAGGACGCACACTTGACGAAGCGGCAGCGATTAAAAATAGCGAGATTGCTGATGAGCTTGCCCTCCCCCCTGTTAAAATTCACTGTTCAATACTTGCAGAAGATGCCATCAAAGCGGCAGTAGAAAACTACAAACAACGAGCACAGGCCAAACTGGCTTGATAAGTATGGGATGCAATATGAAATCAATCATTTGCATCTAGAGTTAAGCTCACTTTGTAACGCTAGATGCTCTTTCTGTCCTAGAAATTTTTTAGGATATCCTTATAACATGGGATACACTGAGACCAATCTCAGCCTTGAAGATTTTAAAAAAATATTTTCGCTGACCCGACTCAGTAGGGTTCACATTGCTATCATCAATGGTAACTTTGGCGACGCAATAATGAATCCAGAAACCCTGGATATCATTGCCTACATGAGACAGGCCAACCCGGACATGAGCATAAGAGTGCACACCAACGGTGGCGCCCGAGACAAAGAATTCTGGAGAGGATTGGCCAAGCTCAGAGTATTTGGTATATTTGGCATTGATGGTCTGTCAGACACTCACAGTTTATATCGTCAAGACACTGTGTTTGAAAACGTGATACGCAATGCTAAAACTTTTATTGATGCAGGCGGTCAGGCAATATGGATGGCCAATGTGTTTGATCACAATCGACCACAATTACCTGAAATGTATCAAATGGCCAAGGACCTAGGATTTATGTGGCTAGAAGAACGCGAAACAGATCGAAACAACGGTCCCAGTTACGATCGCAAAGGAAACAAAATTTTTTCAATACGAACTGACTGGCAATATCCTGACCAAGTCAACGATCAATTTATACAAGATCAAATTGTCAAAGTGGTTACTGAAATGCCAAAATACACAGACAGCAAAAAAGTGAACATTGACTGTTGGGCTGTGCGTGAACGCAGTGTTTATGTGGCATCTGATGGATATGTGTATCCCTGTTGTTGGACAGGGCACAACCCTCAACAGTATCACAACCATAATGCTCTACAGGTCTGGAACACAGAATTACGTGAGTATGTACATGGCAACCATGGCCCTACAGTGGGGGTAGAGTCGGCTATTGCCTGGTTTGACCGCTTGGTTGAATCTTGGAATACTGACAAGCAACCGACAGTGTGCAAAAGATGGTGTACAAAAGATGATAACAATAACTCCCTTAGCTGCTCGTAAGATACAACAAACATTGAACCGAAGAGGACACGGAGTTGGTGTTCGGATTGGTGTAAAAACCACTGGGTGCTCAGGACTGGCCTATGTGCTAGAGTATGTGGATTCTCCAGCGCCTGAAGATCAGTGTGTTGAATGTCTTGACTGCAAAGTTTTTATAGATCCAAAAAGTTGTGCTTATGTACAAGGCACAGAAATTGATTTTGTGCGCAACGGACTGAACGAAGGATTTGAATTTCGAAATCCCAATGAGCGTGACCGCTGCGGTTGTGGGGAAAGTTTTAGGGTATGAGTGATATCATTCAACAGGCCTTGCACAAACGCATGGCCTGGGCGCAAGAACATCCTGCACTGTGCCCAGCACCCTATGTCACACTTGACATTCGTCACAGCGAGTTTTCAAAAAATCAAATATTTCAGACCTGCTGTTGCAATCTAGATGCGGCATTGTTTGTGCCCAGCAAAGGTTCAGATCCTTTTGTTGAAATTAAGCAACAACAAGCACAGGGTCAATGGCCCGATGCTTGCAGGCACTGTCTTAAAGAAGAAACCAATGGTGGACAAAGTGAACGACTGCGCAGCTTTGTTGAAATGCCGCAGGATCGGCTGGGACATTTTATCAAGAGCAAACAGGTAGCAGAGTTCGAAGTTAGAATCAAATTCAGTAATTTGTGTAATCTCAGTTGTCGTAGTTGTAGTCCTTTTGAAAGCAGTACCTTTGCTAGAATTACCAACAACGTAGTCAATGAATTTTTTGAAACTGACATCAGCGACAGCGAGCAGCATTGGGATTTTATAACCAATGCTATCATGCAAAAACACAACAGGTATCAACATTTTTTTGTGCATTTCATTGGTGGCGAAACACTGATTCAGCCGGGCATGACCAAGTTATTGAGTTGGATGTGCGAGCAAGGCATCGCTGAAAAAATCAATCTCAGACTGACTACTGCCATGACAGTGAACCCCAGAGATGAACTAATGGAATTGTTAAGCCGTTTCAAAAGTGTGGATATTCTGCTCAGCATAGACTCGGTGGGAGAAAACTACAGCTACATTCGTTGGCCTGCACGATTTGAAAAAATTGAACGAAATCTAGATACCTTGATCAGTTACAAAAATCAAATGACCATTGTAAAGGGTCGCAAGGTAATGCGTCCCATTTGGAAATGTGCAGTGAGTCCTGTGTTTAGTCTCAACAACATATTCTACATTGATGACTGGTTGAATTACTGGTGCAACTGGTACGAACAGCGTGGTTTTGTATTTCATAATTATGCTGCCAATTTAGTAGATCAGACTGAACATCTTGATGTACAGGCCCTGCCACAACGGTATAGACCTGAATTGGCCAAAAAGCTACAACAGTGTTTAGATCATAGAATTTTCAAACAATGGCCAGATCAAATGCGCGGCATTTATAATTTTATTGTGACTACCATTGGCGAACTAGATACAGCACCTGACAATGATCAACTCTGGAAAAAATATCTTAATCATACCGCATATTTTGATCAAAAAACAAAAATGGACTTTACAAAGTACAATCAAAGATTGTATAATGTACTAAATGAATCTGATCAAGAACAGTTTGCAACAATTTGCAATAAAATTGACACAGGCGTTAGTTTACACCAATCCATGATTTTTGTTCCCAATGTACAATCCTAAATTTGACTACAAACCCATTCCACGAGTCGTTGTTGAAGGCAAACGTTTTTATGCCACACCAGATGGCAAAAATCTGCCCTCAGTGACCACCATACTAGACAAAACCAAGTCTGAAGAAAAGAAACAAATTCTAGAGCGTTGGCGTAAAAGTGTAGGCTACGAAAAGGCACAGCAAATTACCACCGAAGCTGCCAACCGTGGCACACGCATGCACACCTATCTAGAAAAGTACATCAAAGACGGTGCCATGCCTCCGCGTGGATCAAATCCCTTTAGTTGGCCCAGTCATGTCATGGCCGAAGAAGTTGTCAACAAAGGATTGATAAATGTTAATGAATTTTGGGGCATTGAAGTTCCGTTGTATTTCCCGGGAATTTACGCAGGTACCACAGACGGTGCAGGTATACATCTAAATGACGAAAGTATTTTAGACTACAAACAGACCAACAAGCCCAAACGGCGAGAATGGATTGAAGATTATTTCATGCAGTTGGCAGCCTATGCAGAAGCGCACAACGAACTACATGGTACACGTATCAAAAAAGGCGTAGTTTTAATGTGCGTCAAACCAGATCTTGACAAGGACCACAACATTGTGGGAAAACCGCAGTATCAAGAGTTTGTGTTAGAAGGCGCAGAATTTGAAAAATATCGTTCAGAATGGTGGCGCAGAGTTGAACAGTACTATTTGCTAAATATGTGATAGATCAAGGATTATCACTGTGGCTATTTTACAGATTTCACGCATTACCCAACGCAAGGGCATATTAGATGACCTTCCCCAGCCGCTAGCCGGCGCTGAATTTGGCTGGGCAGTAGATCAGCGCAGACTTTTCATCGGCAACGGAGAATTAGCCGAAGGTGCTCCAGTAGTAGGCAACACTGAAATCCTCACAGAATTTTCAGACGTATTAGCGTTGAGCGGTGCTTACACCTACAGTGGTCTAGAAGCCACAGGTTATGCAGTACAAACAGGTGCTACTTCAGGTAGTCCTGTAACTCAGAGTCTACAGAATTGGTTGGATCAGTTTGCCAGTGTCAAAGATTTTGGTGCCACAGGCGATGGTGTAACTGATGACACAGCGGCAATCAATCGTGCACTGTTTCAGTTGTATTGCCGACAAAACAACCCTCAAATTCGTCGCAGTTTGTTTTTCCCAGCTGGCACTTATTTGATCACTGACACAATTTTAATACCCCCGCATGCCAGACTATATGGCGAAGGATCAGACTCTAGTATTATTTTGTTTCAGTCTAATCCTTGGGTTTCTTTCACCCCTTATGCCCAAGGAGTACTGGTCTATTATGCCACCAACGATCGTTACTATCGCTCGCTGAGTGCTGTACCTGTTGAGGACAGCATTGGTGCTGCTATTCTGCCAACAAATACCACTTACTGGGTAGAAGAAGATTTGCCCGAGTATGTGGTACGTACCGCTGACAGTTTGCAACAGACTGGCAGCAATATTCTCAGCAACAGCGCCACACGTCCTGAAAATGTAGAAGTACAAAGTATGGCCTGGAAAACAGTCAACTTTGGCAATGACTCTGCTCGCAGTCATAACATTTTGTTGGTAGAAAGAGCTGAACAAATCAGTTTCAAAGAGTGTACGTTTGATGGACCGTTTACCACCAACGATGGCAACACCACCTTTGATGACTTGTCGGCAGTGAAATTTGCCAGCACCTCGGCGTTGATAACTCGTCAGGTGATTTTTGATGACTGCAAGTTTTCAGGCTGTACCTATGGTTTCAACACAGACCAACAGGTACAGGCAGTGACAGTGAGCAACAGCTATTTTGATTCACTTACTCAGGGCATTGTTCTAGGTAGCTTGACTCCAGTAGACGGCGGTCCTATTGGATTTAGAATTCTGAATAACATATTTGACAATGTCTATGCTGAAGGCATTGTGATTCAAGGAGTCAAACTCAATGCCACTGGTTACAACACATTTTTAAACGTTGGTAATCACATCAACACAGTTGCACAAACTCCTGTAATAGACATTGATGCCAACAACAATATCAGCGTCGGTGACATGTTCGAGCGCACCACGTCAGAAAGTGCTACATATCCACGTATTGCATTAAACGATTCAACCAGCATTGCGTTGGGCATGAACATACGTGGGGTTTCTTTTACAGTAAGTGGAGTCAGTGACGATACTATAGCCACTGAGATGCAGCTAGGTAAGTACACCCGCACCACAGGTGTACACTCTATCATCAGCGACAACAATTCAGGTCCGTTGTTTTTGATAGACACCGCGGTGTTTAAGGCATTCAAGATGGATTATACTATCATTCGTGGAACCACAGTACGCACCGGAACGCTGACCGCAGTCAGCGCGGCCACTGGGTCATTCTCTTACACCGACAGCTATACAGAAAACGCATCTACTGGTGTTACATTAACCGCCACTGAAGCTGCTCCAGGCGGAGATATCACAGTGGCGTATAGCTCATCTTCCACCGGTTCTGCCGGTACTATAGACTACAGTATCACTCATTTAGCCTAATGTGGCCACGCACCTTTGCGGACCGACTTGAAAGTTGGTCCAATCTTCGCCGACAGTGTTTGGTATTAGAGCCTGAATTGGCTCTGCAGACCATCAATGCATGGTGGTTTGACACACCTTGGACTCCTTATCATTTACACTGGGATGAACGAAATAGTTGGCCTGACCCATGGCAGTTATTGGATGACAACATTTACTGTGGACTTGCTCGCGGGCTAGGAATCATGTATACTATAGTTCTGTTAGATCGCGCAGACATGCAAGACGCTGAAATGATCGAAATGGGTAGTGACAATTTAGTCCTATTTGACCAAGGAAAATATATATTGAATTGGGATCGAGATCAAATCGTAAATATCAACCTGAGTTCCAAAAAAACTCAACACTGCATCAGTCAGCAACAAATAAAAATAGAAATAAAGTAACATATAATGAAAAACATTACCGTCGTTAAACGTAGTGGCCAGCGTGAGCCCTTGGCCTTGGAAAAGTGGCAAACGCAGATTGCTAAAATATGCTCGGGCATTGCTGACGTAAGTCAAAGCATGGTAGAGATTAAAGCTCAGTTGCATTTTTATGATGGTATTACCACCAAAGAAATTGACGAGATTACCTTACGTGCTATTGTGGATCTCATTGACGTAGAATCCAATCCAGATGTAGGGCACACCAATTACCAATATGTAGCAGGGAAACAACGTCTCAGTATGTTGCGCAAAGACGTTTACGGCAGCTACGAGCCTCCCCACTTGTATGAGATTGTGAAGCGTAATGTGGCCACAGGCCTGTACACTCCCGAGCTCCTAGAATGGTACGATGAGGCCGATTGGAGCCGTATGAATGACATGATTGATCATGTCAAAGACGAACAGTACAGCTATGCGGCCATTGAACAACTGATTGAAAAGTATCTGGTCAAGAATCGTTCAACAAAGGAAATTTATGAAACTCCTCAAGTTCGTTACATGGTGGCGGCCGCTACTGTATTTCATAAAGAAGAACCGAACTCAGCTCGTATGCGCTATATCAAAGAATACTACAATGCGGCATCAGACGGTCTCTTTACTCTTGCAACGCCTGTCCTTGCTGGACTGGGCACTCCTACTAAGCAGTTTAGCTCTTGCGTTCTTATCCGCAGTGACGATGATCTCGATAGTATTTTTGCTAGTGGCGAAATGATGGCCAAGTATGCTAGCAAACGTGCTGGCATTGGTTTAGAGATTGGACGACTACGTCCACTAGGCTCGCCCATTCGTGGTGGCGAGATAATGCACACAGGTATGATTCCATTCCTGAAAAAATGGTTTGGTGACCTTCGTAGTTGCAGTCAAGGAGGTATTCGTAATGCAAGTGCTACTGTTTTTTATCCTATTTGGCATCATCAGTTTGATGATCTTATTGTCCTTAAGAACAACCAAGGAACAGAAGAAACCCGAGTCCGTCATATGGATTATGGGGTTGTGCTGTCAGCTTTCTTCTGGAGACGATTCAAGAACAAAGAAAACATAACGTTCTTTGACCCCAATGAAGTGCCAGACTTATATGAAGCATTTTACAAGAACACAACTCGCTTTGAAGAACTATATGTTGCCTATGAAAAGAGAAAAGACCTACGCAAGAAAACCATGTCAGCTGAAGAAGTATTCAAAGGCGGTATTCTCAAAGAACGCACTGACACAGGACGTATCTATTTGGTATTCATAGACAACGTGATGAATCAAGGTCCTTTTGATCCTGAGTATCATACCATTTACCAGAGTAACCTTTGCTGTGAAATTCTCCTTCCTACAAAACCTTTCAAACGACTGGACGATGATCAAGGTCGCATCGCGCTGTGTACACTTGGGTCCATTAACTGGGGAGCATTCCGTAATCCAGAGGACATGCGCCGGGCTTGTAGGATTCTGCAGAGGAGTCTGTGTAATATCCTTGACTATCAGGACTTCCTCTCAATTCAAAGCAAGTTATCCAACGACGAGATCCAGCCGCTCGGTATCGGTGTTACGAATCTTGCTTACTGGCACGCCAAGCGCGGATTTAATTATGGCGAGAAAGATGCCTTAGCTGAAGTCAAATCCTGGATGGAACATCAAGCTTACTATCTCACAGAATCCACAGTTGAGCTGGCCAAGGAACGTGGACGTTGCAAAGATAGTGATCGCACATTCTATGGCCAGGGTATATTTCCTTGGGAGCGCAGAGCACAAGGTGTTAACGAGTTAGCTGACTTTACACCTGAACTAAACTGGGAAGGTCTACGTGCTCAAATGCGTGGACATGGTGTTCGCAACGCCACGCTGATGGCTATTGCCCCAGTAGAGTCCAGCTCAGTGGTTATTAACTCAACCAACGGTATTGAAATGCCCATGAGCTTGATTTCAGTAAAAGAATCTAAAGCAGGCAGTCTTACACAAGTTGTGCCCGAGTATCACAAGTTGAAAAATCGATATCAACAGATGTGGGCACAAAAGGACTGCGACGGATACTTGAAAACAGCGGCTGTGTTAGCAGCCTACATTGATCAGTCAATCAGCACTAACACATTCTACAATCCTGCACACTTCCCAGATCGTAAGGTTCCCACAACCCTGATTGCCAAGAACTTGATGCAGGCACACTACTGGGGATTGAAAACGTTCTACTACAGTTTGATCAACAAAGCAGGTTCAAAACAAAAAGCAGAAGACGCACCGTTGGAAGAGATTGACTTTGATGATCAAGAAGACTGTGAGAGCTGCAAGCTATGAACAGCATCGAACGTATATGGGCTCGAGCAACCGGACACCTAATGGGCAAATCAGATCACGATCGCCCAGATGTTCCTATATTAACTCTTCGAGAAGCCCGAATAGCCTTGTTCTTAAAGACTTTTTGGGTTATAATACATGTGGTTACATGTTTTTTTATCATAGCAAATACTATTAGACATTGGTAATGGATTTTTTAAACCACATTGACTGGACGAATCACGATGGAGTTAACCTCGGAATGATCAACGATTTTCTTCGCAATCAATTCTATGACCGTGTACTCAGTAGATATGTCAAAGACCAAGATTGTACTGACATTGGCTTTGGCACAGGACTACTATCAATCATGGCCTTGAAACATGGTGCTCGTCACATACGTGCATTCGAAAGTGATGTAAATCGCTACCACTTGGGCTGTGAGATTATAAAACGGCTGGGCCTTCAAGATCGAATTGAACTGGTAAACAAACGTTACACCAGGGACATTGAATCTACTCCTGTTACGTTTACTGAAACAGTAAACGGAAATCTTTGGTGGGAAGGTTTATGGAACAGTCTGCCTTCAGATAACTCGCGTGTGTTTCTTCCGAGCACATACTTTTTAGAACTGTGGGCAATACCAATTCCTGAACGCTTTGCTCAAGGACTATGCAGACCTTGTTCAGAGCCACGAGGATTCAATCCAGCAGTGGACATTGATCAAAAATTCATTCACGTTGTTAATACCATGCGCGGAAACATAATGAATGTGACAGAAGTTAACTTAACTCCTGGCATCGTTACCTTCCCGCGCCAGCAGGAAACCGATTGGGGATGGATTCCGTACATGCGAGCTGTCAAAGCTGGTCAAGTAGTGGCTAGCTATCATGCGCAACATTGGCATCCTGAACAACGTCACTTTGAACTGACAGTTTCTACTCAGTCATGGAAAGATCAATGTGTGTTGATTGTGCCAAGAATGGGGATGAAACAAGACAATGACACATTGTACCTTGATGATGGGCACTGGGGACCAGGCGAAGATCCTATAATTTTAGTTCGCCCGGACCGAGACCTTGTTGTACAGCACAACATTAGAAGTGGGCAGATTAGTTACACACTGAAAGATTAACATGAGCAAAGCACAATACAACTTAAAAACAAAAACAGATTATCTCAACCGCAAGATGTTCTTGGATCCTGCAGGCCCTGTGACCATTCAACGGTTTGAAGAAGTCAAGTACAACAAACTACAAAAGTTTGAACAAGAAGCACGTGGTTTCTTTTGGGTGCCTGAAGAGATTTCACTAACCAAAGACAGCCAAGACTTTAAAGATGCGTCAGACACAGTCAAGCACATCTTTACATCAAACCTGTTGCGTCAAACCGCGCTGGACAGTTTGCAAGGTCGCGGTCCTACACAGGTGTTTACTCCTGTGTGCTCAATCCCTGAACTTGAAAGCCTGATGTACAACTGGGGATTCTTTGAGACCAACATTCACTCACGTAGCTACAGCCACATCATTCGCAACATCTACAACGTGCCCAAGGACATGTTTAATACAATCCACGACACCAAAGAGATCATTGATATGGCTTCTAGTGTGGGCAAGTACTATGATGACTTGCATCAAATGAATTGCAAGAAAGAACTAGGATTTGATTTAGTTTCTGATGATGCTCATATTAAATCAATCTGGTTGGCACTAAATGCCAGCTACGCACTTGAAGCATTCCGCTTTATGGTTAGCTTTGCTACTTCATTGGCCATGGTAGAAAACAAAATCTTTATTGGCAACGGCAACATCATTCAGTTGATCCTGCAAGACGAAATCCTGCACAAGGACTGGACTGCATTCTTGATCAATCAAGTTGTGAAAGAAGATCCACGCTTTGCCGCCGCCAAAGTGGAATGCGAAGCAGAAGTGTATCAGTTATACATGGATGTTATTCGTGAAGAAAAAGAGTGGGCAGACTATTTGTTCAAACATGGTCCTGTGATTGGACTCAATGCCAACATCTTGAGAGACTTTGTGGACTACACTGCCAAGAACGCCTTGCACGAAATTGGTATCAAGTATCAGGAACCTGCACCCAAGAGCACACCTATTCCTTGGTTCAACAAACACGTTGACACCAGCAAGAAACAAACTGCACTGCAAGAGAACGAAAGCACTAATTATGTTATTGGTGTAATGAGCGACAGCATTGACTACGAGGAACTACCTGAACTATGATCGACGACAATTGGTTTGCCCAGGGTGGATTTGAAACCTACAAACATCCCACACCTATCAAGTACGAAACAGCTACAGACAATGGCACTGTGGACACACTAGAAGGTCCTGTGAATTACACAGTGGGACACAAGATTATCACTGGTCCCAAAGGCGAGCGGTACCCGGTGAGCCCTATTAAGTTTAACGCCTACTATGATGACAATGGTGATGGCACAGCTACGCCAAAGAAAATTATGAAGGTTGCTAAGTTGGCTGACCATGACGGTGTTGTTCGAGCAAGTTGGGGTAACTTAGAATACACCAAAGGCAATGACTACATTGTCAAGCACGGACCTGGCGATTATGGTGTTGTCAAAACAGACATCTTTGCCAAGACCTATGATAAATCAAATGAAGGAAAATAATATGCAAGCTATTGTATGGAGCAAATATCACTGTCCCTATTGCGATCAAGCCAAGGCACTGCTAAAACAAAAAGGCATTGCTTTTGAAGAACGCAAGATTGGTGACGGATACACAAAAGAAGAATTGCTAGAAGCAATCCCCACAGCAAGAACCGTACCACAGATCATCCTTGACGGAGAACTGATTGGCGGATTTACAGAACTCAAAGCAAAACTAACAGAAAGCGTCTAATGACACAACTAGCACTAACAACGGATAAAGTATACACATTTAAAATGAACTCTGGCGAAGAAATAGTTGCCAAGGTAAAAATGTCAGGAGGAGATTGGATCATCCTTGAAGAGCCAGTAAGCATTGCACCTGGGCCACAGGGAATGGGATTGATCCCTAGTTTGTTTACCGCTGATCCCAGTGCCGAAATCAAGCTAAATACTGGCAGTATAGCTTTGTGTGCCCCGACTGATGATTCTGTGCGCATGAAATACCTTGAAGCCACCACTGGGATCAAGGTTCCAGACAAAAAACTAATCCTAGGATAACATGCCCGCAGTGCAACGTGTAGGTGATGCAAATGATGCCGGAGCCGCTATTACAAGCGGCTTTAGTTCTGTGCGAGTCAATAACAAAGCAATCAGCGTGAATGGATCCAAGGTAGCCGACCACGCCAAGGCCAAGCAGTACGATCACAAAAGTATCACCACAGCCAATGGCGTTGGCAGCGTTCGTGCCGGCAACAAACCTGTCAATGTCACTGGCAATGCCGATAGCTGCAAAGATCATAAAAGAGTAGGCGGCAGTGACAACGTGAGGATAGGATAACATGGCCACAGGGTTGTATACTCCGTTGCAGTTGATAGCATTGACAGGATTGTTGGCCAACACAGGTCTAGCAGTCAGCACCACGTTGTCTAATGCAGTGGCCAGCTACAACGCAGTACCTGCCATTGATTCTCTTTTAGATACCTTGAGCTTGGCTGGTTCGTATGGCCTAGCCAACGCGACCATTGCTCAGTTAAAAACTCTGGGTGCGTCAAATTGCCCGGCTCTTGGTGCCAGTGTGCCCACTGCCTATGCTAATACCATTACTGGCGTGCAAACTGTGGCTACTATACCTACTGTCACTACCGGTGGGTTTGCTCAATTTGTATTAGACACCGGCAACAAATATCTCGGCAACGGAGACATCAGTAAGTTTGCAGAAGTTTGGTCGGCAGCTACTAGCTATCAATCACAAACAACACAACTGATTTACAGCACAGTCAATGCCAACAAAATGGCAGCCACTTTTACCAACATGAACAACTTGGTCACTGGTGACATCACCAAGGTGACCATGGCAATGCCAGCATTTGCACAAGATCTTAGAGCCATGGGCAATGCGTTGAGTCTTCAACAACTTAATGAGATCGGAACACCTGCTGGTGTTTTGCAACAGATAAGCATTTATGGTAACATAGTACGTGGCACCTTGCCGTCGATCACTTTGGCGCTGTTTGAGCAAGGCATGTCTGAAAATGAAATTGTAAGATTGTGCACACCTAGTCAGTCAAGTTTAGATTTGACTCGCAGTCAGTTTAATAATCTGCAAAGAAAAGCCTACAATGCCATGCTCAAAATAACCGGCGCTGATCTCGCAGAAATTTTAGACATTTTGGATGTTACTACACCCGGGGTCAATACTCTAGCTGATCTACTGAATCCTACTGTGTTGTTTGGCGAAAGTTGGCGGAGTCTATCTGTGCCCACAGACAACGGTCCGCAGTCTATATACAACAGCGACGGCACAGCCAATTCAATTGTCAAAACATTCATTGGATCTATAGACGTTGGTCCCAACAGCAACATCACAGGTTGCGATGAATTGAGCAAGATAGTTCCAGAAGATCAAGCAGTGGCCAGCGTGGCATTGGCGGTCAGTATGAGTCAGATACCAAATATTGCCAACACTGACATTGCAACTCTAGCGAGGGTGTTGTCATGAGCATAGACACACTCAAAGGGTTAAATTTAATTGAAAATTTAGCTGCGCCTGTGCCCACAGCGGTGAATTCCTACATTCGTGCCAATGTAGCCACTGGATCAGGTGACTTTGGTGTCCCTACTGTAACAGACATTATTGGCATTGCCAGCGGTGCGGTAGCTACTAATGCGTTGAATCAAGCTACCAGTGCTCTTAACAGCATAACTTTGCTCAATCTAAAAGCTGTGTATGATAACATGAAGGCCTGTGTGCAAGGCACATTTGGACCAGTGGGCGGACCTATTGTGATACCTTCGGGTCCTGCAGCCGGAACCTATGCTGATGCTGACACTGCTTTTACAACAGGTTTGATTCCAGCTGCCAATGCTGAAATTGTTGCGCTGATAGCAACCTATCCTGTTCAGACCACAGTAATGAATGAAAATTTCAATGCTGTTTGCCAAAGAATCGTATCAGAAGCAAATTTTCAAAACGCTGCTGGCATTAACTACGATGCAGAGGCTGCTGGAAGTCCGTCAGCAGTTTACAGTTTGGTGTCTACCTTGGCTCAAGTGGGCAACTATAACACACCCAGCGGGCAGTATGACTACATGTTGAAAATTGCCAACACTAGCACTCAGGCAGGACAGGCTGTGGTAGGTGCTATTCGTGAAGGTAAGAATCAATCAACACTCAACGAAGCTGGAATTCCAGTGGGAGGATTCAGTGTGTCTAACGACTGGCCTGGATTGCCGAGCAGTACAGGCACACCAATTTTGCAGACCAGTGTATTGCCTCCTCCCAGTGCAGTGTCTGATCTGGGTCAACCCAGTGTGACGTTACCGTTGCCTAAATATCAAACCACATCAAATCCTTTTAGCGTTTCGTACACTGTAGCAGAAGCAAGACAGTTGGTGGAATCGCAACAGCTCAATCCATTGGTGCCGCCAACCTCTACCAGTACATCCTTGTCTGCACCTGCTGTGGTACGAATAGCACAAGTTTATGAGCAACAGGCATCGACTCAACAGCCCGGCAATGTGTCGACTACGTTGATTCAAAATTCTTCGTTCTGGATCAATGCTGTGGTTCAGCCATCAGACGCAAACACTCGAGTCACATTGTCTACTTCAGCAGGCAGTTATGTCACACTTCCTGGCATTGACCTAAACAATGGCAACGGCGTTCAAATTCAAGTACCAGGATGGCTGATTCCCAACTTGGGTGTTGTTTTATTGACTATGACTGCTAGCCAGCCCGGTGGCCCTACCAGGTCTGACTCTATAAATTTAGAAATTGTTGCTACTAACTATCCAAAGACTGCTACGGTAACACAGGACGGATGGTTCAACAGCGTGAACGAAACTGTGTACGGAACCCCGGTAACTGTGACCTTTAGAGGACCGCCCAGCACAGAATTTACTTGGAGCACCAGTTGGACCAGCACCTGGCCCACAGGTTCGGGCACCTTTGACGCCAACGGATATCGAGTATACTCGTCGCTGGTATCTCCTCCTATCAGTGATTCAAATAAGCTGTCTGTTCGCTATGCATCGGGCGAAGTTGTCAGCACTACTTTCAAAACAATACCCATTTAACTAGTACTTTAGTACTACTTTTGCACGGTTGACTGAATATTCCCGTTTTGCTATAATAATGACATAGCGTAACAAAACAGGAGCCCAAAATGGACGTCAACGCAATCAATTCTGCTATCATGTTTGGTAAATTGACCAACACTGAGTTGTCGAGTGTGATCGATGCTGTGAAGTTTGCCCGTTCGCAACTGACCAAACAAAACAAACGAGCATTCCAACTTGGAGACTCTGTGAAGTTTACCAGCAACCGCAACGGTCTGACCTATGTTGGCACTGTACGCAAAGTCAAGATCAAGTATATCCTGGTCAACACCCCCGGTGGCGTGTTCAATGTGCCTGCTAACATGTTGGAGGCGGCATGACATTTCGGACTTGGTTGCAACAACAGTGGTATAGCCACTGTTTGGAAATAGAAGAATGGACAGGTAGTTTGCCTACCTATCCAATGCAAGTTTACTTTCAACGATATCGCTGGTGGCTCAAGCGTGAGTACCGGCATCAACAAGGAGAAAAATAATGGGTCTCGACATGTATGCTTATGTGGCCACTAGGGCAGGTCAACAAGAGGAATACTACGAAGGCGCTGAGTTTAACGAAACAACTCGCGAATTCGAAAACAACACAGTGACCAAGCCACGTGAGATTGCTTACTGGCGTAAACATCCTAACCTGCATGGCTGGATGGAAAAGCTCGCAGAACAAAAAAATTTAGAGTATGATACTTTCAACGGCATTGAACTCGAACTCACTGCTGAAGATTTAGATCAGCTAGAGCACACAATTAAGAAGCGCCAACTGCCTTCGACAGCTGGATTCTTTTTTGGCAACGACTCAGATCAGCACTACTACGATCATGATCTTGAATTTATTAAAAATGCCCGAGCAGAATTGTTCTTGGGTCTAAAAGTGTTTTATAATAGCTCATGGTAAGGTCTTAAATATGACAGTAGATTACAGCAACGAAAGGTTTGATGGGGCAATGGCCGCAGGTTGGATTCGCGACTTAGAAAGCTCTGACAGCCGGCTCCACAAAGAATCAGTAATTGAAAAAGCACTCATAGCGGCCAAGCTGGGTTCAGCAGACGCCCAGTGTTTTCTTTTCAACTGTTACCAGGCTTACAATCCGTTCTATGTGTTTGGGGTTCGGCAAGTGCCAGAAACTCAAGGCCTTGAAGGTCGTGCCAATCCTTGGACTCGTTTTTGGGCCATGTTGGAAGATCTGCGAACACGTGGTATCACTGGCGGTCGTGCTCGTGACGCTATCAAGGAAATGTCAGAGCAGTTCGACAGTGAAGAATGGAACGGCCTTGCTCGTCGTGTGATCATCAAAGATCTGCGTTGCGGCATCTCAGAAAAGACCTTGAACAAAGTACTGGGCAAAACTGACTGGAAGATTCCTGTGTTTACTTGTCAGTTAGCACAGGACAGTTCAGATCAACAGCAAAAGCTCAAAGGTATCAAGCGCCTGGAAGTCAAACTGGATGGTGTGCGTGTGATTGCTGTGGTACAGGGTGCCACTTGCACACTGTACAGTCGCAACGGCAAGATCTTTGAAAACTTTCCGCAGATTGCCGAAGCTGTAGAAGATGCTCGCAAGGCATTCCAATATGGTCGTGGCACCGGCGGCAACTTTGTGCTGGATGGTGAGATTGTGGGCGAAAGCTTTCAAAAGCTCATGAAGCAGGCACACCGCAAAAGCGATGCCAAGACAGATGGCATGGTTTATCATGTATTTGATATCTTGCCCTTGGATGCGTTGGAAGAAGGACACTGGAATGTAAAACAGCAGGCTCGCTTGGAGTGGCTTGAAAGTGCCAAATCCACCCTGCCCGAGGACGGTTGTGTGCAGATCATGCCCGGCATGAATGTGGATTTGGACACAGCAGAAGGTCATGACGTCATGCGCCGCTTTGCCGAAGCCAGTGTGGAACAAGGTTACGAAGGCATTATGATCAAGGAGCTCGGTGCACCTTACATCTGCAAGCGTTCAGATTCTTGGATGAAATGGAAGCCTACTATCACAGTGGACTTGACCATTGTGGGTTTTGAAGAAGGAACTGGTCGCAATGCAGGCCGGTTAGGTGCTATAATTTACGAAGGAGTTGACAATGACAGAAATATTCGGGTTAATGTTGGTACTGGCTATAGCGATAGCGATCGTGATGAGTTTTGGGCCGCACGGGATCGCCTACTTGGCGTCATTGGTGAAGTTGAAGCTGACGCAGTTACGCAAAACCAAGACGGAACATACTCACTGAGATTCCCCCGTCACAAACGATTCCGTGGCTTTGAACCAGGAGAAAAATTATGAGCAAACGAATTGGACCTATCACACTGGACGGCGAAGCCGCTGATCGAATCACTGTGCTCACACTCAAAGAGCAGAGAACCTATCTCAAGAAAGAACTCAAGGAGTGGAAAAAGAATCCTCGGACCGACGCCAATCCTAGCGGCGTGTGGATGCACCCTGAAGATGTGAGCATAAACGAAATCATGGTCCATCACCTGGATGCTGTGATCAAGTATTTTGGAGAATAACAATGAAAATTGGACTCAGCTACAGTCGATGTGTGCGTGACATCGTGGACGGCACAGTTGACATTCGCGATGTGTTGGTGTTGATCACTCGCACTGACTTTGATCCACGCATTGACGAACAATGGACCAGCATCTGGCAAGGCTACGGTGGTGGCCAGAATCTAGGTGGTGGGTGGAGTACTCCTGAATGGGACGGCTACACAGACGAAGCTCGTTTTCGTGAAGTCAGCATTGAACTCTGGGAATCAGGCAAACTGCACCAGCCTCGCAAGTTTGGGTTTCATCCACCACGCCGTCGCGAAATCTGGTTGGAAACTGTGTTGCCGGATTCAGAACTAGAAACTCGTCCAGCTGTAAAAGAAGCCTGGGATCAATTTCAAATGCTGGCTGGTCTCACCAACACCAAATTGGACAAGAACTACCAATGAACGCAAATAAGTTTCGTCCTAGTTCTAGCATGAATACCAAACGCATCATGAAGATGCGTAGACTGTATGGTCACACTGACAACTACAACTGGCAGAGCCGTGTAGAATGGTATCCTGTAGGATATAGGATCAACCGGAAGATAGTCTTCCGACAGTTTGGTCGCTTGCACTATCTTGCTTGTCACAGTCCTGAGCCTATTCAAAAGAAATGGCAGAAGGCGTATGATAACTTTCACAAAAAACATTTTGGTACATTTAACGGCAGTATGCGATATCTTAATACATGGTCATGCCATGCATGGTTGTAATGAAAAAAATTTACTACACTAAAGAAGGTCGCAGGTACAGACCTGTGGCAGAATACGACAGTGATCTCATGGACAGTTTTCACAAAGGCAATCACCTTGTGATGGTGTATCCTGGTGGGATTAGTCGTAGGTTTAACATTGACCCAGCACTTGCTCCTATGATTGCCGCAGGGCGTTACGCAGAAGATGCTATTTGTCGTGCTATCAACAAAGCCGCAGAACTACGTCCTCAGAAAACCCCAATCACAGAAGCACAACAAAAATCATGGCGCAAGTTAGCCAAAGAAATGGGCGATGAACTATGCACCTTGTATGGGCTCAGTGTGCGCGACTGTGCCGAAGCTGGGGTGCAGGCCATGCAGGCCGAAGCAGATAAACTCATGACACACCCTGCTGTTCGTGACGCCTACGAACAGTTTCAGCTGGTATGCAAACTTGTAAAGGAAAAAGATAATGGCCACAATTGAAGAACAAGAAAAGCTCATTGCACATTTGAAATTCACTCCACGCACCTACAAAATCCAACTGTGGGGCTATGGTGGTGAGTATGTGATGGGCACGGTGTCACGTGAAATCTACGACTACTTTAGAGAACACAGACTCAGTGTACCCGACTATGCCTGGGGTGGAGATGAGTTTGATGATGTTCCTGAAGACATGCGACCATTTGAACCAGGATCATACTATGACTGCGACGACGTTGGACATGTTAGTGGTGTTGACCGTAACGCAGGCACCATGCAGGTTCTTGACGAAAATGGTACTGTGGTCTACGAACGAGATCTGTCTGGCCTAGATGGGTGTGATGTGCAACTCAGCACATTTGAAGAAGTCTGGATTGACAGTCAACCACCTGGCACTGTTGTGTATTTTGGCTATACATCCGACAAGGGTACTTTTTTTGAAGCCGATATTGAACTCACAGAACCTTTTGACCCCGAAAAACTGTTGTTGAACCTTTGTGATTTTGACGCAAACGAAATTGTAGTTGGCGTGGAATACGATGATCAGGAACTGGACAACTACGGTGGCGATACCAATGGCAAAGGTTCTGATCATGCGTTCTACATTGCTGGCTCCAGCAAAGGCTCAGGATACGAACGCTACCGCGACATGGACGACATCAAGTACAAATTGACTGATTGGTTCCCTTCAAAAGTCAAACCTGTGCGTGAGGGCAAATACAACGTTGAGACTCAAACTGGTCATGAATACCACGCCGGCTGGAACGGTGAATATTGGTATAATGATTGGAAACCCGAAGAACCAATCAAGGTCAAGCGTTGGCAAGGAGTTGCTTACAATCCCGATGACCACTTCTTGATAGAAGAATTAGATCAAATTGTTGCAGAATTTTCTTGACAATCATCGACTATTTCTGTAAAATGTTTATTGCATAGTGTCGGACCTGGCCAGGATATGGTGTGCGGCTGAACGGTTGTGGGGGTGAGCTCTTTGAATCGATCCTTACATGCACCGTGGCTCTTCAGCGTAAGTCCACGAGGTGTGGCACTGTCCTAGACGCAAGTCAAAACTCGGCTGGTACCCGAGTGTAAGCCCAGTAGGAACCAACAGTGAAAGGACTTTATGTCTGTTAATATTGAAACCTCTGCTAGCAATAGCACGTTGCAGTCTCTTGACCCGCTTAAAACAACGACCGACGCTATGCACCTATGCCGCATCGTGGTTGAATTAGAGAGTGCAAAACAGTGGTACTCTATCATCCGCGAAGCACAACGAGTTTTTGGCCACGGCAATTGGTCTGGCCAAAGTCGTATAAAACGCAAACTTGAAAACAACTGGGAGCGCAAGAAGATCAATGTATGGTTTGATGTTCCTGACGCTAGCTTTGCCAGTTGGATCAGTGTAAAATTAGCCGTTAGGGTAGTTGGTGCCACCAATAAATAATCTTATGTTTCTCAGCTACGTTACACTGGCAGTAGCACTGAGTTTGTCAGTCATTGCCGCCTATTACAGCATTGCAGGTCTCACTGCAATTTTTGCCGCGGCTGTAATCCCTATTATTGTGATGGGCGGCATATTGGAGGTGGGCAAGGTTGTGGTCACATTGTGGCTGCACGAATACTGGCGACAGTGCCGATTCTTGATGAAAGCTTACTTGGTGCCTGCCGTGGCTGTGCTGATGCTGATCACGTCAATGGGCATTTTTGGTTTCTTGTCGAAAGCACACAGCGACCAAAGCCTAGTGGGCGGAGACGTGCAGGCCAAGGTTGCAGTGTACGACGAAAAGATTAAGACAGCAAAGGACAATATAGATGCAAACCGCAAAGCTCTTAAACAAATGGATGAAGCTGTCGACCAGATTATGGGTCGCAGTACTACGGAAACGGGTGCCGACAAAGCAGTGGCGGTCCGCAGAACGCAAGCCAAAGAACGTGTTAGACTTCAATCCGAGATTGCAGCCGAACAGAAAACAATTAGTCAGCTTAATGAAGAGCGAGCGCCTATTGCCGCTGAGGTACGTAAAGTTGAAGCCGAAGTAGGCCCTATCAAATACATTGCCAAGTTGATCTACGGGGACAACCCAGATGCTAATCTGCTGGAAAAAGCAGTGACCTGGGTGATCATTGTGATTGTTGCTGTGTTTGATCCCTTGGCCATCATGATGCTGTTGGCAGCTACAGAAAGTTTAAAGTGGGAACGACAGCGAGTGTTTGAACGTCTTGGTCTAGCGCCTGGACAAAAATCTGAATCAGATCCTGAACCAGAAGTAGAGCCTGTTGCAGATAAACCAGTTATTCAAGACCCACATCCCACCGGCTGGATGTTCCCGTCGCCTGACAAACCAGAACCAGAAAAATCCATACTAGAGCAACATCCTTATCTTACTCAGGGATTTGCTCATTTCAAGGATCTCAAGCCCATAGTCCACAAACCTGAACCATTGATTGAGGAACCTGAGTTGTCATACAACATAGATGACGAAGAAGATTCAGACATGAAACTGGCAATGAGTCGTTGGAAACAAGAAAATCCCACTGACACGTTGAAGCATCAGCGTTCTTTGCTGGAGCGTGGGTCAATAACAGAGTTGCCATGGATCAAATATCTTGAGCAAAAACCACAGTTTGGCTTTGGTTCTCTTTTCCCTTCTAATCCAAACAAAGGCGATACTTGGATCAACACCGATTATGTGCCCAATATATTGCATAAATTCAATGGCAACCAATGGATACAGGTTGACAAAAACCAAAACGACAATTATACTTACGATATGGCCTATATTGATCACCTAATTAGCAAAATTGAAACAGGTGAATACGACCCTGAAATGTTGAGCGAAAGCGAACAAATTCAGGTAGCACAACGTCTCGAATCAAAACCCAACACATGAGCGAAAATAAATCTATTGATACCTGCAGTTTTTGCGGCAAACACAAAGACAACGTGACTAAACTAATTGTAGGCGAAAGCGTTGCAATTTGTAATGAGTGCGTGGACCTCTGTCAAAATTTACTAGTAGACCAGCCGGTAACAAATACTGAAACTCGTCCCAGCCTTGATCCTAGAGAAATTCGTCGCCATCTAGACCAGTATGTGATCGGTCAGGATGCGGCCAAGATGGTACTCAGCGTGGCCATTGCCAATCACTATAAACGCATTGGCAATCAAGACAAGAATACCGAAATTGAAAAAGCCAACATTCTTATGCTTGGACCCACAGGATCAGGCAAGACCTTGCTGGCCCGCACAGTAGCACGTTACCTGGATGTGCCTTTTGTGATTGCTGATGCTACCAGCCTGACCGAAGCAGGCTATGTGGGCGATGATGTGGAAAGTTTGATCTCAAGGCTGTATGCCGCTTCGGGATTTGACCTTGAAAAAACACAGCGTGGTATTGTGTTTGTGGACGAGATTGACAAGATCAGTCGCAAAAGCGAAAGCGCCAGTATCACTCGCGATGTGTCAGGCGAAGGTGTCCAGCAGGCCTTGCTGAAGTTGGTAGAAGGTACCAAATGTCGTATTGTTCCACAAGGCGGACGCAAACATCCCACAGGAGAAACTGTGGAAATCGACACCACCAACATCTTGTTCATTGCCGGCGGTGCCTTTGTGGGACTAGACAACATTGTAAAAAATCGCATCAAAGGCACCAGTATTGGATTTGGGGCTAAAATAACAGACGATGTCAAGGGTCAACTAGATCAAACGACCCCCGATGATCTTGTGAGATTTGGTCTTATTCCTGAATTTGTTGGGCGCTTTCCTACTTGGGTGGCTCTACAAGAACTGGATAAAGCAGATCTTGTGCGTATTCTGCAAGAAGTCAAGCACAACTACGTGAGTCAGTATCAGTGGTTGTTCAAGCAGGATGATGTTGACCTAGAGTTTACCAAGGACAGTCTGGATCTCATTGCTGAACGTACCATTAAAAACAAAACAGGTGCTCGTGGTCTGCACTCAGAACTTGAACGTGTGTTACTGCCGCACATGTACAATCTGAGCCGTTATCGTTCAGACGGCATTAAACACGTAGATATTGACAAAACTTTGGTAAATAGTCCAAAAGAACTCTGACATGGAAAAACTACACGGAAGATCAGTACTGGTACAAGACGGCAACGTAGATCGTGCCTTGCGTAAATTCAAAAAGAAAATTGCTGCTTCGGGCATGCTAAATGATCTGCGAGATCGTGAACACTATATCAAACCCACAACTCAACGCAAACTCAGAGCGTCAGCAGCCAAACAACGCTGGCGTAAGAAACTGCGTGAACAAGAACTGCCCAAAAAAATGTTCTAATGTACATTGAGTTTGATATTGTCACAAGCATGGACAGTTTCGATAGTCTCAAAGATACAGTTAACGCCTGGGCCAACCGCTACAAGATACCTTACACAACCAAAGTTGCCAAAGGCTTAAAATATCGACTTGGGTTAAATCACCCAGAGCATTTTACTCTTTTTGCTATGACCTGGGTTGCATGCGATTACGAAATAAAAAATATCGAAAAATCTTGACAAGAGTTGAGATTTCCTGTATAAATATGTTTGTAGTGCCGATGGTCGGGCTACATTTCAAAAGTCATCTTGCTTAATAAAGGAGAAAACAAATGACAAAAACTCTCACCCTTCGTTCTTTCGACATTCCCGCAATTCACAAATTTGGTATCGGTTTTGATTCAATGTTTGATGAACTAATGCGATTGAATGCGCAACAAGGCAACACCAACTACCCACCCTACGATATTGTACAAATCAATGATGACGAGTACATGATCAGCGTGGCCGTAGCCGGCTTTGGGCACGACAATCTTTCAGTGACCAAGGACAAAAAAGTCTTGATCATCGAAGGCAAACACAGCCGCGAAACTGTGGACAATGAAGACGCCACTGCAAAATATCTGCACAAAGGCATCAGTGAAAGAAGTTTTCGTAGAGAATTTCAATTAGCTGACCACGTGGAGATCAGCAATGCGCATCTTGAACTGGGCATCTTGAACATACACCTAACACGTGAAGTTCCTGAAGACGCCAAGCCAAAGACCATTGCTATCAGCTACACTGCTTGATGTCAGAGTAAATACAGTGGCAGGAAACTGCCACTGTTTAGGAACACCATGGCTCAAATCGAACACAATCTCATTTCTGCAGATGAGATTGAATTATTCAAACAATACTACAACACATTCTCTACAGAAAAGTACGTGAATGCTACTACCGATGATCATCTCATGGTGGACCAAGGACCCATAATTGATCATAGACTGTTGATTGAACCTTCAAAAAGTCAACAGTGCTGGGATATTGTACAAAGAGTCACCCATCACTTTTTGCCTGGGTGTGAAAACATATGGGCCAACTATCAGCGTCAAAGTCTGCCCCACAGCACACATGTGGACGATTACTGCAAACACTTTGATGTTCCTACCTACACTGTTATTATTGCATTGGATACGCATCCCGAATTCAATGTGATACTGTGCAAAGAAGAAGCCAACAGCAACGACCACCTGAGTCAAATGCTGTACGACTGGGCTACACCTGCGCCCAATCCTGCAACCAAGATCTGCAACATCAGCGAAACTGAAGATCTTGAACATTCAATTGACCCAGTTCATCAGCAACACTTTTTGGACTGGTTGACACCCGACGGTGTTTTCCGTTATACTGCTGGTAGTGGTGTATTCTTCTTGGCATCACAGATACATTGCTCAGGAAACTGGCACAAATACAACAAGTTTATCAACAAAGACCTTGTGCAAATTCATGCACATTACAACAAAGGAGAAAAAAATGTCGCAATCTGAAATCAGATCACGAGTCAAAACAAATACATCAATCAAAGAACCGCCGATGTACAAGGTGATCTATCTCAACGACAATCAGACCACCATGGAGTTTGTGATTGAAAGTTTAATGGAGTTTTTTGACTACACTGAAGAAACTGCGTTTACCATCACAGAAGATATTCATGAAGCAGGTTCGGCTGTGGTTGCGGTGTTGCCCTACGAAATTGCTGAACAAAAAGGTATTGAAGTTACTGTAAGTGCCCGAGCTCAAAGTTATCCATTGCAGATCAAACTTGAACCAGACACTGTTCAATAATCTATAACCACACGCAAAGGGTGGTACACATATTTTTTATAAGGTGTATCACCCCTGCCTCTACAGTTGTTTACATAGCGAATATTATTTTTATGCTGATCCACTGAGCCATGATAGTGTCCAAAGCACCAGGTATGTATTTTGTTTTCAGTGTCTGCATCTAGCACCTGATCCATGTAGCGGTTGCCCATGGTATTAAACTTGAGCTTGCCTTCTAGATCAATGTCATGCGAGATCAATGCAGCGTTAGGCACAGTGTGAGTTACTATTACAATTTTGTTTACGTCCAAATGAGTTTGTAGGCGTTTTACTGAATTGATTAGATACATAGCATCGTTGGTAGCCATTTTGCTGATAGCCTTGATGGCTTCGTTACTGAGAGAAAATTTTTCTTTGTACCATTCTGCACTAGCAAGACCGTCTACACTTAGATCAAAATCAAATCCCCACCAACCATTGGTACCAATAATGGCCACACCATCTATCACAACCACGTTGTCTTGTAGATAGACTAGATTGGGTATTTTGTTAATTTTGCCAACTAGATCAGCATAACTGTAGCCCAGGTTACCAAGATAGGCCTGATGTTCGTCGTTGCCATCAATGTAGAACACCGCTTGGTAGGTTTTACCCAGTCGTCGCAGTGTGTCAACTACCTGGGCTCGATCTTTGCTGACATCTCCTGCCACCACACAAACTGGGCTGGTAGCAATACCTTCCCAATTGTTTTCGTCCCATGTGTCAACATGTAAATCAGAAATTAAATCAAATACAAAACTCATCATACATATTTAAAAGGAATTAACATGCACATTATATTTGGCGAAGTGGCACAAAACGTACCTGACAGCTATACGGTATTGGAACTAGACACTGTGCGTAGACCACCAGAAATGTTGCCGGTGACTGCTTACTGTTTAATTGAGCGCATTCCACTAACCGAATTTCCTGTGGCAGCAAATCTCAAAGAGCTGCACGAAAATGTAATCAAACACTACAAGCAACGTCACTGGGAGTACTGCGAGCAGGCCATCGGCGAAACACTCAAGGGAAAATGGTCTGGCGAGCTTGACAGTTTTTACGACAATCTTTTAGAACGTATTAAAACATTCCGAGAAACCCCGCCAGCAGACGACTGGGACGGAACACTGACACAACCCGGTAAATAAGATTTTACCGGGAATCATTGTGAGAACAGCACGAATAATGCCAGTAGGCGCCCATCGTATTGGCAACGCCTGTTTAACACTGCAATTTGATCGTTATCTACAGCCTGTAGACCAGACCTACATTGTTTCGCCATTGAATGGACAACGATTAAATTCTGTGTTTGTCAAATACGGCATTGATACTTCAAACTTTGTGTATCTCACTGACCAAGAAGTTATTGATCAACGCCCAACTGTAAAAAACTGGAACATTAGCGGCGACTATCGCGGTGCCTGGTTGTTTCAACAGGCCTTGAAACTGGCCATGATTGACTTGTTGGATCATGACATATTGTTCTTGCACGATGCAGATACTTTTTGCACTAGCCCATATCAGTACCAAGTTGAAGGGCGATTGCAACTCTGGAACCTGCCCAACATAAAACATGCTCCTGGATACTACGAAGGGTTCCAAGCAATCACTGGTCTAGAGCGACAGACCCCTCACTGTTTTGTATGCGACATGATGCCTGTGTTCAGTCAGGACTGGGCTAATCTAAAACGCCTTATTGAACAACGTCATGGCATGAATGTACTGGATGCTATGATTGAATACACTCCGTGGGACTATGTGGCCAATGTCAAGTGGTTCAGTGAGTATGAAGTTTTGGGTAATTGGGTACTGGCACAAGGCAGTGCAGTTGATCTAGTAGAACAACGTCGGTTTGAATTTAAGAAACTAGAGCAAGTCACACACAATGATTTTCCACAAACCTTCAATGTTATCAGTGACAAAAACCCACAGATGAACATGTTGAGTTTTGATTTTGCATCGGACACTGTCAACAACTACGATGCAGTTTTTGAGAGACTCAAAGGCCTTTTGACTTCATCCACTGACTAAACTGTTCTATTTCGTTGCCAACGGCTGTTTTTATACCAACTAATCGTTGCGCTGGTTCAGGATTAGCCTGCTTCCAAAACTTTGCACCAACACAGTTGTTGTTCAAGTAATTGATTTTTTCTTCTAGATTCGTTTTCAACTCAGCAAATATTTGATCTTGCCAAGCTCTGCTGAAAAAACGTTGTTTGTTTCTTGCAGCGATGTTATTGAGTTCTTGATACAATGCTGTTTTTGCACTGGCACCCAGTTGAGATATACGTTGCATTTCTTTGATCACTGCGAGCATGCGGTCTACAGGATCAACGATACTATCGTAGCTTTCATCAATCAGCGGCGCAAAAGTTTCAAACCCATAACTGCGAAGATATTTCAAGCTGCCAGGTGTGGACATCAACAAAAATGGCTTGCCAACAGCAATAGGTCTTAGGCTTTTTTCAGTTAGATGCCATCGTGTGTCATCAAACAGTGTTTCTAGTACTACTTCTATGTTTGACGTCTGATAGTCATTGCTGTCATAGTCAGCACTGGCGCTGGCATCATGGTTGTTTGTAGGAATATAGTTTTCTAGAGCCGTAGAAACTTGAAATTGTGGGTTGACAAACTGATGTTGACTGTAGTACTGTTGGTTGTCTGTGGCTGAAAATTTTGTATTGCAGTCTTTTATCAAATCAGCCTGCACCAACAGTTCAGCAAATTTTAATCTGTATTCCCTGGTTCCTTGCCAAGCTCGGTTGTAGATCAGGAAATCTTTGTGACTGCGATTGTGCCGGAATGTTAAGTTAGGATCATGCTCGGCATATCTAAACCAATCTCTTGCAATTGCTGCATGACTCCACCAATACACGCCAACAAAATCATTGTGTTCATATTTTTGAATTTCACTACTGTTTTGCTCTGAGTGAACAATGATTGATTTGTCACACACTCCCAGAATCCCCGAGGTTACTCCGCGTAAATGTGTATGTTTGGCAATGTCCTGCATGACCGCGGGCAATCCATAACACTCAATGGTTGCTAACACTTCTTGTTGGCTGTAGAGATCGTAGTCTAACGGCTCCTGATCGTGAAATATTGCCAATGGTCGAGTCATATATTCAAACCAGTTCCATGATTGTAACATTTTTAAATCACTGAGTTTTTTCGAACCATGCGGAAAAAAGCGATAAATTATTACGTCATGGTCGCAAAGACTGTCTATGTGATTGTATAATCTATCTAAAGGAACGCTCATTATATGGAAAAAATTGGTTTTATTGGTATCGGTAAACTTGGCCTTGATTGTGCCGAAGTTATGGCAGAAAAGCACGAAGTGCGTGGTTACGATATTTACCCACGACAAAGCGACAGTGTAAAAGTCTGCGACATTGAAGAACTTGTGAACAAAAGTGACTGGATCTTTATTGCAGTGCCCACTCCGCATGCCGAAGGCTATGACGGTTCAGTGCCATCGAGTCACATGGAGCCTCGAGACTTTGGCCACGATGCTGTAATTGACGCTATTACAAAAGTCAATCAGCACGCCAAGTCCAGCAAAAAGGTTGTATTGATTAGTACAGTATTGCCCGGTACTACTCGTAGCAAATTTATTACATTGCTAGATCCTAAACACCAGTTCTTGTACAACCCGTACTTGATTGCCATGGGCTCAGTGAAGTGGGATATGGCCAATCCTGAAATGGTTATCATTGGCACAGAAGATGGTGACCTTACTGGCGTTGCTGGTGAGTTAATTGAACTGTACAAGACCATCATGAACAACGATCCACGCTACGAGATTGGTACCTGGGACGAATGCGAAGCCATCAAGATCTTCTACAACACCTACATTTCAGCTACATTGCCCTGCGTTGGTTGGCCGAACACTATGAAGTGGGCTATGACTTGTTTGACACAATTATGCATGCTCGTGAGATCCAGGCCAAAAACTTGGGTCTGTTCCTGGTTGAAGAGGCTAAGAAAACAGGCCTGCCTATTGTGATTCACGGCAAAGCCTACAAGCCCGATGTTGAATACTGTATTGGTTCATACTCTACCTTGGTTGGACACTATGTCAAAGAAGCAGGCATGCCTGTGGTGTATGTCGATCCGTTAGCAGACAACCAGGACGAAGTGGTTACAGAAGTCAACCAACCTGCTGTGTATTTGTGGGCACACAATCGCAAGATCACTTATGAGTACACCGGTGAACAAAAAGACACACAGGCCTATTGTGATATCAAACCAGGATCAGTAATTGTTGATCCGTGGCGCAAACTGGCTTCAACCAGCTCAGTCAAAGTTGTTCACTATGGCAACACCCGTAAGCATTAAGTATCACATAGACCGGTTCTGGGATGATGAGTTCAAAACACTGGACTACATCCAAGAACCGTTCAATGATCCTGACACAGTGAGCCTATGGCTCAGTCAAGGATACAACGATAAAATCTGTGGCGACTTGTGCGACATGCGACATCGTTTACCTAACTGGGCTAGCAAGTTCATCAACATCTATGCCGAGCAAGGTTGGCGAAATATTGGTCTTGCTTTTTATCGCATGCCCACAGGCACAGTGATGCCAGTACACAGTGATCTTTACAAACGCTATATTGAACTGTTTGATCTTGAAGGTCATGAACATACCATTAGACGGGCATTGCTGTTGCTGGAAGATTGGAAACCAGGCCACTATTTAGAAGTTGAAGGCAAACCATACGTAAACTGGCGTGCCGGAGACACAGTAGAATGGGTTTATAACACACCACACATGGCAGCAAACGTCGGTTTAGAAGATCGTTATACATTGCAAATTACAGGACACCTATGATATCTAGCTACGACGAGTGGAGCCCACTGAAAAAAATTGTGGTCGGTGATGCTTCCCATGCCAACTGGCCTGTGCTGGATCCTGTATTTTCTCAAGAATCACAAAAAACAACCTGGACTGAAACGCCTGTGCCCAGCGGTCCAGTGCCACAACACATCATTGACGAAACCAACGAGGATCTCAACAAACTGGCAATGACACTGTCGAGCCTAGGGGTCGAAGTTGTGCGTCCAGAACCACTGAACTTCCAAGTGCACGACGGCATGTATAACTATTGCCCTCGTGACCGGCTGTTGGTCTACGGCAACACCATTGTAGATCCTGCCATGATGTATCCCTGTAGAGACATGGAACTACAGTGCTATCACGATATTGTGGATGCTGTAGAACACTATCATTTTATGCCCAGAAATTCAGGCATGGTGCTAGATGCTGCTAATATCTGTCGTCTGGGAGACCGGATGTTGTTCTTAGAATCAGCTTCAGGCAATCGAGCAGCATACGAATGGTTGTGTGATGTATTTCCCACGGTAGAAATCGAATTGTGTAATTTTTATGCTGGCGTGCATATTGATTCAACCGTGGTTCCGCTGAGAGAAGGGTTGGTGTTATTAAATGGATCAAGAGTCAACGAATCCAACTGCCCAAACGTGTTCCGCGATTGGGAGAAGATTTTTGTGGATGAGGTTGTGCCCCAAGACTTTTATCAGTACCCGTATGCATCAAAATGGATTGCCCTTAATATGCTTGCAGTAGACCCAAACACAGTTATATGTGATAAAAGACAGACATCTCTTGCCAATACCCTGGAAAAGAAAGGTTTCACTGTGATTCCGTTGGAATTACGCCACAGTCGCACACTAGGCGGCGGATTTCATTGTGTTACGCTAGACCTAATTCGGGCATCTCAAGGTTGATAATATATGCAGATTATTGTATAATAACTGCATGAATACACATCCTCGAATTGGCTTTTGTTGCAAGTGGCTTAATGATCCGTCCGAATGCGGCGGCATGAAAGTCAATGCAAAAGATCGGGACCTTAACGGGCGTTCAACTACCATGCGCTGGCTGCGCGAGCATCGCGACGAAGCCGAACAGCGACAGTGGGATATCATGAATCACAATGCCGCTGCCGCTGTAAAAATGATCGAGCGTGTGGCTACACTACCTAAAAATCGACGCATGGTGCGTCTGGGCAGTGAAATGCTACAAGGCTACACTGAACGCGACTGGAAGGCCTGGTGGCAACAGTCCGACATTCAGCGTCATCTTGAAAAGATATTTGCACCCATTGGCGAAACTGCTCGCAGGCTGGATGTGCGTTTGGATTTTCATCCAGGACAGTTTTGTGTGCTGGCTTCGGAAAGCGACGAAATTGTGGATCGTAGCGTGGAAGAATTTGAATACCATGCAGACATGGCACGTTGGATGGGCTATGGTAGCACTTGGCATGATCATGGCTTTGGTATCAACGTGCACCTGTCAGGCAAAGGCGGCCCTGCTAAGTTTTTACAAACACTCAAGCGATTGAGTCCCGAGGCTCGAAATCTCATAACTATAGAAAACGACGAAATATCTAATGGACTTGACACTACTTTACTTGTGGCTGAGCATGTGGCTCTCGTACTGGACATACACCACCATTGGATCAACAGCGGCGAATACATCTCCCCACAAGATGATCGCGTTGCAAGGGTTATTGACTCTTGGCGTGGTATTCGTCCTGTTCTTCATTACTCAGTTAGTCGCGAAGATATTTTGGTTGACCATGATCGACGAGTTCGCCCAGACCTTGCTTCCCTTCTTGGTAGAGGTTATAAAAAGCAAAAGCTCCGTGCTCACAGTGACTTCTACTGGAACGATGCTGTGACTGATTGGGCATTGTCCTTTGCTGACAAGTTTGATATTGAGTGTGAGGCCAAAGGCAAGAATCTAGCCAGTCAACAGGTTTATGAACGATATACTGCTTAACACATTTAGCTGGATCAGAGATGACTTTAAGTCTAACAGAATTCGCTTTGCTATTGAGTTGCTTGCTTGGGCTATCAGTATTGGTTGCAGTATTACTATGGCGCTCACAGTCCCCAATCCTCCGCTTCTTGCTCTTTATCCTGTTTGGATCTTTGGCTGTGCTCTCTATGCTTGGGCTGCTTGGACTCGGAGAAGTTTTGGCATGCTGGCTAACTATCTATTGCTGACCACTATTGACACTGTGGGTTTGGTCAGGATGTTGACTTAATAAAAAAGCCCCTTCTGGGGCTTTTTTTATTTTTGTGCTGGCTTGCGGCCTTGGGGCTTTTTGGCTGCTGTGATCGCTGCCGGTTTTGTTGCTGATCCAGCTGCCGGTTTTGCCGCTGGCTTGGCTCGGGGCTTGCGAGCAGGTCGGGCAGTGGCCTCTACTCGGTCATCTGCAGGTTTGCCAACGTCAGCAGGTGCGGCCACAACAGGTGCGGCTTCTATCACTGGGGCAACCTGAGCAGGTGCTTCTACTTTGTAGGGCACAGCTTCTGGTTGTACTGCTGGCGCTTGTGCCGCAGGGCTGGGTTTTTTAAACCAATCAAAAATTGCTTTTAGCATAAAGTTCTCCTGTATACTATTTACTATCGACACAGCCAATGTATTTAAAATTAGTGAATGGTCACTAAAGTGCTGAAAATATGTTGCAATGCAGCAAAATTATCATATATAATACAACATAGGACGCTGGATAGGCCGGGTCCTATAGCAAACTCGCTTAAATTAGGAGAAACACATGTTTACAGCAGACGCAATCATCGACACCGTACAAACCGGTAAAAAGACTTTCGTGAATACTTTTGTTCAAAATGAAACAGCCAAAGACGCAATGATCAAGTTCATTGATGCTCAAGCTGACTACACCAAAAAGGCCACCAAAGTGAGCATGGACACATTTACCACATTGACCACAGAAATGGTCAAGGCCACACAAGACGCTATGAAATTTGACTACACCAAATTTGGTGAAGGCATCATGAAAGCCTACACAGCTACCACATCTAAAAAGTAATACTCAAGTACTACATTTTAGAGCCCCGCAAGGGGCTTTTCTTTTGGTTGACTCAAAATTGCCAATTTGTTATAATACTCACATAGACACAAAGGAACACAAAATGTTGGCAGAAACAACTACACAATCTGGTCATTATGATCAACGCCATGGCAGTCCATACGATCGCGGCGTAGCAGACAGCTACTACGGTCGTGACTACTGGCCTCATTACTTTGCAGGCGACACTCACAGAAGTCGTCGCATTGACATGGAGCAGATGACCCCATCAGAGCTCGCGGCCTATACAGCAGGTTATCGCGACAATGAAGCCAATGGCGACAAAAAAGATTGGGGTTAATAAACTGCAAGGATCATCGAAATGGCAAAATTTAAACATATTGTTCAAGTTCACCCTGTTGAGTTGGGACGGCCCAATTTGCACAAAGTTAGATTGGAAAAAGAGTTTGACACTGCCGTAGAAGCACAGGCATACATTGACCGTTTCAATGAAACTGCATTCAAAGTTGCCAACCAGGAAATAGTTTGTGCTGTGTACAATGGCAAAGTCAATGTCGTAACTGGAGAGTTAGAATGAAACCTATACAATTTCGATTACAAATACCCAAGGAGCGTCGACACCGTGCTCTGTTTGATCAGGACTTGCCTTTCCGCGGTCGTGTGGAACGTCCCAAGACCGAATACCGTCGTAATCCAAAACATCCTAACCGAGAAATACAATGAACAAACTACTTCGAGAATTTGAACGACAAAGCGGTCTTGATGTATACGGACTTGGTGCCAAGCGAGTCCCATGGGAAGCCGCTTTGGAAAAATATGCCGAGTTGATTGTTCGTGAATGTGCTGACCTTGTTGCAGACGATGACAATGCTTTTGATATCCTAAAACATTTCGGAGTTGAAGAATAATGTCACAAGCAACAAACCCAATTGAAACACTGCACACGGCCATGGCTCATGCTGCCTATGTGGCGTTAGCAGTTCTGGGCGGATGTGCATGGTCATAGAATGGTAGATGCTAAACTTGGAAAAGACTTCTATGAACGAACGAATTAAAGAACTTGCCAAACAGGTTTGTGAATTCAAATGAAAAAATTACTAGTTCTTTTAACCATGGTGCCGGCGTTGGCCTCAGGTCAGCCTGACGTGTGCTCAATGAGCTCGCGCACCGTAACACAAGGAGTGAGTGTGTTAAACAAGATCAAAATTTTAGACAGCTCAGTATGGACACAGGCATACGGCTGGCGAGAATGTGTGTCTACGGTACAGGCCGAACACAATGATGTGGAATTCGTAGGCACTGGTCGTTTTGCCTGGGCAGATGGCAGGCCAGCTTCGGAAGCTTGTACCATGGCCACACAGCGAGCCAAAGACGCCATACACGAACAAATTGGCAGTATCCAAGTGGCCAGTCGTAAAACCCTGAACTGCAATGACTCCCCAGAAGTGGGAACCCCAAGAATAAACACAGTGTATGCTGTGGGGTATGCTGGACAACTGCACGAATTTCCGTTGTACAATCATGGTCGACGACCATTCAGTCACCAACAGTATCCTGGTAGTACCTGTTTGGAATTCAAACACCCTTCTGGTCGCATCGGCGGGATAATTTGCCAAACCACTGACAATCGCTGGTTAGTGGTTGACATCAAACAGTCTCCTCGTGTACAATAACAGTATCTTTATAACTTTGGAGTTTTTATGAAACATATCGCAATCTTGGCTGTTGCGTTTGTGCTGTCTGCATGTGGTACTGTAGGCGGTTTGGTAGGTGGTGCCGGCGATGACTTGAAAAAAGCTGGCGATTGGGTTAAATCACGTTAAGGACAAATCTATGAAACATTTTATTACACTTATTGCTGTGGCTGCTCTCTCTGCTTGCAGTTCCGCTCCCAAAGAAACGTATGAACGCAGGGCCTACGAAGAAACGCAGAAGCGTGAGCAATATGCTGAACGAGCTATCGACAAGGCACCTAAGTGGATGACTGAATTGCCCAAATCCAACGCCGCTGTTTATGCCAACGGTAGTGCGGTCAGTGCAGATTTGTCCATGGCTGACGAAAAGGCTAAAACAGTAGCTTTTGGTAAAATTTGCATGGCCGCTGGTGGAGAAGTAGACAAAAACTCCAAGCTATTCCGTGCTGACGTAGGCGAACAAAGTGTGGAAAATAGCTCGGTTGCAATTCGATCAATGTGTCGTACCGTGGACATAACAGGTGCTGAAATTGTAGAAGTAAAACGATTGGCCGAAGGCGCTAGATTCCGTAGTTATGTGTTGGTTGCTTTGCCCACAGGCACTGCCAATCAAATACAACAACGCCGTGATCAAATTCGTGCACAAAATCAAGTACAGCGACAGTCAGATGCGGCTTTCAAAGAACTTGACACACAAGGCAAACGCACTGAATAAACTGCCCATAAATAGAAGCAGCCTCCGGGCTGCTTTTTTCTTTTATAAAACATGGCTCAAGACACCAACGTACCAGAAACCAACCACAGTGAAGCACTGCATGACAACGGCATGTATGTGTTCATGGACGAAGTCACACAAGACAGTATCGCGCCCATAGTAGAATGGATTTTGTACGAAAACTTTGTGACCAAGAAAAAGAAAAAAGAACTACTGTTGATGATCTGTAGCGAAGGTGGAGACATGAGTGCCGCATTTGCCTTGATTGATGTGATGCGCAGTTCCAACATAGCTATCAAAACAGTGGGTCTGGGACAGATTGCATCAGCAGGATTGCTGATCTTTTTGGCAGGAAGTGCAGGGCGCAGAACACTTACTCCCAACACGTCAATCATGAGTCATCAGTATGCCTGGGGCAGTGATGGTAAACATCATGAACTGTTGGCCACAATGAAAGAGTTTGGACTCACACAAACACGCATGGTCAATCACTATGTGAGTTGTACCGGACTGAGTGAAGACGAAATCAAACAGTACCTATTGCCCCCACATGATGTTTACTTGAGTGCCGAAGAAGCACTCAAACTAGGTATCTGTGACCACATCAGCCAGTTGTCTCGCTAGGCTCAGCCAGTCCAAACAGCGTATAGGCCACCCGAACCATAACCACCGCCGTAGACTCGGCTTAGATTTGTGTTTATGTATGATTCAAGTTCTTGCTTGGAGGTGTTTGGTTTGACATCAAAGGCAAAATAATGTCCATCATAGCCTTGTCCTATATATTCTCCGCCCAGCTTGCCCATGATGGTATCAATGTTCTGATCCGCTCGTTTAGAACTTCTTGGGTTGTTAATTCTTGGATCAGTATCTAGTTCATCGTCATCTATGCTGAAATATCCTTTCATTTGCACGCCAGGGATCTGACTCAGGCTCAGCCAGTTTTTACGACCGCCGGGCGTTTGACTGGTGCCCGCCAGTAAGGGACGTTTCATTATGGTCAGTACTATGCCATACAATGCTTTGGCAATACCGCCACCGCGATAGTCTTCATCCACAGTGATTGTTCCTACTTGCACAGCACCAGGCATGGGGAAACTGCGACCCACGCTATCAACTGTAAGTTGTCCAATCAGGTTACCAGGAGCTCGATCAAACTCTGCCTTGCGTCGAACATCTCGTTGTTGCAGGTATTCAATTCTGCTTTGCCATTCACGTCTAGTATAATATGACGGACGAGGACCTATAGGTGCTGGTTGAAATTCACCTTTGTTGACAGGATCCCACATTTTGATTATGAAATCACCACTGTCTTTGGTCACGCTATACAATAGTCCACTGCCACCAGGAAGTTCACGCACTGACTTTTCTCTGCCATAGGAGTTGAGATATCCTTTACCACCACTGAACCCAGCAGCACCCAGGCGTACTATCTCATCTAGTTCTTGTGCTTCAGTTGCAAATTCTTGTGCTCTCATCGTTTTTTCCTCCCCAAAGTCTCAACGTCAGTCTTGGGTTCCACTGATCGTTGTGCTGCTTTGGCGCCAGGACCACGCAGTCGTGGTTTTTTCAACTGTTGATCTAAATCATCTGTACTTACACCACCGGCTTCGTCCCAACTAGCTCTGCGATATTCAGTGAGCTTTTCCAACAAAGATTCTTTTTCAATATAGTTGCGGATGTACAGTGCATCAGGGTTTTTCTTAGTGGGCTTGTTTTCAATTTTCATGCGCACGGTAAGCAGTTTGTTTTTGGGATTGCCACGTTCGTGAATTGAAACCTCAGGCCATTTTTTGTCGTCTACATAACTGGCTGCTAGATTAACAGTTTGCAATTTTTGCACCAGATTGTTGAACCTTAGAATTTTGAATCCACCTTTGTTGAAGTCTACCAGTTCGACTCGAGGATCGCCCAAGGTAGCAAAGTGTGTGATACCCTGTGCAATGTTGTTGATCACAGCAGCTTCTTGGTCAGCATCAGCACCTTGCAGTTGATCGTCAATTTGTTTGGCTGCATATTGGTACACATTTTTGAAAGCTTGTCGTGGATCTTTTTTGACCTTGGTTCCAAAATTCTTCAAGGCCGGATCAACATCAATACCAAAGTAGTTCCACAAGGTCTGTTGTGTTTCTTCGCTGTCTCCACCTACCTGACCAAACTGTCCAATACCCCCAACTTTCAAACTGGTGTTGAGTCGTAGTTTGCGCGGCTGCCCATTTTCATCTGTGACGTAGACCCAGACATCAGTCTTTTGTGTTTTTTCACCAGTGACTCCGTCGGCCATGATCACAATCTGATCTGCTTTGCCGTTGATATAAAAGTAACGACTGTAGCGTTCGGCATCGGCACTGTTGACGTAGCCTGCGGCACTGGAAAACTCGTTGGCCAACAGTCCGCGTTTGGCGGGATCCATCAAATCTGCATAAGGTCCTGACTTCAGTCTCAACACAAAGGTCACTGAGTCAGCATGTTTATTATCAAAATCTTGTACTTCGACTTCGTATTGATCTTCGCCGGTTTGTTTGAGATTGTCAAGCACTGTGTTAATATCTTGCGGTGTTACTGTGCCAATTTCTTCATTGGGTTCACGTTTGGTGAACTTGGCAAACATGGCAGCTCCTAAAATACCTTCAGAAGTTTCTCCACGGTTAGCAATCTTACCTTCGGCGTCGTCGGACTGAGCACCTGCACCACTGTAGGCATTGAACATGGGACCAATAGCACTGGCACTGCCGGTTACCAACAGCATTTGACCAGCGTTGTTGGAAAACACATAACCATCAGGACCTGAACCCACAGTGACCGTGGGCAAACCAAGAATTTCTTCGTTGCTCATGCTGTTGACATCTTGCATGGTTAAGGGAGGAGTAGGGTCAAATTCCTGCTGTTGCATCATGGCCAGCATTTTTTGCCCAGCCGCGCCACCACTGAGCGAGAACTGGGTGCCAGGACCATATTTGGCCTTGGAAATTGTTACCTCATTGAGTACTGAGTCGAGTATATTGAGCAGGTCTCTCATTGTGTTTTCCGGAAGAATATGTTATACTTATCCTAACGCATTACTTAACATAGGAGAATTTATGCCCAGTTTGATCCCCATGGTTGTTGAACAAACCTCAAAAGGCGAGCGTAGCTACGACATCTACAGTCGCTTGCTACGAGACCGCGTGGTGATGTTGGACACAGATGTAAACGAGCATACTGCCAGTTTGATTGTGGCCCAGTTGCTGTTTTTAGAAGCCGAAGACCCTGACAAAGACATCAGTTTTTACATCAACTCGCCCGGTGGGTCAGTGTCAGCCGGCCTGGCCATCTACGATACCATGCAGTTTATTCGTCCTGATGTGCATACCATTGTGATTGGTCAAGCTTGCTCTATGGGTTCATTTTTAGCACAAGCAGGTGCCGCGGGCAAACGATTTGTACTGCCTGAAAGCCGCACTATGATTCATCGTGTTAGTTCTGGTACCCCGGGCACTCGTGGTTCAGTGCATGTGCAAGAACTGCAATTTGAAGACTCAAAACGTGCGTTTGAAGAAAGTCAGCGGGTAAATCGTCGACTCACTGAGTTGTATGTCAAACACAACACCGCAGGCAAGACCTACGACGAGTTTTACCAGCTCATGAAGTTCGATACTTTCCTGTCAGCACAAGAAGCAGTAAATATGGGTCTTGCTGATAAGATTGTAGAAAACCGAACCTGATGAATTTAAAGTCCAACTTCTGTTCTAGCCCTTGGCTGCATATGAGAATCAACAATGCTGGCCACTATGAGTACTGTCGTTGGGCTACCAAAGATCAAAGAAATTCTGCTGGCAGTATACGCACTGCAACACCGGCAGAGTTCTTTCAGCATCAAATGTCTGCGGTCAGGCAACAGTTTCTCAATGGTGAATTGCCAGTGGGCTGTGCTGACTGCACACAGATGGAGCAACACAACAAAGTCAGCGGCCGACAAAAACAGTTGCTGAAAATAGGTGTTCGTATCGAACAGTTTGAAAAAACACTGGTATCTAGCCCTTGGTCCAAGGAATTTGCCAAAGGTGCTACAACCACACAAATGCCCCAGGACTGGCAAATAGACCTTGGCAATTATTGCAACGGCGCCTGTGTGTTTTGTAGCCCTCATTCGAGTTCTCGTCTGGCTGCTGAATTTAAAAAGATTGGAATAGTCAGCGATAATGTACCTGCCAATTGGACCGACGATCCTGTATTGGTGCAACGACTAGTTGACGCCCTTGTTTCTAGTCCGCACATACAGTATCTACATTTCATTGGCGGCGAAACACTGATCACTCCTGCGTTTAAGATTATTCTTGAAGCGTTGATTCACGCCGGCTTGCATCGCACCGCCACTGTTGGATTTACAACCAACCTTGGTGTCTGGCGCGACGATGTTGTTGATTTGCTGAAACAGTTCCAGGGCGTAAATCTTGGAATGAGCGTAGAAAGTTTCAAACACGTTAATGATTACGTTCGTTACCCTGTGAGCTTGTCTACAGTGTTTGAGACCATGAATCGTTGGCTTGCTGTGGCTAAAGAACATGAATGGCTTACCCAATTTAGAATTACCCCCACTGCACTCACAGTTGGACACATGTTGGAAATTTATGAATATGCCTGGAATCACAACATCACTGTGGAAAGTTGTAATTTTTTAAATCAGCCAGAATGTTTGAGACCTGCGGTGTTGCCAATTGAATATAGACAGCATATTATTGATGAGCTACAGCACTGGGTTGACCAACATACTGTTGATTCTGAAACCATAATAAACATACGAAACCCTAACGTTGCCCAGCAACAGGTCGTACAAGATTTACAGAGTTATGTAAACTACTTGAAAAACAAACCAGACGAAAGTCATCGCTTGCCAGACTTGGTGCAGTTTTTAAAACAGCTCGAAGGCAATCGCAAAAACAGCATCTTAGACTATCTACCAGAGTATGAACAACTTTTTCGATCTGCTGGGTACTGACTACCACTTGGATATAGAATGCAACGGAGTCTTGAGTCGTGCAGGGCTACATGATGTCTTGCAGTTTTCCAGCACAGACACAGTGTTTATTGATGGCATGGAAATTTTGCCAAAATATTGGCATCTATGCAAAAACTACAAATTGATCATCGATGAACCTTTTTATTGCTGGTATCATCGAATTTCTGGCCAAGGCTGGTTATTACGTCCAAGTTGACCAGATTTTAGTCAATACCAAGACTTGTACTTGTGGTAAGTCTTGGCTCGGTATTCGCCGTACTCAATAAAAAAATCCACAATTGTTTGCAGTGCTTTTTTCATATTGACCACCCGCGTTGGTTGTGATCGTACTGGCGTGCCCAGTGCTCTAACTCGGCCGTGCTTTGAACATTTTTGCTGTTCAGGTAGCGGTCCAAACGTGATTGATAATCTTGCTTGGGGAACATTTCAGCCAGGCGTTCCAGTAGTCGTGCTATGGTTGCGGTCATGTTTGTTTTCCTTCTCAGTATTTACCACTAGTGGTTTCTACTAATATATTCCTATATCCTGTGGTTGACCAATAATTCGCCTTTTGCTATAATTAGAATACATTAAAAACAAGGAGTAATGCATGGAATTTCATGTCGAAGGCAGTACCAAAACCAAACGTTTTGTTGAGAGTCTGCTTCCTTCTATGTTGGAACAGTTAAAACTGACCAAAAGCAAGAAGCTCCTGCATGTTATAATAGATCCCGACCTTGAAGATCTAGGCACCACTGTGCCACTTAAAGGTATGGACACCTACTTGGTTGTGCTCCGACCTGTCAAGGACATAGCCGTGTTGGGTGCTACCCTTGCGCATGAGCTTACTCATGTAGCACAGTTTGCCAAGGGCACCCTGCAGTTGACACCACGTGGCAAGCTGTGGAAAGGCAAATACTACGGACGCAAGGTACCGTATCTGGACCAACCCTGGGAGATCCAG